TAAAAATGTAAAAAAAAAAGGAGAACTTGATCAAGAAAATGGTGAAGAAAATAATGAGGAAAATATCCAAAATAATGAAGAAAATGAATCATATGTAGAAAGAGAAAATAGTAGTCTGGAAGGTAGTAATGCAGAAGGAGAAGGAAGCTTAACTAAAAATAATTGAATAAAGTATTAAAAATATTATTATATAATATATGTTATTTAAAATAATTGATGTGCGTATTTTTCTAATTACTTTAGCATTAGGTTTATTTTATATTTATATTACTGATGAATACAAAAAAATAATTATTATTTATCCAACACCAGATAATGTTAAAACAACTCAATACAAGGATAAAACAGATAATTGTTTTACATACGATTTAAATGAAGTAAAATGTCCAAAAGACGATGATAAGTATTTTGATGTAAAAATGCAAAAATAATAATCATGTTAAATCAATACAAATAAAATAAAAAAATAATGTAATATATATGTCAAAATTAAAAAAAATTTTAAATAGTAAATCAAGCAGTATTATTTTATCAATAATATTAGGATTAGGTTTAGCAAGTATTTTTAAAATGAGTTGTGATAGTAGAAGTTGTTTAGTATATGAAGCAGCGGATTTAAGTGATAAAAATGTTATTAAATATGATAATAAATGTTATGAAGCAAAAGAAAAAATGGAATCGTGTGACAACAATAAAAGAATTATAGATGTTTAATTTTTATTAATTTGTGTTAATTTTTGTTAATTTTGTTAATTTTGTTAATTTTGTTAATTTTGTTAATTTTTGTTAATTTTTTTTAAATTGGTTTAAATTGACATAAGTCATTTCTTTATTATTTTTAATGGAAGACCCAAGAATGAATCAAGCAATGGAACAAGCAACTAACATAATGGATTTACCTATTGACAATAATATACCAGACAATTACGATTTACCCGAAAAAAATATAAACTATACTCATAGAGGAACAGATGATTCTATAAAAATACCTATAGAAACATCTAGAGAAAAACAAGTTAGATTTGCACCTAATACAAAAGATATTATATCAAAACAACAAACAGAAGGGTTAAAGGATATTCATAAAATTATTATATTATCAACTATATTTTTTTTGTTATTTAGTGATACAAAAGTTAAATCTTATTTAATTAATATTTTAGTAGTTATTTTTGGTGATTTTTTAAGAACAAGTGGAGGTAGTACTACTAAGGTTGGTTTAGTATTTTATTCTGTATTATATGGTATTACATTATTTATCGTAACCAGTTTAATTGATATTTCGGCATTACAATTTGCTTTTTAATTTTTCTCCCAATTGTTCGTATAGTAATCATAACTATAATGAATATTTTTTGAAGATATATCTAAATATAATAATTTATTATTGTGACGACCACCATTTAATATGTCTACAATTAAATTTTCATATTTCACTTTTGGAAATTTCTTAAATAATTCATATTTTTTATCATATTCATATTCTTTTATTAAATCAGTTAATCGAATTGGATCTTTTAGCATGTGAACCCTAAGTATACAATATAAATGTAATAAACTATTTATGTTTAATACATTTCACTATAATGATTTTTATAATTACGTCTACGAGTAGTGTTTCTTTTTCTTAATGTGTTTCTTCTCTTTCTGTAATTTTTATATTTTCGGTATGTTTTCATTATATATTCTAATATTATTTGAAAAAATACAAAAAAAATAATTATTCATTTTTATTATTTAATTTTAAGAAATTATTTTTAAATTTAAAGTAATTGTCTTGTTACTGAAGTTGTAATATTTGTAAGATTTTTAATTTCTGTAAAATTTGTATTGATACATTGATTTTCATTTTCTAGAAAACTTAATTTGTAAATATTAAAGTTAGAATATACATATTCTGTTAAATTCATTTGTTTAATAATTTCAAAATAATCCAAGGATTTTTTAACAATTTCTTGTGACATTAAAGTTTCTGTTAAATTATGATATTGATTTAACATAATTGTTTGATTATTAGTATCCATTAAAATGTCATATAACATAATAATCCAATATGCGTATAGAAATCCTAATACAGTTTTAAGAACAAATTCTACCCAAAACATACATTTAGTCGTAGTATAATAATTATTTCTTTCTTCGTTATAGATATTAATAAGATTGTTAAGAGTTTCATTCTCTTTGCGTAAAGTTTTATTTTTTTGGCAAATGACATGTTTATCATTTACTGCATTGTTTTTATCATTTACCGCATTTCTAAGACTTTGTCTAAGATTTCTTACAATAACTGTATCATCAGTCTCTTCATATTTTCTTTTTAAATTTTTATTCTCTTTTTTAAGAAATTCGATTTTATCAGATAAACATTTATTAGTTTTTTCTAAAGTTTTAATATCATTTCGAGCGTCAAAATCATTTAAATATTCATCTAAATATTTATTAATATTTCTTTTAATTAAACGAGAATTTCTCTCATTAATGATATTATTATTTACAAATTCGTCAATGACAGAGTCGATTTTAGCGAAAATAGACATACTTTATTGTTTGAGATGCTTAAATTAGTAATAATATTATTGTCTTCAATTTTTTTTTAGTTTTTTAGTTTTCTCTCTTTTTGGGTCAAATCGAAAGAATAAATCACTGTATTTACCGGTCTTTTTATATATCTTATATTTCTTGTTTTTTTCTTGTTTTATATCTTCAAATGTAAGTTGAGTTCCTATACAAGGCATATTAAATCTCCTTAATACACCATCATTTTGATTACTTTCTCCTTTGTTTTCAATTGTATGTAATAAATAACAATAAGATAATAATTGACTTTTTGATATTCCTTCTATATTATTAAAAAAAGACATAGCATAATATACACTTAACATTGTATCAATCGAAGCAATATTATAACCATCTACAACATTATATGATTGACAAGAATCTGTTTTAATTAAATAAATACAAGGAATATTTTCTAAATATACCTCATCAAATGTTATGAATTTATTTTCATATTTTTTTGTGTTTATTGTCAAATTTTTAGAATGTATTATTTTTTTAATTTTTGATATTATTTTCATAGGTTCTTCTGTTAAAATAAATACTTTACTTTGTTGTTCTATCTGATACTTTTTTGGAAACAAATGTTGATAGTAATACATCGCATAATTTCCCAAAAAAACATTATCTTTTAATTTATTCATTATTTTTTTAAAAAAATCATTAAAAATTTCCTTGTCTTTTATCTCAACTTCATTATCTAAAATAATATGTCTTAGAATAAGAGGATGTGATTGATTTAATAATTGTAATCTTTTATATACCTTTTCCCATCGTGAGATATCACCTAATGGTCTAGATAATTCTAAATACATACTCATTCGTAGATAATTATATGGAGCATAATATATACCTTTATTATATACTGAATTACTTAGAAGATTCTTATATAATTCATAATCTATTTGTGTAATATCTACAATAGGTATAAAATTAACAAAAATTTTGAATGTTCCTTCATTTATCGCACTTTTTACTTCAATTTCATCATAAGTATTCGATAATATTTTAGATAATTCTACTGCATCTCTCTTTGCATTTGGAGAGAAGAAATCATAATCCGGAACATCAATATATTCATAAAATTGTTTTTCAGTAGGTAATAAAATATTAATTGCCATACCTCCGTATCCTATTAATTTTTTTGACAACATGAAACGTTCAATATTATGAAATAATTCTGGTTTGGTATATTTTTTCAATTTATTTTTCTTTTGATATTTTTCATTTATTTTAATTGCATTTAACAGCATATTTAATATATGAGAATACATTAAATAAATTGAAATAATATTGTATTTATGTAGGAATACTTGATTTTAATACCATAGAAAATGAATTATTATTACCCTTATCTTTAAACAAGTTAGATTCAACTTGTTGTAAATATTCATCATTTAATTGATAATTCATAGCTATAAATTGTATTCCAGACATTTTTGCAATAGTCACAGCATCATAATTTTCAACATTTCCACTTATTTCTGGATAGAGTAAATTAATATTTCTAAAATTAGCACTAATTTCTGGATCACTAGACATATAACTTACAATGTCTCTTTCTCTATAAATTTTATTAGTTGTATTCCCTAATTCTAATGCTACTATATTTTTTAATTTTGAATTATTATAATTTACACATATTGGTGTTTTTTCTATAATAATTATAACTTTACTCATAATTTCATTTAATTTTATATTATCAAATTCTGCATTAGTAGTGTATATATAAGAATTAAACGTATTATATAAGGTTTCATACATTTTATCCATAACATTCTTTTTATTTGTGTATAATCTAAAAATAAGAAATAAAGGATCTTGTTTATTATTACAATTTGGACTTAATAAAAAATGTTCTTTTATTGTTTTCATTGTATCACTAAATAATAGTGAATTATACAGTTCTTTATATTTAAAATTAGTTATTTCTGTATTAGGTAATGAACTTGCAGATATAATTGGAGTATCAAACTTAGAGTATATTTGAAAATCTAAAGCTCTTACACCAAAATCAGCACATTTTAATAATGCACAATTATCAACGTAATCATTTTTAAGATTACCTGTACAACAACAATTATATGCGGTTTTAATATAAAAATCTTTTATAGGAGATTCCAACGAACTACTATACTCTGAATAATTTGTTAAAGGAGCTATAGTATAAAATGGACCGCTTTTGCTTATTGTTTCACAATTCCTTTCTTTTTTTTTAAGAGTTGTATATATATATGCAAAAATAAAAAAAATCAATAATAAAACTAATCCAATATATAATACGGTTTTATCTAATTTATTAAGAATAAATTTAAGATCATCACTCATTTGTTTATTAAAATCCATTATTGAATTATAATAAATATATATAATAAATAAATTATATAAGTTACTTATAAATATGACAGGAGGATTATTAAATATACTTTCTTTTGGAAATCAAAATATAATTTTAAATGGAAATCCAAGCACAACGATGTTTAAATCTGTATTCTTAAAATATACAAATTTTGGTATTCAAAAATTTAGATTGGATTATGAAGGACAAAAAAATTTAAATCTAGATAGTGATTTAGAATTAGCGTTTAAAATTAAAAGACATTCTGATTTATTATTAGATTCTTATTTGGTATTTAATTTACCCGATATATATAGTCCTATTTTACCTCCAAAAAATTATCTGGATTGTTGGAAACCATACCATTTTAGATGGATTCGTCATATTGGAGCTAATATTATAAAAAAAGCTTCTATTATAATTAACGGACAAACAATTCAAAGTTTTTCTGGTGATTATCTTAAAACACTCGTAGCAAGAGATTTCCCTAGTTCGAAAAGAGAGAAATTCTATAAAATGATTGGACACGAAGAAGATCTTTATTCTCCTGAATCTGCATATAATAGAGGTGTTAAAAATAGATATCCAAATGTATTTTATCAACCTAATGTTACACCAGAACCATCAATACGAGGTAGAACAATTTATGTACCTTTACATTTTTGGTTTTCATTCTCTTCTAAAAATGCGCTTCCACTTGTTGCACTTAATAATAGCGAAGTCAGTATAAGTTTAACATTAAGATCTATTAAAGAGTTATATACAATTAACGATGTTACATTATCAAAAAGTCAAGGGTTTACAACTGATAATCCTATTCGTCCAGATTATATTAATGATTTACATTTACCATATCGTTTTTTAACACCACCATCAGATTATTTATTATCAAGCACTATATATAACAAAAATAATAATTGGGATACAGATATACATTTGATATGTAGTTATGGTTTTTTAACAATGGAAGAAGCAAGAGTCTTTGCATTAAATGAACAAAAATATTTAATAAAAGATGTCGTTGAAACAGATCATTATAATTTAGTTGGCAATAATACAATACGTGTAGATTCTAATGGGCTAGTTAGTAATTGGTCTTGGTTTTTTAGAAGACATGATTATATTGAGAGAAATGAATTTTCAAATTATTCTAATTTAAAATATGAAAATTCATTACAAAGTGATTTAATATCTGCTCCATCCACAAGTGGATATACACTTAATGAAGTTATAATAGGTCCTGGTGTTGATTTTATAGGTAATAATGAAACATATCAAACTGTTACTTCTCAACATTATATTACTCCCGCATTAAATGACAATAATATAAAAAATATAATGACTCGATGTTCTATATTATTTGATGGACAAAATAGAGAAAGTGATTTTGATTCAGGTATTTATCATTATATAGAAAAGTATCGTTATTGTGAAGGTGGTGTTGATTATGATGGTATATATAGTTATAGCTATAGTTTGAATACAAGCCCATTTGATTTACAGCCAAGCGGTGCAATTAATTTAAGTAAATTTAAGAGAATTGAAATATTAATGTCTACTATTTTACCTTCAATTGATATGAACAATGCATTATTTAATGTCGTTTGCGACGTAGAAGGAAATCCAATTGGTACAGTTGAAAATAAAAATAATTCTATATTTGATCATACATTTGATTTACATTTAATGGAAGAAAGATATAATATATTAAGAATTATAGGAGGACATGCTGGATTAGTATTTGCAAAATAATTAGATAATTATATAATTTTAGAACAAAAATCTGTTGGTATATCTCTAGATGAAAACATATCTGCTCTATATGTTCCGGCTCTTGTATACATATCAAAACTTTCATTATTATAATTTATGTGTTTATATAACAAATAAAAAATAATAAAAATTAACAAAATTAACAAAATTAACAAAAAAAATGAAAATGAAAAATCTTTTTTTTTGAATATATATATCATTTATAAACTATATATATATATTAATGACTACTTCAACTATAGATATTGATATAAGTAAAATAAATCAATCAGGATTAACTAGTTCAGATTTAATACATCCTGCATTAATTAATAAAAATGGAAAAACTTATACATCTGCTATAAGTACGGATGATACTGGTATATTAACAAATGATTTAATTATAGACATTGGACAATATATCGAAATAAACTTACAAAAAAATACTAATTTTACATATCGATCAAATCATATTTCTTTCACGAAAACTAATGGTGATATTACTATAAAATTTAAAAAACCAAATAACCAACCATCCTATAATAATAGTTTGACTAAAACTTTTACAATTCCTAATACAAACAATTTAAAATTTTCTTATCCGAATTCAAGTATAATTACCTCAACATCATCTTATGATGAATTAAAAGTAAGTGAAGGTTCTATTACAATTACATATCCGGCACAATCAACTAATTCATATGTATCCTCGGAAATTATACCGCCTAATACAAAAAAAAATAATACTACAACACATGCAGATGAACAATCAATAAAGTTTTTAAATTTATTTTTTGATTTTTTATTTAATGGTATAATTTTATTTGTAGTATGGATAACTATATTACAATTATTTTTAAAATGGTTTGATATTGATCCAAATATAATGTATCCAAATGGTATATGTTTTAATAAAGGAAATGAAACCTATAATGCATTAAAAATATATGGAAAAGATTTCGATAAATCAAATGGTGATGTAAAATGTAAACTTTATACACATACATGTAATAATTTAACCGATAGTTTAAATAAATTTAATAATAAAATTACCGATCCTACTATTTATTTACCAAATATTGATAATATGTCTATAACAAATGATAAAATGATAACTATAACACAACCACAACTTATGAAATATACATTATTTAAATTAATGTATGCAAACTTCATTTATTTTGTTTTTTTTGCATTAACACAAATACATTCTTTTGGATTTTATTTAAAAAAATCTTTTTCATCTAAAGAAGGTTATTTTGGTATAATTTTAAATTTTATCGTTATGATATTAATTACTTTTTTTACCTTTAATATGACTAAAATGTTAAATATGAAAAAAGGATCAATTAATACAAAAAATAATACAATGAATATTATATTAAACAAACTCAATAACTTATTTAGGTTGTTTCTTATTGTATTTATAATACCGTTATATACATTATTTCATTCAATTGGAGCATTTTCAGTAGTTTATACTTTAATAGAAAATATGGCATATAGTGGAACTACAAATTATGTTTGGTTTTTTAATTTTATAGCATTAATATTATTATTGATATTATTTGGATTTTCATTATATTCTATCATTAAAAATAAAAATTATAAACAATTATTTAATATAGGAAACACGAATAATGATGGTGTTATCTCTATTTTAACATTCATATTATCAATTCCTATTATAGTTCTTTCATTATACTTTTCATCTACAACTATATATAATTTAATTATTCCTTTTATTAAGAATTTCGAAAAGAATATAAGTGAAGTAAAACCATATTTTAATACATTAGTTTTAAGTTTAATCTTAGCATTTAATTTGTATATTTATACATTCGATAAAATTATGTTTTATATTTCGTTAGCTATTAGTGTTGCACTCGGAATTCTTATTGGGTTTTACACAACATAAAAATGTAAGTAGTGTAAAAGGTAATTCGAAATAAAATTATATTAATATAAACATATAAATACATAATAAAATACATAATAAATGAAAAAAAATAAATCAAATCGCATAAATACACCTAAAAAATCTTTACCTCGTGTAAGTATATGTACCCCTACATTTAATCGTCGTCCATTTTTTAAAGGAATTATTCAAAATGTAATGAATCAAAAATATCCAAAAGAATTAATTGAGTGGGTTATTGTAGATGATGGTACAGATAAAATAGGAGACCTAGTAAAAGATATTCCATTTGTAAAATATTTTCCAATTGAAGAGAGAATACCTCTAGGTAAAAAAAGAAATTATATGCATGAACATTGCTCATTTCAAAATGACGATGATATTATTGTTTATATGGACGATGATGATTTTTATCCTCCTGAACGTGTTTCACATGCAGTAGAAAAATTAACAAATTCTTCAGCGTTATGTGCCGGATCTAGTGAAATGTATATATGGTTTAATACTTTAAATAAAATGTATCGATTTGGTCCATATGGACAAAAACATGCTACCGCTGGAACATTTGCGTTTAAAAGAGTTTTATTAAAAACGTCTCATTATGAAGACAATGCTTTATTAGCAGAAGAAAAATATTTTTTAAAAGATTATACAGTTCCGTTTGTTCAGTTAGATACATTAAAAACGATATTAGTTTTCTCTCATGAACAAAATACATTTGACAAGAGAAGATTGGTTGATACATCCAATAAATTTTGCAATGAATCTTCACTAAAAGTTCATAATTTCATAAAAGATGAAGAACTACGTAATTTTTATATGAATGATATTGAAAAATTACTAAAAGATTATGAACCAGGTGATATTAAAAATAAACCAGATGTTATTAATGAGATTAAACGAAGAGATGAAGAGAGAGACGCAAGATTTAAAATGCAACAACCACAACAAGCTATGATTAATTTAGAGGATGGAACATCACATGTATTATCACAAAATGAATTAATAGATGCGTTAAAATTTAAAACGAATGAAGTTAAAGATTTAAAAAAACAAATTGAAGATAAAAATAAAATGATTAATCTTTTAATTGGAAAAATAAAGATGCTCGATTCATCTCATTCGTAGTTAATATTTCATGTAAATCGGTATTATTTGTATTATTTGTATTATTTTGTAATTGAAGTAATTGAATTTTATGAAGCTTTATAAATAAATCTTTTTTACTACAATTTATTTTACTACATAATCCATTTATAAAAATATTATTGTTGTATTCATTACTATATTTTGTTAAAATTTTTGTAAATCTAAAATCACTTATATTTTTTGGTAATATATTTGAGGTTTGATACAAATAATAATTATGAAGAATTTTAATATAATAAGACATTTCATTGAATACCCATAATTGTTTTTTAAAACTTATACGGTCAAAATAATCCCCTACACAAAAATTTGTTAAAAAATGAGAATAAAAGTCGATATCATTTATTTTAAGATTATCAATAATATTTTCATGAAATAATAATGCTTGTGTCGCTTTTTCATTTTCTATCATAAAATCGTCATCAAATTCTTTTAACATAATTTGTCGAATATTTTGTTGAATATTTTTTTCATAACGATTATATGATAACTCAATAGGTCGATTTAAATGTATTACATTACATATTTTTAATAATTCTTTTATTTTTTTATCATGTATATTTGTTCCCGATAAAATAATAGAAAATCCACGATTTATTTTTTTCTTTTCTTCAAGTTTAAATTGTTTTAATAAACTAGTTAATACCTTTTTTTCATGATTATTTAAAAAATCAATATCATCTATTATACATATTTTTTTATTTTTTTTATTTTGAAACATTTCGATTACACTTGGTTGAGTATGTATATATATATCTTCGAAACCATTGATATCATGAATTGATAAAAAATGTGTATCATTTAATTGTTTTAATAAATTTGTTTTTCCTACTCCTGATTTACCATGAATATAAATTGGTTTTGATAATTTTAAAAATTGGATTAATTGTTCCATTTATTTATTATAAATAATGTAATACTTTTATTTTATTAATTTACATTATTTAACTAATATATTTTATTTATCTTTACATATATCTGAATTATTTGTAATTCCATCCCAACTTATTTCACAATCAGTTGCCCATCTTTTCTTTTGACATAATCCACTTGTTGAATCTGTACCAGATGCAATAAAAGGAGCCATATTTACGTTTGTTAATCTAGAACAATTATTAGTCATACTTGAACTATTATAAATATTATCATTTATATTACAATTTAAACCATCAAATATATAATAATCCGGGCATGTTGGAGGTGTTGTCACGAATGTTTTTGTACTATAAGCTTGTGACATTAATACCCCTAATATTGCAAGAAATATAATCAAATGAACTATAGCAACTATAATTGTTGTTTTATAAAATCCCATTTATAATTAAAAAATAAAATATTATATAGTTCAATGAATAACCAATCAAACACCCAAACAAATGGACGTTTAGATTTATTAAATTACAAAGGTGGTACTCCATTATTTTTACAAGATATGGTTCCTAATCGTGATAAGTCTAATTATTACAATACTATTAAATATACTTTACAAAATACTCAACTTTCAAATTTATTTTTTTCAGTTAAAAATATGACTATTATAGAAAATGCTATTAAGAAAGGTGTATATGAAATGTCTGATGGCATTTATGTAATTGATAAACAAGACCCAGATAATTTAAATATAATTATGAGAGCAATGTATTTACAATATGCTGTTCATCAGCCAACAGAAATTACTAAACAAATCGAGGTTTTAAATAAAAAAGTTATTGATTATTCTGTTCCTATTATATTTAGTGAATTAAAAGCTTATGATTTTTATAAACGTGATGTTTCAAATTTACCTGTTCCAATAGACCGACCAAATTACTATCATAAAGATAATACTCTAGAACTAAAGAATTTCTTTTAATTTAACATTTTTTCTAAATCAATTAATTCATTTAACCAAATGGTTTTCACATTTGTTTTCTCTAAATTTTCTCTTTCTTTCATTTTAGATTCATACTTTTCTTTTAAATCTTTTACATTTTCTACCGAAACACTATCCATCGTCATTTTAATAAGATAATTATATGAATCTTCTAATAACATATATTTCTTTAAAGACAACATTTCACTAATTTGTTTAGAAGTTTTCTTTCTTAAATCAATTGTTTCATCTAATAATTCTTGAATATATGTATATTTATTCTTTAAAATATTAATTTCTTCTTGTAACTCTTTTAGTTGTGATTCTTTACGTGTAATATAATAATTAACCCTTACTGTAATGAAATTTAGAATAATATCCTCTGCGTTATCATAATGTGTTAATTTATTTTCTTCATCGAAAAGATTCATATTTGATGTAGATAAAGATGATGTTAATTTAAATGTCTTCATAATTTCAGTTTCATCTGTAATTTCTTTGACTAAAATAATACTATAATTTACATCAATATCTGTCGTATAATCATTATAATCTTTTACAATTCCATTTACAATTAATGTATCTAGATGGGCCTTATAATCATCTGTCCAAGTTCCAATAGGTAATTCTTTAATTGTTAATGTTTTTCCTTTTACTGTATAAATTCCTTTTGTAATATATTTTGTATCTCCTTCTTTTGTAATACTTCCTTTGAAACCTTTATAATAAGGAATAAACTCTTTTGTATTTGGATTATTTGATAATGCATTTTTAATATATTCAATTACATCTTTTGGATTATAACAAGGAATATCAGTGCTAAATCCCGTGCCAATTCCATTTGCTCCATTTACTAAAATCATTGGAATAATTGGAATATAAAACTGAGGTTCTACTAAATAACCATCGTCATCTAAATATTTCAGAATTTTATCATCTTCTTTGATAAAGATTTTTCTAGTAGCTGGATTTAATAATGTATAGATATATCTCTCAGAAGCGCTATCTTTTCCACCTTTTGCTCTTGAGCCAAATTGACCCTCTGGCATTAAAAGATTAATGTTATTTGATCCCACAAAATCTTGTGCCATATTTACGATTGCTCCATTCAAACTTGCTTCACCATGATGATATCCAGATTTCTCTGAAACATAGCCACTAAATTGTGCTACCTTAATTTTACTAGTCAAGTTCTTTTTAAAAGCACTGTATAAAATCTTTCTCTGAGATGTTTTTAAACCATCAATCATATTTGGAATAGACCGTTCACAGTCATATTTAGAGAAATGAATCATCTCTTTGTGAATGAAATCACTATATGAAATTTTCGATAAAGTTGTATCTAATTTGATTTTTTCATCATAATTTGTTAATAACTCTTTTCTAAATTCTGTTTTCTTTTTATTAAACATCATATCAATTTGATCTTCATCATTTTTACTGAGTGAATCAAATTCGATAATTCTTTTATTTTTGAAATATTCCTTAAATTCTTTACCAGTACTAGTTCCTAAACCCTTATAATATTGAATCTCCCAACCATTTGAAGATGTATTTGTTTTCCATTCATTATATTCTTGTTCGTTGTAAAATGATAATTCCTTTTTATTTTTAAATGCCTTAATAATAGGAGTATTCATAAATCCAAGAAATCCTTGAATTTCTAAAAGAGAACTCCATCCAGTTTGAAATAAATTAATACATAATCCTTTGATATGACTTCCATCTAAATCTTGATCTGTCATAAACAGAATTTTACCATATCTTAAACTGTCTGTGTTTGTATAGGTTTTACCAGCTTCTAACCCAAGAATTTTCTTAATTTCCATTACTTCATTATTCTCATTAATTTTCTTTAATGATTCCCCTCTAACATTTAATAATTTACCTTTCATAGGATATACTCCAAATGTATTACGATCAGTTGATGATAAACCAGAGATAATACCCGCTTTTGCTGAATCTCCTTCACATAAAATTAAAGTACATAAATTAGAATCTTTTGTTCCAGCAAAGTTAGCATCTACTAATTTAGGAATTCCATGAATTGATTTTGTTTTATTACCATCTGTTTTTTTTAGTTGTTGTTTCTCTTTTAACTGACTCATATCACAAGAAGCTTCCATGATTCCCATGTTTGCTAATTTTTCAATGAATTTATCTCCAACAACACATGATGATCCAAACTTGGAAGGAATTGTTGTTAAATAATCTTTTGTTTGACTATCAAAGGATGGATTTTCAATAGTAGAATTCAGAAAGATACATAATTGTTCTTTAATAATAGATGATTTTACATCAACTTTTTTCTTTTTTAAAATATGCGCATTCATTTTCTTAATAATTTGTTGAACAATATATTCTACATGTCTTCCACCTTTTCCAGTGAAAATACCATTTACAAAAGATACTTGTTTGAATTCATCACTTAAACAAACAAAATAAGACCAATTATCATGACTCTCACTCACAGTTGTTTTCTCTGTATATAATGAAACATAATGACTAAAATCTTTTACACTACATAATTCATTATTATATTTTACTTTAACATCTCTTGTTGTTACTCCAGCAATATCATACACTCTTCTCTGGAATAACTGAATCATTGATTGTGTAAGCCCTTCATTTAATCCAAGTCTCTTATAATCAGGAATAAAACTAACAGTTGTATATGGTTTCTTTTTACAATTTGTAATTTCTGGTGGATGAATCACATCCAAATTATTTTCAAATGTTTGTAAATATTTTAAACCACGTTTAGCATCTACTGTTTCGATTTGACCCCATATAGACCAAATTAATACTAATTTAAACCCAAAACCATTTTTACCACCTGTAATTTTTTGTTCTTCTTTATTGTAATTAGTAGATGTTCGCAAATGTCCAAAAATCATTTCTGGAATCCAAATTTTATATTCTGGATGAATTTCTACATCAATTCCTTCTCCATTATTTGTCATTGTAATTTTATTATTTTCAATTTCAATATTAATCATATTAACTACATCTGTATCTGGATCAGTTTTCTTTTTAATATGGGTTCTTACTACATGGTCACGACAATTTACAATACCTTCATCAAATAATTTATATAATGCTGGATTATAAAGAATATCTTCACTTACAATTTTATTATCTTTTAAAATATACATAGGTCCGTTTGTACATTCAACTGAACCAATATATGTATCAGGATTATCTAGAATATGTTCCTTATCGGATTTCTTTTGATACTGCTTTGAAAGATTCGACATTTATCAGAATATTTTACATAAATATATTGAGTTATTTTCAAATCAATTTTATCTATGATATTTAAATGACTAGTAAAGGATATTGTTCTAATCAACCATGTAATTCTTCTATTTATTATCCTCCCGCGAATAATATCTCTAAAAAAATGTTACAAGCAATGGCAATACGTTTAAATGGACGCAAAGCAATTGCATATGATAATAGTTTATCTTATTTATATACGAATACAATTTTGTCTGGTGATTATGATAAAAATAAAAGTTTATTATTGTATATTAGATATAAGGCTTATAAAAGATATTATAATTCTTGTATAAAATGTGGTGAACATAACGATAAATCATTACAATTACATACAATGTTACAAGATATAATAGCAAGTTTAACCACCAAGGAATATAATCATGTGTTTGATATCGTAGAAGTTGTAGACGTTTCAAATGAGACTGTTGTAGAATTTGTAATGGAATTTTATGTAATAGTCAGAGAAACATATAGTTATGATTATTTTATGATAAAAAATATTTCACCTAATTATTTATTTATTCCAAATAAATCTTATAGTTTTGATTTATCTCATCCTTCAAATTTAAATGTGACATTTTGTCTATCTGAGAAAAAAAACGGTATACAAGTAAATGGAATTACATATATTGGTACACCCGGAACAGATGGAGCAAAAATGAATTTTACAGTCCCAAATAATTTGACTTCAAGTATATTGTATATTTTTAATTCTAATATTAAATATGATAATGGTAAAGTTATTATAGATAATGCATATGGTAGATGGGGATATAATTTAGAATATCTTAATGTATTATTAACTGGAAATATTTATACAGGTAATTCTCTGATAAATTATCAAATGGTATGTATAAATAAAAATAGTAATTTAGCTGTTTATGAATTTAATGGACCTAAATTCTATATTAATGATAATATAAATATTAGAGTTATTACTTCTCTCGATACAAACAGATATGCAGTTAGTTATGGAACTTATTATTTATATGTCCCAAAAATATATACAGCAACTTTATTAAATTATGGTTTAGAGAAATCAATAAGTTTTGTAGGAGATATTAGTACAAGATCAACAGAATTTGTCAAAGGTTTAAATTTATCAACAAATCCAATAGATACAGAATATAATTTTTATTATGATAAAGTTACACTTACTGTATATAAACCATTTACTCCACTAACATTTTATTCAAAAAAATATGGTTATATGAATTCAATAGGATTATTATATTTTAATGATTATTGTGATGATTTTTCAAATTCATCTGATTCTCCTTATTATATAGATTACGCGGTTGACTATACTTATTATGGTATACAAACACAAACTTCTCTTAATATCATTACGAATGGACTAAATCAATATATTACATTTAATAACATAGAATTACCAAATGTAAAATATGGAATGTATATAGGCGAATACTATATATTCAATATTCCATCATCATCACCTATAACATTTTTAAATAGAGGAAAAGAAAATTTAGTAAAAATACAACCAGTAAATGGTCAATTTATATTAGGTTTAGGACCAGATGGAAATACATATAAATTTTATTATGGAACATTATTGGTAACTATATATGGTAATTTTGGTTATATGTCATTATATAGTATTTTCTCTGGATATATGGGTGGGTATAAACTTATAAAATATGATTCTAAATTTAATAATAATACATATTATCCTGATCCGCGTTCTATACCAAGTATTACTGAAGTTCCTGGAAATACAACTTTTACAGATATATACGTAAACCCAATTTATTTCAATTTGAATATTACTTCTTATAATAATACTATACCTGTAGCTAATTTATATAATAATTTTACAGTTATATATAATGAAGTAGATATTATTAATGATAAAATTATCATAAATAACCATACTCCGTATAATAGCCAAATTAAATATAATATTAGAAATGGAATATATATAATACGTTCAGTTGGAAATTATATTGCAATATTAAATAATGCTAAAACTTCACTTGTAAAATATTACGGTGGTTTATCAACACGTAATATAGGTCCGGATGGAAATTTATATGATTATTATAAAGATTTAATTATTATTTATGTTTTTAATAATTTTGGATTCGTTACTTTAGACATTTTAAATAAAGCAACTGGTAATTTTCTTTTATCATATAGTTCTTCATAAAATTTATTTTCTCTGTTTAAAATATAATGAAAACATTTGGTTCAAGAGCAGAGGTATTTCATGGTACAGCTAAAAAAACAACTGGTGGTTTAACTAAGACTGATTTAATGAAAAACAAACACGGTGAGATTGTATCAAAGAAAAAACATTTCACTGCTAAAAAAGAGAAACGTTTAGAGAAGGCTGGATTTTTTACTCAAAAAGGTAAATTTGGATTTGTTCGTAAAAGTTCAAAGAAAACCGCCAAAAGAAGGGGTAAAAAATAAGAAGTATTTAAAATTATAAAACATTATTTTCTCTAAAAACAAGAAATTCTTGATTTTTATTATTAGGATATTTTAATAAAATATTATCCAAGTCTATATAAAAATGGTTTATTAAACGAAACATTGTATATACATTTCCTAGTATAATATTATCTATTCCAATTTTCTCTGAATTATAATAAAACACATTTTTATTATATATCTTATCATAATTTTTTTCTATAAAATTATATGCATTTAATTGATTAATATTATTGGGTGTATTTTTAAAAACATCAAATATATCAAATCTTATATTTAATATAGGTGTTTGTGGTGGAATATCATTTGATATTTTACTAATTGCAGAATTCATACCATACCACATATTTTTCCATCCAACTATTGGCATTTTAGTATTACATACAGTACCAATAATATTTCCAATTAAATTTATATTTTTATCAGATTCTATAATAATATTTTTTATACTTGATCTACATTCTCTGAAATAATTATAAATCATGTTTTCAGTAACGGGTGTATTATCTGGATGAAATTTTCTCCAACTTATATTGTTTTGAACAATATCCCATGTATGGATATAAATAAATATATTATATTGTGTCATTAATTTTCTTATGAACAAATATAGGTTATCATTTTTAAATGATTGTCTTATATGTCCTCTTATCATTATTACTAAATGTCTATCTTTTTTATATTGAAAAGTTTCTAATGAATTTCCCATTTATATAATAAAATTAAAACATTTTCTTTGTTTTTTACATTTTACATTTATTTTCTTTACATTTTGTACAATTATCAAAATTATTATAAAATTAGTTTAATATTAATTAAAAAATATATATTTTATTATTAAATATGAATCGTGAACAAAAAGAATTATTAAGAAGAATGGAAAAAGAAAATAATACTATAGATAATACTGATAAAATTAGAAAACTTAAACATAGTGATAAAATAAGACTAGATGTTTATACTATGCAAACAATGAAAAAAAGTGTTAAATCAGAAGAGGAAAAACATATGGTTGAATGGTATAAAAAGAATTGCTCGTTTCTTTATGAAAATTATAAGGGAATATTTGATCGTTTATTATCTAATGAAATTGATATTCCTTTACTGTTTACATTTTTAGATTGTTTAAAACGGGTTGAGGATGGAGAATTACACCAACAAGAAGCTTCATTTGAAATAGGTAAAATTTTAAAACAACTTTATATAGATCCTAAGCTTGAAGAAGAAAAAAAAGAATATAATAAGGGTAAATCAATCTCTTGGTCTGATTTTAAAAAAAATAATAAATAAAAAATTAATAAATAAAAAATTGATTTCTAAATACAATTTAAGAATATGTTAAGAAAATATTTAATAGATGAAACTTGTTATCGTCGAATCTCCTTCCAAATGCAATACTATTCAAAAATATTTAGGTGAAGAATATAAGGTGATTGCATCATGCGGTCATTTTAGAAGTTTAAATAAATTAGAACAGATCAACTTTGAAACATTTAATGTTAAATATGAAACAGATAAACCTAAGATTATTAAACTATTAAAAGAAGAAGTACAAAAAGCGTCTGAGGTTATTATTGCAACCGATGATGATAGAGAAGGCGAGGCGATCGGCTGGCATATATGTCATGTATGCAAACTTTCTCTAGATACAACTAAAAGAATTGTATTTCATGAAATTACAGAGAACGGAATAAAAAATGCTATACAAAATCCAACAATATTAAACATGAACCGTGTTTATAGTCAAAATACTAGACAAATATTAGATTTATATATTGGATTTAAAATTTCACCTATTTTATGGAAATACGTGAAACATAAATTAAGTGCTGGAAGATGTCAAACACCAGCATTACATTTAATCTATGAACAAGAGATGAAAATTAATTCTCAGTCATATGATGATACACATATAATTGTAAAAGGGTATTTTACTAAAAATAATATTGAATTTAATCTAGATAAATCTCTTCATAAATCAGAAATTAAAGACTTTATGCTTTCTCTCAATAATCATTCATTTGAATTACAAAAACCAATTATAAAGGAACAAATTATACAACCACCTAAAATTTTCACAACAAGTTCATTACAACAATTTGCAAATAATACGTTACATATGTCTCCACAACAAACAATGCGTTCTGCTCAAATATTATATGAAAAAGGATTAATCACGTATATGAGAACAGATACACCAGTTTATAGTAAAGATTTTATTGAAAAAATTAAACTTCATTTGAAAGATGATTTCGCTATACCTATTATGAATAAAGATAACGGAAATAATGCACATGAAGGTATTCGTGTTACAAATTTAACTATTACTGACGTTACATTAAATGATTCATATACAGAGAAATTATATAAATATATTTACAAACATACACTTCAAACTTGTATGAAATCTGCTACTATATATAACAAAATCTATTCTACAGAATGTCCAAATAAATTATTATTTCAATATGTAGATTCTTCTTTAAAAATACCTGGATGGAAAAAATTAGATAATTATGAGAAAGAAAAGAATTCATATTCGAATTATTTAGATTATCTTCAGTACTTATCTCTTATCAAAGTAATAGGAAATGAGAAATGTATTAATCCTTCATTTCACTGGACGGAGTCACAACTCGTACATCAATTAGAAAAAAGAGAGATAGGTCGACCATCAACTTATACAAGTATATTGGATTCTATATTAACAAAAAAATATGTTTCTCTAGGTAAAATTATTGGACAAGAAATTAAATTAACAAATTATGAATATAACAATGAAATAAATGAAATTATTGAAAAAGAAGAAAAAAAAATTATCGAAGAAAGTCATAAATTATCACTTACACAATTGGGTAAAGATGTCAACGATTTCTGTTATAAACATTTTACAGAAATATTTAATTATGATTATACAACTCTAATGGAAGAACAATTAGACTTAATTGAAAAAGGAGAGAAAGACTGGAAATTAATATTAAAAGAATTTATTAATAATGTAAACGAACATTTAATTATAACTGATGAAACTCCAAAACAATATAATTCTCTCAATGCAGGTGTTTATAAAAAGAAACCTATTGTAATCAAAGATGGACCTCATGGATATTATATTGATTATAATAAAGAATGTTATTCTCTCGAATATTTTGAATTATTGAACAAAGTTCCTTTATGGATAGAAGAAGGAGAATTGAATGATAATGAGTTAGAAAAATTAATAGATTATATTGAAAATAAAACAAATCCAAATATTATTGTGGAAATTAATGAAAATTGGAGTCTAAGAAATGGTAAATATGGTAAGTATTTATATTATAAAACATCTAAAATAAAATCACCTAAATTTTATAAAATAACAATTGACTCGATTGAAAAACATGAATTAGAATCTTATATTATAAAAAAATATAAGAATATATAAAATGTCAAATGGAAAAGATAAAACGGAAACCAACCCACCACCCGCATTACACAGCACACAAAATGGAAAAGATAAAACGGGAAACAAACCATCTGCGTCTGAAAGTATTCAATCCGAAAAAACAACTGAAAAACCAGATAAACTAATGGATTTAATAATAAAAAATATAAAAGATAAAGATTTACAAGTAATTAATCCAACATTTATTTCTATTATATTAGTTGGTTTAATTATAAAATTAACATTTGGTGTTAATGTATCTTCTGCTGATGGTTCGACTGGACCAGCAAGTTCTCTAATTTGGGGATATATGATTATTATATTTGGTATAATAGGTATTATTTATTCTAATCTCAATCCAGCTTTAAATGATTATGATGCTATAAAAAATCTACCTTATCCTATTATTATTACAATTGTATTAATGTTTTGGTTAATTTCAATGAATATTGGTTATTTCAAAGAAATAAATTCTATAAGTGTTCCAGAACAATATTATACATGGTCAAATTATTCTACTTTATTATTATTATTTTTATTATGTGTTTCTATTTTTCAATATATGCTAGATAAAATAAAAAAAAAAAATCAAATATATAAAGAATATGCTAATAATTTAACTATATATTCTTGGATATTAGTTACTTTAAATTTAGCAGTAATTATAATACAACAAGTTATATTAAATAGTTTTACTGTTGATGGATAATTTAATAGTTAATCCAATATGTGTATCTGTTTCCCATATTCCAGAAATTCTTACAAAAACTCTTATCTTATTATTTTTTACATCATTCACATACATTACATTATTATGTAAAATTGTATTATACAATGATAACACAACTGATTTATTCAAATGCACATTTAATCTCTTTATAAGTTCTTCTTCGAATGTTCTTAATTTTAATAGAAATGCGTCTGGATAACTCAGAGATAATTTACAACGTTCATTTTCAATTGAAATGATTGAATAATTTACATCAAAATATAATAAAAGAGAATTTAATGTAAAAATATTAGTGTTGTATATTAATTTGTAAAATTGCGTGTAATTTGAAAATTTATTTGGAATCGGTTTATGAAATATAATCTTATCTGTTTTAATTTCATCTAAAGAATAATAAATATTCATAATATAAATATATTAATAATCTTGATTATTTATTTAAATAACATTTCATTAATACATTAAATAAAGAAGATGGATAAGTCAATCATTCTTTATGGTCCCGAAAATTCTGGTAAATATACAAAAGCAATTGAAATTGTTAAACCATTAAGCAAAACCGAATTAAAATACAAAAGAAAAATGGAAATAGAAGTAAATAATGAAACATATTATTTTAATATATCTGATGTACATTTTGAGATTGATTTTGAATTATTAGGAACAAATGGTAATTCTATATGGTTAGAATTTTATAACAATGTAAAATATATTGTAGATACACAAAAAAATATTGGTATAATATTATGTCGTAATTTTCATTTTATTGACAGTGAATTATTAATTATTTTTTATACATTTATGATAAAACAAAATATTAAATTTATATTCTGTACTAGAAATATATCTTATTTACCTAAAGAAATAAAGGAATTATGTCAAATTATACATTGTAAAAAAATATCTACGGAAAAGTATGATCTAGAATATAAAAAATTTTGTGATAACATTATTCATTATATAAAAAATAATGATGATGACTTATTTAAACTTAGAGAATATTTATATCAACTATCTACCTATAATTTTGATATACATAAATGTCTACAATATATTCACTTTGAATTATTAAAAACTGGTAATTTGAATGATATTATAAATGAATTAATAGAAATATTGCATAAATATAATTCAAATTATCGTTCGATATTTCATTTAGAACATTTTGTCTTATTTTTAAAAAAGAATTATAATTATTAAACCATTAAATATATTTTTCGTTCTCTCATTTTTAAATTTTTTAATAATGAGAAAAGTCATATCTACTTTTACAAGTAATTATTTTAATGGTTCTATAATTATCATTTCCTTCTTCTACCGCATCCACCTTTATGTGTTTTTGAATTTGGTTTTGATTTTTGTTTTGTTTTTCTTGATTTATTTTTTATAGATTTATGTTTTAATAAACGTTTTCTTGTGATTATTAAAGAATTAATTGGCCACATTATATATATTATTAAATAATAAATATAATTCTTTTAATGAATATAAAAATGAATAGAGATATTGCATTAAAAATATTAAACATTTCTATTGAATATAATACTCTAAATCAAAAAACATTAAAAAAATATTATCGTATTGCTTGTTTAAAAACTCATCCAGATAAAAACAAAAAAAATGAAAGCAATGATTTTTTAAGTGTAAAAGAGGCTTATGATTTTTTAAAAAATGATTTAATTCAATCAATTAATGAAAATAATGAAAAAAATGAAAATAATGAAAAAAATGAAAAAGAAGTTAACAATGATACAAACGAAACAAATATATATGAAACTATAGAAAAATATATTAATATAATCAAACCATTTTATTATTATTATTTTATGAATTCAGTAGAATTAAACCCATCTTTAATAAATTTATTTAAAAAAGATATGTACTATTTCAAAGAGTTTAATTTATATATTCCACTTTGGCATAGAGAAATTTTAATATATGATAAAATAAATATTATTATTAATCCATCATTACCATTTAATGTGACTATTGATGATGATAATAATATCTATATAAAGATTGATAAAGAAACAGAGAATTATTCAATTGGGTCATTAAGTTTTTATATTCCACTCAATGAAAATAAAAAGTATTTTAAAGGTATTCCAGTAATAAATGAAAAAAATATTTATGATATTACAATATTATCTAATTTAATTTTTATAAGATGTTAATTATATTTTTATTTCTTACCTTTTACTGCTTTTTTTACTGGTGCTGGCTTTTGTTTTGGTGCTTCATCATCATCTGGTTCTGGATCATTATGTGGTTGCTCTTCTTTTTCAGTTTCAGCTTGATCACTTGTTTGTTGTGGTGGAGCAGTTACTTGTTCATCTTCACCATCACTATCGTATAATGTTTGTTTCATCTTAGGTTTTGCTGACTCTTCAGCTTGTTCTCCATCTTGACCGATCGATGAATCAATCATCTTAACATAACATTTATTATCTTCAAGCTTCTCTGGTTTCTTAACAGATGCTTGGTAAAGCTTCCATGTAACACCAAACTTACCATCTGCTACATATACACCACCGCATTGAATTACACAACATACTTCACAACCTTTTGGAATATATTCCTCTGGAGTAGCAAATTCGTCGTCATTTGGAAATACTAAATCATTATTCTTTGTAGCATCAAAGACCTTAAATGTATATTTACCTTCCCACATTGGAAGTTTAACCTTAATAGTTGGTGCACGAGATGTATCGGCTTCACCCTTTCTCTCTCCATCTTTAAACAGCGGATATTTGAGAATAGAACGATAACTATCGCGAATTGCTTCCTCAGAACGTTTCTTACCAAACCATTCTACTGAATTTTTAAAAGCATCATTAAGAATCTTCTCATCTAAATCCTTCATTAATTTTAGAAATGCTCGTGTGTCAGTTGTAGCAAACTCATCACGAGGAAGTTGAAGACTCATATCATACTTTGGAATACCACCACTTTCCTTCTTAGAATTACCATCTTTATCTTTTGGGTCAAAGTAAGTAGCACCATAAGATAATAACATCGGAGTATTAATGTATAACGATTTTTTAACCTTAGAATTTAACATACCAATACTCTTACCACCTACAGTTGTGGTTTTTGGATTAGTGTATACAATGTTAGAAATGTCGAAGTTGTTTGCGGAGACAATCATGGAGGTCATTTGACTTGCTTTTATACATACTAATATGAGGGTTTTCTTTATATCAATTTTTTTTTTAATTGCCTCAGAAATATATGATAAGAGAATATAAAAACGGTTAAAAATAAATAACATTTTAATATATAATGAAAACCTATCCAAAAAGCTGTAATGAATATATATTTTTGAAGCAAAACAATTATACATTAAAAGAACTCAAAGAAATATGTAATTCTTTTCAAATAAAACCTAAAAATAAAAAAAAACAAGAATTAACAGATGAATGTTATTTACATTTAAGAAATTCGTATTATATTAAAAAAATACAATCTCAATGGCGTAAATGGGTTATTAATTCATTTAAAAAAAGTCAAGGTCCGGCTATATTTAATAGAAAATTATGTAATAATGTAGATGATTTTCTTACAACAGAAAATATGAATGAAATCGATTATTATTTTTTTATTAGTTTCAAAGATAAAGATGGATTTATTTACGGATTTAATATTATCTCTCTTTACAATCTTATTATAAAAGATAACTTTACAAATCCATATACTCGTAATCCATTTACAGAAGATTTTATAAATACAATTAAAAAAAGAACAATATATAACAAAATATTAGGTAAAACAAATCATTCTATTAATGAACAAGTACAATTTCAAACCATTGATCAAAAAATAGTTAGTTTATTTCAGAAAATGGATAATTTGGGTAATTATACTCAAAGTGAATGGTTAACTAAATTATCTACTTTTAAAATGAAACGTTTTATTATTGAATTATATGATATCTGGAATTATCGTGCTCAATTAACTCATGAAGTAAAAACATTAATTTGCCCACCTAATGGTAATCCTTTTTTAAATATTCCTTTACAAACTATTGAATTAAATAATAATTTAAATATCGCACATTTAAAACATTATGCTTATATTATTATACATCTTTTAATTCATAGTGCTACATTAAGAGAGAATCAATCCCTTGGAGCTATTTATGTTCTCTCTGCATTAACTATTGTAAATCCAGAAACTGCTGAAGCTTTACCTTGGTTATATGAATCTGTAATTTAATGCATTTTGATTATTTAATTTATTATGTTATAAAATAAATTAAATAACTTATTGCTATTTAACATTTAAAAATTAATTTTTTCGATGACGACGGGATTTTCTAGTTTTGCGAGTCTTACGAGTATTTCTTGTTTTTCTTCCTTTTTTCGATTTACTCGAACGACGTCTTCTTCCACCTCGTTGTCCTACTTGTGAGGATGTACCAATTGCATCACCGATTCTTGTTAAAAGTGATTGTGTTCCGGATTCTTCTACTAGTGGATTTACTGGTGGATTTACTGGTGGATTTGTTGATGGATTTGTTGATGGATTTGTTGATGGATTTGTTGATGGATTTGTTGATGGATTTGTTGATGGATTTGTTGATGGATTTGTTGATGGATTTGTTGATGGATCTGCTGGTGGATTTACTGGTGTTTGTTCTCCCTCTGGAGTTCCTCCCCAATATACTTTTCTATGTCTACTAGTTCTTCTTTTTCCCATTCTTATATATTTAGAGAATAAATTATTTATTGTGAAATAAAAATCTAATATTAATAATATTTTTTTATATTCGTTCAAAATATTTATTTTTTTCTAGAAAATCAACCGTCTAAAGGTTTGATTTTAATACTTATTTTAAATATATTATATTATGCCTAAAATGAATATAAAAAGGAACTTCTATAATATGGTATAATAGCAAGATGTCCACCACCGCTTCTAAATCCGCTTCTAAATCCACTAAACAAACTAAGCCTACCAAGGTAGTTGAGCCAGCTGTTTCTGTTGCGCCAGCTGTTACTGCTGAGAAATCAACAAAGAAGACAAAGAAGACTGAGGCCACTTCCGCGCCAGTTGTAGCTCCAGTTGCAACTGAGACTCAATCTCCACAAACAGAGAACGAGGTTGTCTCTCAATCTACCGAGACTAATCTTACTGAGCTTTTTGCTAAATACAACAAGGCTCTTCAAGAATTAACTTCTCAGCTTGCCACTCTTAAGGGTGAGTTCCGCGGTATTGAGAAGAGCGTTTCTCACAAGATGCGTGCATTTGACAAGATGAATGCTCGTAAGAACAAGAACCGTGGAAACCGTGCTCCAAGTGGTTTTGTAAAGCCAACAATGATTAGTGATGAGCTTGCTGATTTCCTTAAGGTTCAACATGGAACCCTTATGGCTCGCACTGATGTAACTCGTAAGATTAATGAGTACATTTGCGAGAAGAGTCTCAAGGACAGTGTAAATGGTCGCCACATTCACCCAGATGCTCTTCTTTCTAAGCTTCTTAAGTATGATGAGTCAAAGAATGCCGGACAACAACTTTCTTACTTCAATCTCCAGAAGTACCTTGCTCCACACTTCATTAAAGAGCAAAAGTAAAGATTTAATATAATTTTTAATATTTAATATGAAATAATATATTTAATATTTTAATAATTTTATTATGAATTATTAAAATACTTAAAAAATAAATTAACTAAACAATTCTATTTCGAATGCAGACATATACATATTATTTATTGGTATTGTATTTATTTTTTCTAAAAAAGAAATAAATTGTTTATTATCATATATTAATTTAATATAATGAAAAAATAAAAATATACTTTTGTTATCCTTTGTAAAATTTAACATTGTTTCATTGTTATCTATAAACCAGTTCATTGTTTGTTCGTAATTATACATTAATATTCCAGTCAATACATAATAACATAAACCATTTGTACTCTCTTTGTATCGTTCTAATGCATTACCTTCAATTAAATCTTGATAGGTTAAATTCATTGTTTTGAGAAAATGATTTAATTGTAAAAGAGAGAAACATCTCTCTACATTTATATTCATTTGAAATGATATTTGGAATTCTTTAAAAGATATATTTTTTTTACTATGATATGCTACAATTGCAGAATTTACTGTTCTTGACCAATATTCACAGAAAGATTCGAATAATAAATAATCACTTTTTACTTTAAATAATGGTTCAAACATTTCAACATAATTTATACCTTCAATATTACTAAAATCCAAACAAAATAAATGAAAACATTCATGAATAAACACTTTATATAATTCTTCTTTCCTATATATCACAATTGTTTTATGATTAATTGTAAATCCGGAATTAATATGTGATGGTTCGACTTCTATTTTTGGTTCTATCTTTGGAAAATCTGTTAAAAATAATTTAAATGTAAACTCTGTTTCTTTATGGGTTGAATGTATTGTACAGATGTATAATATTAATTTTAAATAATAGGTTATTTTTTCTATATTTATTCTATATTTAGAACAAATAATTATTGTAAATGTTTTATTTTCTATTTTTATTGTTATCTTGTTATATTCATATTTCTGTTTTAATATATAAGATGATATAGTTGTTGGTATAAATTCAGATAAATCAAGTGATACTTCTTCTGTTTTCGTTATATCAGTTAATATTTTCGAACTTGTAGCACGATCTAATAAAGTATATATCAATTTCATAAAATAATAATTTTTGAATTTATTTGTTAATTCTTTTTTACATTCATTATTTTGAAATATTTTATCTATATTTTCATTACTTATTTTTGTAAGTTCCATTATAAAAATAAGTAATATAAGTTATTTTATTTTTTCACCATATTTTATATTTTATTTTTTTTGTGTTTTGTTTTGTGTTTTGTTTTGTGTTTTGTTTTGTATTTTGTTTTTGTGTTTATTATTCATTATTATTCGCAATTTTCTTCATTTTTATTTGACCCGGAGTTTTAAGTTTTGGTTTTGCTGAAATAGGTTGTGGTATCTCGTTATCATTATCATCATATCTCTCTTCTGCTTCTTTGGGCTCTTTTGGTTCTTTTGATTTACTTGGTTTTTTACTTTTACTTTCTGACATTCTTTCTGGTATTCTTTCTGATATGCTTTCTGGTACAGTAGACAATTTCTTTAATAACCCAGATGATTTACGTGGCATTTCCTCTTCATCATTATCTTCAAATAATGAATTTGGAATTCCGCTTATTCTACCCATTGATCTACTTAATGCAGATTTTGGTTTAACTGGTGGTTTACTTTGTTCTTCTTTTTCAACTTGAACTGATGAAGGAGGTGGTAATGGTATTTCTGGTTCTCCTACTACAGATACTGTCATTGGTTTATTATTTTTCTGTTTTTCTGTATTTTCTGCTTGTTCCGCTTTTTCTGTTTCTAATATTCTTTCTTCTTTATATTCTTGTGGTAACACATCATAAGAACTATATTTTTCTATTAATAATGGTGTATCATTTTCCCATTTTATTACTAAATAACTCAATGTTTTACCTACATTTATATGTGTAAATTTTCTATAATTCTCTAAACTTACAACTGTATCATTTTCATCTAATAGAATAATATTAAATGTTCTTAATGATGTTTCTAATAATAATAAAGATACACATAAATGATCCAAATCTTTTGATATTTTTCTTAGTGAATTAACTACAGACTCTGTCATATTTTTATTTGATGCAATTAATGGTTTCTTATAGGTTGCTAATGTTTCTACAATTACCTTTTGTTCATTTGGATATAATGCCTTTTTAGATTCATCTTTTGATTGTTTAGATAAAGCATCATAACCTTTAACTGTATGGCTTTCAGTTTGTTTCTGAATCTCTTCTCTAATTATATAATCAAATACATTCTCATTCATTGCTTCATATCCAGTACCATTTCTCTTTCTTTCTTTTCTCTCTTTATTTGTTGTTGCGGTCTGTACATATTCTAATTCTTTTATTATTTCTGGGTTCTGTTCAAAGACATCAAACATTCTTAATCTTCCATCTTCAATGAGAGAAATATCAAATATCAACGGCGGACTATCTGTTATCTCTTCTACTATTCCTAATTTTGATTTTACTTTATTTTTAAGTATTACATAAATATAACAATAGGATAAATTTTTATATTCGCTATCTTTAATTGTTAATCCTGGGGCAATTTGTAAAATATGACCAAATATATTTATTTCATATAATTCACTCTTTTGTTTATCATCATTTGGATGTATTTCATTAATATTTGTTCTATATATTTTTTGTGTTAATCCAGAAGATACTTGTGAATCAATAACCTTTGACAATTCCATAGTATATATATTGTATAATGTTATAAAATATTTAATATTCAATTTTATTATTTCATTATTTCATTATTTCAACATTTCTAATATGTCTTGACATTTGAATTTAATTTTAGATGAATTCTCTAATTTGGTTCTTGTAATTTCTTCAATTTCCTTTACTGTATTATGAATAGTTTCTAAATGATAATGAAAACAGAGAAAATCTGAACATTCTTTAATAATAATATAAATACAATTTATAAACTCTTCATTTTGTTCTCTCTTTTCAATTGAATAAATCGCACTATGTACTCGTTTTAATAATGTTACACATAAGTCAACAATATTATCAATATTGAAATTATTAGTTTTCATTAAATTAATAAAAAAGGTTAATAATGCCTTCATCTTATCCATCTTTTTCGTATATAAACAATAATCATCATAATTTACTGTTGGACTTACATACTCTATTTTATTTAAATCACTCATATAAGTGTCAAAATGTTCTTGAGCCATATTATAAAATTCTCTATTCTTAGAAATTAATTCTGTATATAATGTTGAAAATAAAACAGAATAAAACATGTTTGAACTTGCTATTATAAAAATAGTTTGTGTTATTTTATGAATATCTTCTATAGCTGTAATCAATTCTATCATCTCAAATAATTCTATTTTTAATTTATCATAATTGGCTTGTGATAGTTTATTCAATAATTTAATTGCTTTGCTTATATCTGCTTCTTTCTTTACAATTGTAGTCTTCTTTATAATTTCATTAATTGGAATTCCAACTGATTTTTTTATTTTATTTAATTTGTTTAAAGTTTCTTCATTTAACAAATTTGTATCTTTATTCAATTTCATTGATACACCTAATATCATTTCGTAGGTATACATCTCAGTATATATTGTTATATATATTTTTTAATATATTTTTTAAGTTATATTCGTAATACCTTATAAAATATAATTCGAACTATATTCAATATGGATATGTTAAATTATATCGAAGATTTTCAAAAAAATATGGTTAATATGAATGAAAGTTTAAAACCATCTTCTGAAATACCATCATCATCTTTTAAATTACCAATTGAGTATATCTCTCATTCAGAGATAAATGAAACTATTCTTAACGATTTAGAGATGAATCATGAAAAAAGTATATATCAACATTTACTTAGTTCATCTAAATTAGATAATTTAGATAATAAATCAAATATTTTAGATAAATGGATAAAATATTATACAACTGATAAACACTTTTTAAAAGATACTCAAAAGATAATTAAGAGATTCGATAAAAAAAATTTAAGTAATACTGATTTTAATTCTTTCAAACAAGAATATATTGAATTTAAATCAGAAACAAGCTTCTTTGATAAATATCAATATATTGGATTTAATTTTCTTAAACCTCTCAATTATTCACCTTTATTTTTACATTTCCTTAGTCTTTATAATTTAGGTAGTCCATTATTAGCTCTTCTCTCTCCTTTGGTTATTTTAATTGTACCTTTTATTGTTATTAAAATTAAAGGTTATTCTATTACAATTGAAAATTATATTGAATTTCTAAAACATTCTCTTAGTGAAAACAAAATATTTAAAGGTTTAACTAATTTCAATGAACTTGATTCACAGAAAAAAATTTCTGGTATATTTACTATTATCTTTTATATTATTCAGATTTATTCTAATGTTGTTTCTTGTATTAAATTCTATAAAAATATTTATAGTATTACTGCATTTATTGAAAAATACAAAACAAATATTATGAATTATAGAGATATTATGAGTAAGACCATGATACATATTTATAAATATCCTTCTTATCGTCATTTTTATAATGACCTTAAAGAGAGAAGAGACTCTTTAGATAAAACAATTAATAAATTAAACACCGTGATTTATAGTGATAATATATTTGTTAAACTTTCACAAATTGGTTTAATTATGAATGTTTACTATGAAATTTTTATTGATAATATTCACCATCAAAATATGACATATGCATTTGATTTATGTCAGTATATAAATGATTTAGGATATATTTCTACATTTGTAAAAAATAAAAAAATTAATAAATGTAAATTTGGTAAGAAAACAATTATTAAAGATGGTTATTATTTACCTTACATAAATGAATCTTTTAAAACAAATGATATTGAATTATCTAAAAATATTCTTATTACTGGTCCTAATGCAGCGGGAAAAACAACCATAATAAAATCTCTTTTAATTAATACTATATTAAGTCAGCAAATTGGATTTGGTTGTTATAAACACGCTGTTATATCTCTTTATGATATATTTCATTCTTATTTAAATATTCCAGATACTTCAGGTAGAGATAGTTTATTTCAAGCAGAAGCTAGAAGATGCAAAGATATTCTTGATTGTATAACAGAGAACCCTTCCAAAAAACATTTGTGTATATTTGATGAAATATATTCTGGGACAAACCCCAATGATGCGGTAATGTGTGCGAATCTATATCTTAAATATATGAATAAAAATAAACAAAATGTTGATTATGTAATTACAACACATTATATACAAATGTGTGAATCTTTCGAAAAAGATATTTCTGAAAAATCAAAAAATGTAATTAATATGAAAATGGATGTAATTGTTAATGATGATTCAATACAATATTTATATAAATTAGTTAAGGGAATTTCTTATGTTCATGGTGGTAAATATGTATTAAAACAATTAAAATATCCAGATTATTTATTTGAATAATTTTTAATTTTTAATTTTTAATTTAATTTTTTATTATTATTACGTTTATAATTAAATAAAAATTATATTAATTATTCATAAAGAATGAATTTCTCTTCTATTCTTGATATAAGTAGTTTCTTTATTGGTATGATTATTAATTTATTATTAGTTGCATTAGTTTCTTATTACTTTAAGAGAAAATACGATCATTTAGAGAAATCAATTAATGAACATAGCGACCATCTTTATTTACTTCTTAAAAAAGAACGCGATACCTTACGTAAACAAGATACATCTAATATTAATGATTTTTCTAATATACCTAGTATGTTAGAAAATATGTTTTATATTAACCCATCAAATACATCCATGAAATCTTTTGAAAATGTACGTAAGACATATCCTAGTGTAAGTAGCAATACAGATGATTCTGATAGTGATTCTGATAATGATTCGGAAAGTTCAGAAAGTGATTCTGATAGTGATTCTGATTCAGAGAAATCTTCTGTTTCTATTAATGAAATTGAAGAATTAGAAGAAAATGATAAAGAACAACACGAACAAAACGAAGCTATTGTAGATGTGGAATTACTTGATTCAGATAATAATAATGATACAAAACAACTTACTATACAAGAAATTAAAATAGAAACTCCTCCAACAACTTTTAATATTCAAAAAGTAGATCTTCCACAAGATTACAATAAACTCACCATGAAACAATTAAAAGATCTTCTCTCAAATAAAGGTGTATCTGTAAAACCACATATGAAAAAAAATGAATTAATTGATTTAGCTACTAAAAATTCTATTGAAATAGAATTTGATAATGATACAAATAAAAATTCATCACATATTTCTATAGCAGATTGTGACTTAGATCTTACTAATTTAAATGATGATGTAACACAACTTGAATAAAAATATTTTATTATAATATAATGAATAATGAATCTTCATATGATGATGAATCTATAGATTCTCAATTGATAAATTTTATTGAAAATGCTAATGTTCGACTATTAACAAGTGGTTCATTTGGAATAACATTTGAAATAAGTGGGACAAATAATATGAATAATCCTACATCTTTTTATAATGAGATTTCTGTTAGAAATATTAAAAATTTAACAAATAAACCTCAAAGTAAAATATTAATGAAAATAAGTGCAATAGATGACGATGATGATAAAATTGGTGAAAATGTTCCATTTGTTTATGAAAATTCAGAAAATGGAAAATCAAAAAAAAAAAATATAATAAGAATATCTAATGTTTCAACAAGAGATTTTATAAATGAAAATTTAATTCATACAAAAATATATAATAAATCAAATAAATATTTTCAGCCATTATGTCCAAAAATATTTACTTATTATTTATTAGATATTGATAAAAATGAAGAAGGAACTTTATTAAAAACAATTATTAATATGTTAGATCGTTCAAAAATATTAAATGGAATTATTGATCCATATAATTTATATGATAAAACAACTAGTCTTGGAGTAACTTTTATGGAATTTTTAGATGGTTATGAAACAATAGATGACATTAAAGATGAATATTTAAATAAAGAATATAATTTAAAAAATACTGGTGCTAATAATTCTTTAATAAATTCTTGTAGTAAAGATTATTATAATTATATAATTCGTACAATGGTAGGTCTTATTGAATTAGCATTATTAGGATATAACCATGCAGATTTTCATCTATCAAATATTATGTATAAACGTATATTTTCTAATGATCCAGATTATTATCCTGGATTATCTGATGGTGGAGGTAGAATTATGATTATTGATTTTGGACAGACAGTTCGTTTATATCAAGAAGAAATAGATTTATTTAAAGAATATATTAAATCTGGTGATTATTTTAAAATTTTAAATAAGTTATATTATAACAGTAAAAGAGCAAATGGTTTAGAAATTTATGACCCCAAATATTCCAGTTTTTATAAATATATAACTGGAATGTATTCTAGTTATAATTCTGTAAATGTAATAAATAATTCTAGTGTAGTAGAACAAAGAATTAATAGTTTAATAGATATTGTATTTAAATCTAGAGAATTATCTAAAATAATGTTAAAAAATAAAGGTCTTACGAAGGATAAACTTATAGAATTAAAAAAAATGAATGATGAATATGTTAAAGAAATGGATGAATTACAATATAGTACACCTTGTCCTATAGAAACAATAAATTCATCTGCTTCTTCTAATAGAATATCTAGAATTTCAGAATCAGAAATTATATCAAGCACTAATAATGAAAACCCAAAACCTCAACCAGAAATATTTACAAAAAAATTTCATATTGTATACGAAAAAAATAAAAAACATAAAAAGAGTCGTAAACGTAAAACGAGGCGTAAATAGATGTAAATAGATTTAAATAGACTTTAATAAAATTTTTAATATTTTATATTCAAAAGAAATATAAAATATTTACATTTATTATAAATGATTTTTTTTAAAAATAAGAATGCAAATATAAATATAATAATTAAGATTTTTATATTTTTAATTATTATTAATTTAGTAGTTACCTTGATTGAAATAGATATACCTATTAATAAAAAAGATATTTTCTCTCTTTCAAAAAATGGTATTGAAATATTTTATAATACAAACTATTTATCAAATGAATCATTACCTAATTTATTAAAAACAGATATATTAAATATTTTACCAAAAAATTACATTTTTATGGATTATACATATACTATAAAAAACAGTGCTTTATCTACCTTTCATAGGGATGTAACTTCTAGCCAAAAATTATATAATACAACATATCCAGTATATACAGCGATTCTTTATAAAACTGGGGGTGTTCTTCTCTCAGTTGTTCCATATAGCGATATACAATATCCTTTTTCTATAAACGTTATTCATAATATTTCTGGAAAAGCCGGAACTGCTGTTTTATTTAATAGTGATACTTTACATTGTGGAATTTCAAATGGTTGTAATTACAGAGAAGTTGTTCAATATAAGATATGTCATAAAGATGATTTATTATTATTATCTCATTTACAAGGAATACATAAAATAAAAGATAATAAAAAAGATTGTGTTGAAATAAATAATAAATATGAAAAAATAAAATTATGGGTTGAAAGAAAATCATCATATTTATTTCAACTTCCAATTAATTTATTATTCTATCCTTTTATGACAAAAAAATATGATACTAATACATTCTATGGAAAAATACAAGAATATATTCCATTAACTTTTTATAATAATACATAATATATGTCACAAAAACATATAAATAATAAACCAACCAAAGATGAAATTGAAGAAATGTTAAGATTACCAACAAATAATGTTATAAGAATGTTAAAAATTAACGCACCATCAAAAAAAGAAAGAAGAAATTCTTATAGAAAATTTGTACGTAGATTTCATCCAGACAAAAGTCTTAATGATACTAGGAACTCATCCAGTAAATTTTTTCAAAAATATTATCCCATATTTAAGAACTCTATTAATAAAATGAATAAATTTAATAATACTAATAATCGTAAAAATAACAGTTATAAAGCACATACACAATCTAATTCACAATCACAAGCTAACGCACATACACAATCTAATTCACAATCACAAGCTAACGCACATACACAATCTAATTCACAATCACAAGCTAACGCACATACACAATCTAATTCACAATCACACGCTAACGCACAAACACATAAAAATAATAAAAATGCTCGCGAAGAAGAAAATACAAGAACATACCAACCTCCTAAAAGTAATAATAATAGTAACAATAAAAATTCTGAAGAATATACTGATAAAGAAATTAAATTTTTATCAGAATCATTAAATCGTACAAATAAAGATAACTTTTGTATAAGTTATGAAAATATATATAAAGGTAATTTATATATTCCAATTATTAATTTTTCTATATTTATAGATAGTAATGTCGGTATGGGAATTTATACAAAATATCAGTTTAAACAATTTCATGAATTGTTAAATGATTTATTAAGAATATTTAATATATTTAAAATATTAGGTTTTAATTTATCTCAACTTTTATCCATAAAAAATAATAGCAATATGTTAATAAAACAAATAGAAAATCAATCGGAATTAGAATTAAAAAAATATAAAGGACTATTAAATTATGTAAAATCTATAGATTCCTCATTAAAACATAAAACTTTAATAGATGTTCTTGAAAAAATAATCATAAAAATAAATAAACATACAATCCTATGTATAAGAGATTTGAGAAATAAACCAGATTTTATTGATGATTTTGTTGGGGATTTTATAATTAATTATAGGATTCGTGAGTGTTTAAGTATTTTTATAAATTTTTTGAATTATAATTGTGATTTAAGCAAAAATACAATAAATTCGGAAACACTAGATAATCTCATTAAAAACGAATTATAATTAAATTTAATTATAAAATTTAAAGATTCGTAATTATTTCATCATATTCAAGATAATATTATTAGTTATTTTCGAATAATATTTTTTTTATTATATTTCTACTTTATAAATGTGGGCAACACAATACAAAACCGCAAATAATTTAAATGTTCCTTACCCAGGAATTTTAAGTGATGGAAGATTATTTACAGATTATTCTCCAAGTTCTATTGTAAATGACAGTATCAAAAAAATGAATGGAATTACTGACAATAACGTATACAGAGATTATTTAGTAAAAAATACAAATATGATTATGAGAAACAACATGAATAATACAACCAAAGAAAATAGATTATATATTCCACAAAATCAATCAAATCAAAATATTAATGGTCCTTATTTATATCAAACAATTGATGATTCCAACCAACCTTATGGTTATGAAAATTCTACACCAAAAAATGTATTTTTAACAAGACAACAATTAGATGATAAAAAGAAAAGATTTGTCATACCAGCTTAATTTTAAAATATTATTATTTGTAACTGTTTATAACTAAGAACCAATAATAATATTTTTACTAATTTTTCCAATTATTTTTTTATAAGTGTCTTCACCGAGAGAAGTCGTTATTTCCTTAGTAACTTTTATCATCTTATCTGAGTTTTCTTCACTCTCAAATTGCATAGACATTTCATCGACCCATTTTTGTAATGTCTTGAATTGTTTATAAGAAATTTCATCAATAATTTTATGTATTTTTTCATGTTCCTTATCCTTATTCCAATTATCATTATCTTTTATATAAAGTGTATTTCTCTTTTTATCAGAACAATGAATTGGTCTATCATGTGAATCTAATTCTTTTAATCTATCTACAAATGTATCCGCAATGGATTGTACAATTCCTTTTCTCTGGCTTTCTTCTATTTCTTGAAAAGATGGTGTAATTTTTTCCATAAAATCTTTCATATTAATTGCATCTTTACATTTTTCATTCAAATAAACATTCACATTTATTTTATTATTAATTACAATAGTATTATTATTTGTTGTATTATTATTAATATTTCCAATAATAGTTTGAGCTTGTTCTTGTGATGGAATAATTTGTGTCATATTAGAAGGATTTTTTGGACATTTTTTTTTATGTTTCGATAAACTAGAATTATACATATATCCATTCATACAAAAGTCACAATGAAATTTAAATTTATTTATTTTATTTTCCTTAATTTTATTAAAATGATAGTTTGAATTTATATGTCTATTATATGAATATTTGTTAGCATATTTAGTGTTGCAATCTTTACAAAAAAATGACGGTATATTTTCTTCTTGCACATGGACATTGTCCAAAGTTGTCCATTTTTCAGTTGGTCTTTGTCCATCAAGATTTTTTTCTTTTTTTATGATTGTTTCAATGTAATTAATTATTTCTTTTTTTTCGTTGCACATATTTTCACATAACATTAGCCTCTTAATATATGTCTATAAAAAAAAATTTTTATATTTTTTCATTATAAAATAAAAAAATGTGATTGAATATGGTTTATGGAAGCGCTGGAAAGTTTTTTGCGATTTTTTTTCATCAAAAAATGAAAATGGACATGTCCAAAATGACTTTTTGAAAATAAAAATCGGCAAAAAACTTTCCTTTTTCTCCGAATTCTCCATTTCTCCATTTCTCATTTTCTTCTTTTATCCTTATATTTTAAAAATAAGTAATAATTATTATAGTATTTCTATATTTTATCTTATTATAAGTATAATAAATTTTTAATTTTTTATTATTTTTTTGAATTAATAAAATTTAATAAAATATTATTAATATATAATTTTGCATCACGTTAATACTCTATTCAATATATTATTAAAAAATAAAATTTATATAAATAAGAATTTAAATATTATTATATAATGTTTCTTAGTATAGATGTTGGAATAAAAAATTTGGCATTTATTATATTTGATGAAAATAATAAAATAATAGAATGGAATGTAGTTGAGTTATGTGATAAAGAAACAAACTCAAAAAAGATAGGTTTAGTAGATATAGGAAAAAAATTATATGAATCACTAGAAAATATTAAACATCCAATTAAAACAGTATTAATAGAGAATCAAATTGGACCAAACGCGATTCGTATGAAATCAATTCAAGGAATGATTACATTGTATTATGTATCTAAAAATGTATATGATATTCAATACTGGAATGCAAGTAATAAATTAAAAAAATATTTAAAAGGTAAAACCAGTTATAAAGAGAGAAAGAAGGCAAGTGTAGAAATAACAAAAATGTTATTAGAAGAACATTATAAATATTATGTTGATTTTTTTAATAAACATAAAAAGAAAGATGATTTGGCTGATTGTTTTTTACAATTATTAGATTATTTATCAAAAGAAAAAAAAATAGATGAATCATTTTTTAAATTATCGATTGAACAATATAATTCTGAAAAAAACGATCCAGATAAAGAAAGTAAAAAGAATTCAAAACAAAACACAGAATCTAAAAAGGAAGTTAAAAAAGAATCTAAAAAAGAAGTTAAAAAGGAAGTTAAAAAGGAAGTTAAAAAGGAAAATTAATAAAAATAGAATAATATTATTTGCGATAGATTTAAAGTTATCTAATATACTTTAAAACATATAGAGAACTATGGAAGAAATTAATTTAGATAGTTTAGATATGACCCCATCATCTAATTTCGGTGGTGGTATTGAATTACTTATGAATGATAGAATTAGTAAACCTTCAAATGGAAATGAAAATTCATATGTTTCTCTAGAAGATGATCTAAAAGAATTAGATAATTTAGGTTCAAATGCACCAGAAATAAAACCAATAAGAATGAATAATAATTTTGATTCAAATGAACCTATTTTTCTTGGAAAAGATACAATATCAGTTGATACTTTTAATCAATCAAAAGAAACAGGATTTAGACATTTAAATGACATAAATATAGAGAAAGAAATAAAACATGTAGAAGTAAAATCAAAAGAATCTCTTGCACGTGAAAAATTTGAAACATTAAGAAAATTAGAAATACTCGAAGATAAAGGTTATAAATTATCTAAACATTATACAGCTGATTCATCTTTAGAAGAAATGAGAGCAGAGTTAGAATTTATCTCTTCAGAGAGAGAAAAAGCAGGAAGTATACAAGTTCAAGGTCAAATTCTTAAAGCATTAATTGGTGGTATTGAATTTTTAAATAAATCATACGACCCATTTGGTATTGATTTAGAAGGTTGGTCCGATAGCATTTCTGATAATATGGATAAATACGATAACATTTTTGAAGAACTACATGAAAAATATAAATCATCCGCTAAAATGACACCTGAATTAAATTTGATATTCCAATTAGCAACATCTGGATTATTAGTTAGTGTAGGAAATAGAGTAAAATCTTCCATACCTGGAATGGATCAGATTATGAGAGATAACCCTGACCTTGCAAAACATTTTATGCAAGCCATGTCAAAATCTATGGAAAATAGTAATTCAGGCATAGGAAATTTTATGAACGCATTTAATGGTAATAATGAAAGTTCTCACACACATAGTCGTATGCCAAATCCTACACCACAATATACAAATCAACAACAGTATAATAATACACCATTACCACCGAGACATCCACAAAGAGAACCACCAAGAGAATCACATAGAGAAGAAATGAAAGGACCAGAAATTAAAAATATAAATAATGTATTATCGAGTTTAGGTAAAAAAATAAATATGGATGAAAATGAAAGCACAGTGAGTATAGATGATTTAGATACATTTACTGGAAATAATATACATATAGTATCAAGTAAAAAAGGACGCCGAAAAAGTGATAAATCAATGGCGTTAAATATATAAAAATATAAACTTTTTAGAAAATATAAATGTCAAATATAGAAAATCTTGTTCAAATATTAAGAAATATGAATTCTGAAATTGTAGATTTAAATAAACAAATTAACATAAAAAATAAAAGAATAGTTGAGATCATAGATCGAATCGAAGAATTAAATTCTTCTTTATCACAAGAAAAAAAAGAATTAGAGATTTTAAATCGTAAAAAAGATAAAGTAACTGATTTACAAACTGTAGCTGAAGGTAATTTCAAACAAATTAATGAAAGTGTAAATACTTTATTAGATATTTTAAAGACAGGTAATTAAATTCGTTTCTTTATTTTAGTATAATTAAATGGTTTTATTTTTTTTATTTTTTTATTTATTTTTTTGAATATTATGTGTTTTTTGTTATTTTTTTTTATCTTTTTTATAGAATTTTTTTTTTTTGTTATATTTTTCTTTAAATTTCCTCCATTTATTGTTAATTGTTTTATTAAAGGTGTTGATATAGCAGCCCGTACACTTTTTAAATCATATTTTATATTTTTACGAAGAATTTTGCAACGACTTTTTTGTAAAAAACTATTAAAATTTTCACTATTAATATTTTCTTGTGTAACAGTTACAAGAGCCATACATATATGTTGATTATCATCATTTATGTATTTTTTTTTATCGGTTTTATCAATATTTTTTGAATATACTCCTTTTTTAGTTTTTTCAATATCGTCATTTAATTTTTGGATTTTATCATCATTTTGTTTTTTTCTAATATCTGTTTCTTTGTCATTCTTTCCTGTAATATATTTTAATTGTTCTTCCAACATTATTTTTTCTGATTCTTTTGATAAAATACTTAAATAATCGGTAGTGAAAAATTCTTTCATTATTTCACATTTATCTAATTTATGTTTATCACAATATTTATATTCCGGATCTTCACCACTTATTACTTGTTGTAATGTTTTTTCATAAAAATCTCCATAATAATATTTGAGATTATCATTTTCATTAATAGAAATATTAAATCCAGATGGTTTGTGTTCTTGATAAGATACAATTTTATAATTTTTACTTGTATCTTTATCACCAATTGTTTTCGAAGGAGGTTTACCAATATAAATTACATTGATTGGTGTAAATATTATGTCTAAAATACCACTTTTAATTGAATTTTCAAATATTTTTTCATCTGTCTTTGAAGATGTAAAACGCCCTAATAATGATGGTTTATACGTATGTGAACTTTTATAATTATCTTGAATAAAAGTAGAATATTCATTTAATTGTTCCATATCTTTGTTTATTTTTAAAAATTCATAAGGTAATCTTGTTTTTTTTTCATCATAAGTTTTTTTTGATTTTAAATATTCAATAAATGTTTTTCTATCAAATAATATATCGGGAAAAAAACGAATATTTGTTTCATCTGATAAACTACCATCTATATGATTAAATTTAAACCATCTATATTTTTCATATATATGTAAATTTTCATATTCTTCAACATTACCTTTAAAATTTAATCCAAATCCCTTAAGGTGTTCTCTTGAACCTGCTTTTTGAAATGTTATTTCTCCTGTCATTTTATTTTTCATTAATTCTAACATTACAGATTTTTGGTCAGTTTTCTGTTGATCTTGTGAATGATCTTCTGCATCTTCGTCTTCAATATTATCGTCGCTTACATTTGGCCTCGTTAATTTTCTTAATTGTATTGTTTTTAAAATATGTACTTGAAATCGAAATGTATTTTTTTTAGCAGTTCTTACATTTTTATATAAAAATCCAACGTATATAAATGGACCTTTTTCTTTAAATAAGCTAGCAGACTGGCTTAAAACAGCATATTCATCAATTCTATTTAATTCTATACCTTCTAATTTATATAAATAATTTGCACCAGTTCTAATTAAATCTACATTTACTGGTATATCCATGTTATTTACACGATAGAATACTCTTAAAAAATTTGCAGTAGTATCGGATGCTACACTAATAGCATATTCTAAACTTTCAGATCTTTTACTATAATCTTTAAATCTATTAATTAACTTAATTAAATCATCTTTTAATGTTAAATATTTGTCATTATTGATAAAATTACTATATAAACTTCTAGTAAATGCATTGAAATCTTTTTCAATTTGTTCTGTAGTAACAATTTGAAATGCATTTTTTATAGTGTTATTAATTTGAATAGATTGTTTTCCAATTGTAGAACCAGGTTTTAAAAAATCATCCAATAATTTTTTAAGAATTTTCTTTTTTTTAGAACCTAATTTATCTTTATAGTAATCAGTAAACATTTCATTTTCTTTATCATTAATCACAGAATAACTAATACTTGTAAAAGGTATTTTTTCTTCTCTAATAAGTTGCCCTTCACCTACTTTGGATTCATTTTCAATTGATTGTCTAACTTGTAATAAAAAATTACTCATTCTACTTTCAAATGTTGTTACATCTTCAGTTGGGTTTATAATAGGTAAAAAAATAATAGCATTATTTGGAAATAATAAATGATTAAATGGTTGTTTATAAACTTTTTTAAATTGGTCATTTGATATTTTTAATTTTTGAATATCTTGAATTTTATCTATATATGGTTTAGTACTAGGATTTACGGTTTCATCTGATAAATCATTTAAATAAAATCTAATAGGTTCTGTAATAAAATTAGGCAAATCACTAAAAATCCATTTATAATTTTCTTCTAATTCATCTAAAAGTTTATCTGACCCGTTCGATGGATTATCATATACTGGAAACAAAAAAATAGTTCTTTTTGCTTTACCAATTATTCTTTTATAAGTTGTGTCAAATAATTTATCAACAATTAAATTTCTTAATGCATATCTTCTTAATTGTTCGAGTTTTTTATCATCATCTTTTGAATCAGTTTTCTGAAACATTTCTTTAGTAACTAATTGAACATTTCCTCTTACATATCTATCTAACTCATACTTAAATAAACTTAATGTATCCTTATTTGTTGGAAAATTATATGATTCAATAGGCGATGTATTATTTGGTAATGTATCATCATTACTTTTATTTACAGTCAATATATCACCTAAATTAAACCCATCATCTATTTTAATTTTTTCATTATAGACTGACGATACAAATCTATTAACAAAAATAGTAGACATTTATTATATGGACTTAAATAAAATTTTCTTTATATAAAGTATTATTTATTAATTGTTCATCATCTATTTCTTCAGAATCAAAATCTTTGAAATTTTTATTTTTCTTTGCTCTTTTTAAAGTATTAATAGCATCATTTACTTCTTTTTGAGTTACAACTTCTTTTCCTATTTCTTCTCTTAATTCCTTATATTGTTCTGGAATAATACAATATTTACTATTTTCATTAAATAAATAATCAGCAAAAGCTACAAATAATATTGTTAATATTAATGCTATAACAATATCTCTTGTTCCAACCCATAAAATAGAGAATATAATTATTTGTCTTCCTAATGAATATTTAATATAATTTTCTTGAGTTTTACTTAATTCAATAGTTAAATATTTTGAACCAATATTCATAATTAACATTAAAACACCAGCAAAAAACTTATTGTCATTTAATATACTTAATAATTTATAAAATTTTCCTCCTAGGTTTTCAGATTTTTCATTTTTTTCTTTTTTTCCTCTTTTAGATTCTTTTTTTTTCATATTATACTTCAAAGTTAAAAAAAATATATCTCATTCTAATAAAGTAATGTCTTCACTAGCTTTTTATGCATCTCCTGTAGATTATAGAAATAATGATTTAGAAAATAAAATCAATTCAGAGAAAAAGTTAGATAAACAAGCATTACAAATGCTACAAAATAATTTAAGTAATTCAACTGATACATATTCGCCAATGTCTGTATCAGATATACACAAAAATCTAAAGGCTGATAATGATAATGAATTATTTAAATTTTATAATAATGAATTAAAAAATGTAGAAGAAAAAGTAAACCCATTACCTATTATAAAAACTGACCAATATCTTTTAATGGATGAACAAAATAATGTAGAAAAGTATAATAAAAAAACAAACAGTAATCAAGATGTAATTGAGAAATTAAATAGAATGATTGAAATGTTCGAAGAACAAAAAGAAATAAAAACAACTAAAAAAAATGAAGAAATTATACTTTATTGTTTTTTAGGTGTTTTTACAATATACATTATTGATTCATTTGTATCTATTGGTAAATATAGTCGCTAAATAATTAATCTTCTTTACGATAAATTGCTATCTTAAAAGGCATTTTATTGTAATTTATAACAGATATATTTACAAAACCATTATTTCTAGCATACATATTTATTTGTTCTAATTTATATGGAACTAAATGTTGAATATTACGTCTAGTTTTAAATGTATCATCTGTTATTGTTTCATTTAATTCATTATTCTTTAATACAACATCATATTTATATTTACTTTTAAAAAAATTAGATGGATTATAATTTATTAATTTATGTGATGGAAAATTATTTAAGTCGGAATAAGTAATAAATAAATAACCTTTATGAACAACCCATACAGAGAAATTATTAAATAATGTATCCAAGTCATATATTGTATGAATTGTTAGCAAAGGAATATAAACATGAGTTATTTCATTTTTTCTAAATAAATTTGAATTTAAGTAATTATCATAAATATAATTATTGTTTGGATATTTGTATTTAGACATTTGTATCATTGCTTTAGAATTTTCTATACCAATTGTTTCTACACTATTTGATAACATTTCTACTAGATGTCCAGTTTTTGTTCCAATACATAAAATAGTACTAGTTGAATTTAAATATCCTTTAGTTTTTTCTAATAATTCTTCATAATATGGTATTGTCACCATTACATCATCATAAATATAAGTATAAAAATTATCATATATATTATTATCAACGTAAACTCTGTTTTCCATAATATTTCCATTTCTATAATCAATTACAAAACCTTCTTTTGTATTAAAAGAAAAATATATATATAAAAATAATAATAAAATTAATAAATAAAGTATTGTCATTTGTATATTATATTATTTTTTTTTAAAGAGAACTATTATGAATATTGAATTTAATGATAATCGTTTATCTTTTCGTTTTACGACATTCTCTAATTTTAAGAAATCTCAAGTTTTAAAAAAATTAGAAGATTCATTATATTATCAAAACATTGATGATGCTTTATTTTGTACTGGCGAGTTATTATGTAGTGGTTTTATATTAGAAATTTGGAATTTATATATATATTATATTTGTAAATATATTCATATTGATAACCCAAAATTAAGTATTTTTATAAATAATAAATTTAATGAATTCAAAACAATTACTCAAAAAGTAAATAGTGATTTAGAATTAAGAGAATTAAAAGAAATATGGACTCTTTTATTTTCTATAACTATTGTTTTATGTGAAAGTAATAAATCAACAATATTAAACCAAATGAGATTTGGATTTGATTTTAATACAAATGAAGTATTTTCAAATTTGAAAGCACCAGATGTTACTTATATTCAATCTTATTTTAAACAAGGAGACCCTAAAGAAATGTTTATACCATTAAATGAATTATTATATCATTTAAAGGTAACAAAAAACAATAAAGAAATTTATTATTGGATTTATTGGATAATTGAATATGATATTGTTATGACTAAGAAAAAAAAACAATTAAAATGTGTTCATAGAGATTTTATGAAGACAAAGATATGTAATATAATATGGATGTTATGGGAAATTTTATTATCTTTTAATGAAAATGAAATTATAAAAAGAATTATAGTATCTTATTTTGAATTATTTAGTATTAAATATACTCCAAGCACAAATAAAAAAAAAGATTATATTATTTTTGTATGTATCATGTTTATTACAAATCAAAAAATAGATTATACAAAGAAAATAATAGAAAATAGTAATATTTTTCATAGTTTAGACGAAAATATAGAAAAGATATATAACTTAATAAAGAAAAATGAAATGGTTATAGAATAAATATATCTATATTATATTTAATGTCAAATAAAAATATACTACGTAAAAAATTCGGAAATATGTATGGAAAAGATAAACCATTAAATGGAAATACACCAATAAATAATATTATAAAAAATATTACACCAAATAATACTAATTATAATAATAATTTTGTTTCATATGATTCAAAATTAAGCAATACATTAGAAACAACTACAAATAGTAGTATAATGCCAATAATTATTATTTTAATTATATTAATTATTATATTTGGCTTAATATATTTATTTAGAAATAAAATTTATAATTACTTACTCGAATTGTGGAATGATTATAATAAAAATAATTCACAAATTAGTGACTTTATTAAAAAAATTTTTCAAGATAGTAAAACTAAAAAAGAAGAAGAAGAAAAAAAGAAAAAAGAAGAAGAAGATCTTAAAAAAGAAAAGAGTCAAATTGAACAAGAAAAAGAAAATGAAAAAAAGAAAGAATTAGAGAAAAACAGTGGATTGAATCAATTAAATCAAAAAGTAAATGATTTATCAAATTATAGAAAAGACCAAATTGCAACATCAAATGGTTTCTGTTATATAGGATATGATTTAGGACAACGTGAATGTACTGATATATATACAGGTGAAGTTTGTATGAGTGGACAAATATTTCCAACAATGGATGTTTGTCTAAATCCTAAATTAAGAACATAATTTATCACATTAAAATTTATTACAATCTTAAATAGAATTTTATATTTTTATCTAAATATAACCCATCCACTATTTCAGGACTACTATCATTGAACCATATACCACTGTTTGATGGAGGCTTACTAATTACTCTATTACAATTAATATCTTCATTATTATTTAAAAGTATTTGTTGAAGTCTATTTTTACTATAACCATTTGCACTATTACCTTTTATAATTTCAGTATAAATTTCATTATCAGTTTTTGTATATCCTGGAGAATTAGAATTAATGTTGTTTTTATATTGTAGTATTTCTGCCTTTCTACGCATTTTATAATCATTATAAGAAGATAACAATCCTTGATTAAATTTTATATTATCGCCATTTGTTCTACCAATTAAATTAAATGTTTTAGGGTTTTTTCTTAGATTAATAAGACCTATAAATTTAGGATTTTGATTACAATTGTAATTCGTCGCTATAACAGATTGTGTTGTTTTTTGCATATATAATATATGATTTTATTTCAAATTTTATTTAAAAATAAAATCATATATTATCGAAAATCATTAAAATCATTAAAAATATTAAACAATTATTATTACTTATTTACTGGTGCAATATTATCACCTTCGAATAATTCTTTTTTAATATCCTCTAATGTTGCGTTTACTCCCAAGGCCTTTTCTACTGTATTTGCATTTTGAATTGAAATTAAATCACCTTTTTCATTGATAGTTTGTGTTAATTTATTATTTGTTTCTTTAGCCTTTTCTACATTTTCTTGAATCGCCTTTAGTTTAGATTCTTTTACTCGTTTATCAAATTCTACTTTAGCTACGTCTTCATTTTTTTTCTTTTGATGCATTAATTCATTAAGCTCTTTCTCTAAATATTCTACCTTTCCAGTTTTGTATGCATCTGGATGAAATGGAAGCCACATTCCAACTGGTCCAACATATACATCATGATTTGGGTCTACCTCACGAATCATTTTACAACGAAGTTCGGCTTCGGCTTGTGTTGGAAATATTCCTCTAACTTTCAACCCTCTTACAGATGTTTGAAAATTATTATCTTTCGAAAATTCATTCTCTAATGATTCAGAATTTTTATCCATAAAATTTTTAAAATCATTTTCAACACTTACTGTTAAAGTGGATCTTTCGCTATCTACAAAATTCTTAAATTCTTCCATAAGTTCATCTACGTTAATATTGTATTTAAATGATACAAAGTTAATATATTGAACAAATTTTTCCATTGATTTGTTAAAATCAAATTGTTTTACAAATTCATTAAACATAAATAATTCTTTCTTTTTAATAATTTCTTCTGGTGAAATAAATGATAAACAGACAAATTTTTGATCAGCAATTGGACGGTCTTCATCTAATAAATCAACCATTTTAGACATTTTAATAATAATATAAATACAATTTTGTTTATATTTTTTTTCTATGTATTATAATATAAAATGTTTAACCTCAGAGAATTAATGAAACGTGTTGTAAAATATCTTGTTGAAGGTATTATGGTAGCATTAGCAGCTTTAGTAATTCCAACCCAGCGCCTTAATATGAATGAGATTACACTTCTTGCTTTAACTGCTGCTGCAACTTTTAGCATCCTTGATACATTCATACCAAGCATGGGGAATTCTGTTAGAAATGGTGCTGGAATGGGAATAGGGTTTAATTTAGTAAATTTCCCGGCTGCACTATAGGTATTGGTTTTAACTTGGCCTTAATAAGATATTAAAAACTTATTATAAAATAAAATTGATTTAAAATATATCTAATTTTAATTGATGTAAAAAATGGTTAGATATATTTTCGAAAATCTACACACTTATTGTAAAGACAATAATATAACATTAAATAATGATTATAAAGAAATTAAATTAAATAAATACACCAGAATTGAAGGAATTTGTAAAAATTGCAATAATGATAATTTTAATAAGTCATTTGAATCTTTACTTAAAACAAATGCTTTATGTAAATATTGTTCAAATAAACAAATGACTGAAAATATAAAAAAAACGTTATTACAAAAATATGGGGTTGATAATGCGTCAAAAATCGCAGAATCAAAAGAAAAAACTAAAAAGACAAATTTAGAAAAGTATGGAACAGAATATACATTTCAATCTGATAAAGTTAAAAAAAAAATTAAAGAGACGAATATAGAAAAATATGGAGTTGAGCATAATTCACAAACAGAAAATTATAAAGAAAAATTTAAAAATACTTGTTTAAAAAAATATGGAGTAACAAATCCATTTCAAGCAGAAGATATTAAAGAAAAAATTAAAGAAACAAATCTAGAAAAGTATGGAGTAACAAATCCAATGCATTCGAAAGAATTTAAAGATAAGGTAAAGGAAACAAATATAGAAAAATATGGAGTAGAACACGTATTACAATCTGAAGAGATTAAAGAAAAATTTAAAGAAAAAAATTTACAAAAATATGGGTTTGTTTGTCCACTTCAAAATGAAGATATTCAACAAAAATCAATTCAAACAAATTTAGAAAAATATGGTGTTACAAATCCATCTAAATCAGAAGATATTAAACAAAAAATTAAAGAAACGAATTTACAAAAATATGGTTTTGAATGTGCTCTTCAAAATGATAAAGTTAAACAAAAAATGAAAGAAACAAATTTACAAAAATACGGTGTCGAAAATACATTTCAAGTAGAAGAATTTAAACAAAAATCAAAACAAACTTGTATGCAAGTTTACGGTGTAGAACATCCTATTCAATCAGAAGAAATAAAAAATAAAGTAAAAGAAACAAATATAGAAAAATATGGAACAATTTGTCCTATTCAAAATGAGAAAATTCAAAATAAAATTATTGAATCTAATCTTGAGAAATATGGAGTTGAATATGTATTACAATCTCCGGAAATCAGAGAAAAAATAAAACAAACATGCGTTGAGAAGTATGGAGTTCCCTATCCAAACCAAAATACAGATATGATGGAAAAATCGTCTAAGTCTGCTTACAAACTAAAAAATTATATCTATCCATCTGGAAGAGAAATAAAATATCAAGGATACGAGAACTTTGCATTAGATGAAATAGTAAAATTATATGATGAAAATGATATAATTACGGGTTCTAAAAATGTCCCAGAAATTTGGTATAATGATTCTGAAAATAAAAAACATAGACACTATGTAGATATATTTATTCCAAGTGAGAACAAATGTATCGAAGTTAAATCAACATGGACATTAAAAAAGAAAAAGGATAATATTTTAGAGAAACAAAAATATGCAAAAGAATTAGGATTTAATTATGAAATTTGGGTATATGATAAAAATGGTGTTAAAATTGAATTAATTGAATAAAATAACGAATAACAAATAACAAATAACGAATAACAAATTAAATTGTATTAAACTTTTCAGGTAATCCACCTCGTTGAGTTTCTTCTATGTTAAATACTTTACAAGTTAATATTTTTTTTAATTGACTAGTTCTCTCTTTATAAACTATTTCTACTTGACTATGAAAAATATGAATATTGAAAATATCATAAAAATAATTAAAATGACAACCCACCATTTCACATCTATCTCGGTTATTTTGAGTTAAACAATCGTATTCATTTAAATCATATTGTGATAAATAGTTCTCTAATTCATCGATGAAAAATCTTGCGGTAATTTTAATAATAAAATCAGTTGGTTTTATTAATTTAGAATGAAAAAAAGCATAATTAATTGAAAATAATTCACTTAAACCTTTTGATGATAATTGATGAGTATTATAATAATTTGATTCAATAGAATCTTTTTCATTAAAAGATATAATTTCAAATCTATTATTAAATAATACTTTTTCGTTTTCTAATTCTGGAAATAAATAACCACTATTTTCAACTAATAATATTTTAAAATTTGTATTGTATAACCATTTTTTAACAGAATATACATAAGTATTTATTCTTTCAGTTGGATTAATTTGATGAATGCAATCAATATTCCTTTTAACAAATACAGTAGATGTTAATATAATAACACACATAATAAATATTATTTATAATAATATTTAAATAATATTTTAAATGCTTATGATTAAAAAATAAATTATATATTAAATCGTCGGTATATAATCCCAACCTAAATCATTGCATATATTTTTCCATACCTCATCTTGTTCTATTTTTTTTTGGTCTTTTAACATAGGGAAATGTTCAAGATATTGTATCTCACCTAATAGTTCACATAGTTTATAAAGAGTATAATAATAATTTAAAAAATTAACTCTCTCACCAGGGCAATATTTAGAATATGGAATTTGAATATCCATAAATAAATTACATAAGATATCTTCTAATTGAGGTGTCATTACCGGTGGTTTAATTCCAAGTTTATCTTTAATAAATGGTATATGTTCATAGTATTTATTATAACCTAATTTTTTAAGAATTTCTTTTGTTTTTTTATTAGTTAATTGATTTGGTGTTATTCTCTCTTTTTTTATTTGATTATGAATGCGGTCTATAATTTCTTGAGGAATATCAGTTGATTCTTTTGCTTGAAATTGAGATAATATTTCTCTGAAATGATTTATTCTTTTATATGCATAAAATGAAATTTCTTTAGGAGGTTCTTTATAAGATGGTTTGTCATTATCTACTAAATATTTATGATTTGTATAACAATTATTACAAATGATAATACCTTCATGGTTTGCTTTAATTAATTCACCTTTATTACAGTTTTGACAAATAGATTTATTATAAGAATAATTGTTCAAATTAATAGAATCAAAACTATTTTTTTCTAAATAGTTTTGAACACATTTATTAATATTTTCATATGGTTTTTCATCATCTTTTATATTAAAAAAATTGCTTATTTTCTTTTTAGGATTATTATTTTTGTCAATATTTTGTTTAGATTCATAATATTCAAATAAATATTTTGAATTTTCTAAAAAATATACATCAACTTCCATTGTAATCATTTTTAATTTTTGTTCAAGTCCTTCTATTTGTTTTTTTATATCTTCTTCATTTTTACAATTCATTTGACTTTTTAATTCATTTATTTTTAACTTTATTTTAGGAATAATTATATCTTTTTTATGATGAAAAGACCTTATTTTCTTATTATACAACGTGTCTAATGTTGAATCAAATTTTGTATACATTATATTATTAAGTTATATAGTTAAATACTTTTATTTGATTTTTATTACAATTAATTTAGTAAAAAAATAATTTTTTTTTCTTTTTGTATTGTATAAAATGGGAGGTGGATTAATGCAATTAGTTGCTTATGGCGCACAAGATGTATACCTTACTGGTAATCCTCAGATTACCTTTTGGAAGGTAACTTACCGAAGACATACCAACTTCGCAATGGAATCCATTGAACAAACCTTCAATGGTCAATCCGATTTTGGTCGTAAAGTAACATGCACCATTTCCAGAAATGGTGATCTTGCTTACCGCACTTACCTTCAAGTAACTCTTCCAGAGATTAATCAAAGTATGGCTACTAGTGGTCAAAACGTATTTGCTCGTTGGTTAGATTTCCCAGGTCATCAACTCATCAGTGATGTAACTGTTGAGATTGGTGGTCAACAAATTGACAAGCATTATGGTGACTGGATGCATATCTGGACTCAGCTCACCATGGATGCTAACCAAGAGCGCGGTTACCACAAGATGATTGGCCACACTACTCAACTCACCTTCTTAACTGATCCAGATTTCGCACCAGTTGATGGCCCATGTGATTCTAGTGCTCCACGCCAAGTATGTGCACCAAGAAATGCCCTTCCAGAAACCACTCTCTACATTCCTCTTCAATTCTGGTTCTGCAACAACCCAGGACTTGCTCTTCCTCTTATTGCTCTTCAATATCACGAGGTAAAGATTAATATCAATCTTCGTTCGATTGATGAATGTCTTTTTGCTGTATCAAGTATGACTTCGAGTGCTTCTGGTGACCAAAAGGTAACTAATGCTTACGCTCAGTCTCTTGTATCTGCTTCTCTCTATGTAGATTACATCTACCTTGACACTGATGAGCGCAGACGTATGGCTCAAAATCCGCATGAGTACCTCATTGAGCAACTTCAATTCAGTGGTGCTGAGTCGGTTGGTTCGTCCTCCAACAAGATCCGTCTTAACTTCAATCATCCATGCAAGGAAATTATCTGGACTGTACAACCAGATTGCAATGTAGATTACTGCTCGTCTACTACCGGTGGAACCATCCTCTTCAAGGCTCTTGGTGCTCAGCCATTCAACTACACTGATGCTATTGATGCTCTTCCAAACACCATTAAGGCCTTTGCTGCTGATGTTTCTTCTGAGGGAACTACTGGTTTCATCAATGCTAGTGGTCTCTTTGAGACTGCTGGTGTAGCTGGTATCAATGGTGCTGGTGGTCTTAGTGCAAACTTAGATGCTGGCGGAGATTTCAGTTGGGAGGTAACTAACAAAGGATACACCTCCACTGTTTCGGATGCTGGTTCTTTCGTCCTTGCTGAGACCTCTCTCCTCATGCACTGCTGGGGTGAGAATCCAGTTGTCACTGCCAAGCTCCAGCTTAACGGCCAAGATCGCTTCTCTGAGCGTGAGGGTACCTACTTCGACCAAGTACAACCATGGCAACACCACACTCGTGCCCCAGACACTGGTATCAATCTTTACTCCTTCGCTCTTCGCCCAGAAGATCACCAGCCATCGGGCACCTGCAACTTCTCGCGCATTGATAACGCGACCCTTCAACTCGTACTCTCGAATGCTACCGTCAGCGGGACCAACACCGCTAAGGTAAGAGTTTATGCTAGAAATTACAATGTCCTCAGAATTTTGAGCGGAATGGGGGGGCTTAGCTTTAGTTCATGAATAATTGTGAATAAGACAAGGCCTGAAAAACAGCGTGCTATAACAATTGTAACCTCTGTTATAGATAAACCACTTAGACCGTTACAAAAAGTTCCCCCAGGTCAGCTGTTAGTAGTGTTTTCAACACTGCGACATATCTTGTTGTTCGGGAAACCCCTTAGAGCTTTTTCTACTAAGGATAATTGCGAAAGCGTTATCTGGCCAAGAGTAATGAACTTGGGTATAGTAATAATGAAAAAGATTGGGCAATCCGCATGCTTACTACCTAATGATGCTATGATAGTCAACGGTAGGGCGTCAGAGACTGAACGGATATGGGTCGATGATGAAGGTCTAATCAACCAGAGTCGGCTTAAGATACAGTCCTCCCTTTATGGAAACATAGAGGATAAAGAGTGCATATTCCAATTAAAATATATGCTAATGCTACACAAGTAAATAATAAAACCAGAAATATAATATTAAATAATACAATTGATAAAAATATTAAGATTATTAATAATGATAAGATTATTAATAATTAAATTTATTCACTAGAAACTAATGGATGAGATACTGACAAAGTTCTTGACGGTGGTCTTCTTACAGTAAAACGAGAAGTTGAAGAATTTCTACGATTATTTTTTCTGTTATTTGTATTTTTATCTTCTGGTATTGTTATTTTAATTTTAAAATTATAATAATTATCTCTAATATTATTACGACGAACTAAATCAAATATTATAAATTTTTCAGTTGACAAAATTTTAAAATTTGTTGGAATATTTTGATAATCGTTAATAGTTAAAAATAATGGAGTCTCTTCATCAAAACAATTAAATGATTTTGTTATTAACTTAAATCCAAATAAATTGGCTTCATGATTGGATAATTTAATGTGATAAATTTGTATATATACAAATTTACTTCCAAATAATGTTAAATCAGGTAATTTATATTTTAAACAATCTTTTCCATTTATATTTTCTATTATTTTATCGGAATCTTTTAAATATAAATAATGAACATTATCTAAATTTTCCATAATATATTTATTCAATATTATTTTTTCTCTCATTTGCAACTTCTAATGAATGTTGTTTCTTATATTCTTCATTATTATATTTTTCTTTTAATTCACTTTTCTTTTTCTCATTCCGTTTCATTCTATTTTCTTCTTTTTGTTCCTTTGTTAATTTGTTTCCTTTTACAATAAAGTTAGTATTTGTTTCTAATTTATCTTCATTATTATTATCAATATTTTTTATGAAATGATGATAAATTTCTAAACATTTATTCATAAAATCATTATATTTTAAATTCTTTTTCATATAATTACAAGTTCCGCAACAAGGCCGAATATTATCATAAACATAACCAACTGAACTATCATATCTATCTAATCCATTATGATGATTATCTGTATTTTCTTTACCACATAAATAGCATGAATTAAATGTAACACTATCATAAATTTCTTTATCAATATCAAAATTTAATTCTTTTTTACTAGCACTATTTACATAATTATTATAAACAGGATTATAATTATGAAATGATTCTGGATATAATTTTCCTTCAATTAGTTTATTATAAACAAGAATATGTTCTATAATGTTTTTAAATACATCTAATGATAAACAACATTTCATCATATTACACATTTTACAAGAACTTACACAATTATTTTCAATATATCCAAATTTTGAATCAATCCTATCAAGTCCGTTAAAACCTTTATCTTGAATTTTTCCACAATAATAACATTTATCTTTGACTAATTCTGTAAAATATTCAATATTTAATTCAAAATGAAGTTGTTTAGTTAAAGCACTTTTTTTATAAGTTTGAAAACTATAATGAATATTATTTATTCTTGCTTCATTATATTCAATAACTTTTTCAGTATTTAATGAACGCCAGTTCTTTTGTATTTCCGCGTTATGTTTTAAATAATTATCTAAATCTTCATTCATTTTACGTTGTCTATAATTCATCCAATATAAAACAACTTTATCATAATTATTTTCTTTCCATTCTTTTTTAACTTCTTTGCGTTCTGGTTTTTGTGAATTAATTCTTGCTAACTCATTCACATGTTCCTTATCTCTCTTTTCATCTGCAATCTTATAAGAAACACGACAATTTTTACAAGTTTTAGTTTCGCCATTATTTCCTTTAAACATTTCAATAGTAAAATCCTTGCAACATACAGAACAAGTTTTCATACCTTGAATTTGACATGGTTCTTCAGCAGCAGCTTTACGAATAGAATGGTCATATTCACGTTCTTTTTCACGACATTCATCACAACGTTTAAACTGATACTCTTTAGGTAAAGGATTACGGCAATTTTTATATTTATAATTAGAACAAGGAATCATTCCAGATTTTAAAGTTTCTTCAACATAATATTCGCATTGATGTTTTCCACAATAATTATTCTCATCACTTTTTTTAAAAGAACAGCCTTCTTTTGCACAAAGAATAATATTTTCACGTGCATCTTTACGATTATCTTGACCTCTTAAACGACATTTTTCACAAGTATTATATTCACCGAGATAGTGCATTTTTTTACAAGTGCTACAAAGTTTAATTTCAGATAACATTTCAGGTGTGTATGAAATCATATAATCGTGATAACGACAAAATCTATCATTGGTAGCACTATTACGACAAGGGTTTTGGTTACGGTCTTTTGCTAAACACTTCATTTTATTTTTTTACATCTTCATAAAAAATAAAATAATATTCAATCAATTTTATTTATAAGTTTTATAAATTTCATAAAATAATAAAATTATCGTAAAGAATTATCAATATTTTTTTCTATTTCAGTTAATTCGGATGGTAATAATTTATTATTTATATCAAGTCGGTCTTTTACGATAACATTTTTGTTTTCGTCGATAAATTTATAAGCATCTTCTGGCGTATATACAAATTTAAGTGGTTTTTTAGTTTTGTAAAATCTTTTTACGATTGCAAACAATACATCAATAATAGAACCAGAACTAGTATAAACAGATGTAGCAATTAATTTTTCTTCTAATAATGGACCATAATCACTTAATAGTTTAACAAATTCCATAATATAATTTGGAGATATGATTCCAATTTTTCTAACATCCATTATAAAACCAAATAACCCATTGTCGGATTTAATATATTCTAACGATTCTTTAATATCATCAATCGTCATTCTCCATTGTAATGAAGTAGGAACATCTTTATTAACAGTTAAAAAAATAAAAGTAATATTATCTTTTTTTAATTTTTGAATAGTTACAAAAGGTTCAATGTTCATTTAAAAAAATACTATTTAATAATTAAAAATTTTTAACGAATAATATATTTAAATGTTATAATTTAAATTTTAAAAGAATAAACGGTTCATATTTACTGCCTCGATATTATTATCTTGTAAGAATAACTTTTTAATAAGAGAATTATCTCTAAATCTAAAAGTAAATGTTTTATTTTTTTCCTTTCGACCTACACGGCCAATTGCCTGAATAATTTTTTCCTGTGTCATTTTTAATAAATCATCTGATAAGTAAGCATGACAAAATTGATAGTTTGTTCCATAAATATAATCACTACTTGCGATGATAATACCTAAATTTTTATCTTCAGCTAATTCTTTCATAATATCATTATAATCATTTGCGGTTGGATTGAAAACACCAATACCAAGTAATAATAGAATTTTATAGGATAGACGAACATCTAACCTCATAATTTTTTTTACATATTCTTCATCAATATTACTGGAAAATGCATTAGATGATTCATAATCTAATTCTTTTGGTGCCCATTTCTTAAAATGTTCTCTGTTATTAGGAATATAAATTGGTCGAAGTTGAATAACCTTTAATTTTTTCTCTAAACTTGTGATTTCATTAATAATAGAGAATACTTCTGGGTTAGCCTTTTCATCCTTTTCCTTCATTTTTGTATTATTATTTTCTTCATCTTTAACCTTTGAGGCAGTTTTATCCTCTAATGTTTTATTAAGTTTTGATACTTTTTCAGAAATAATATTGTTGTATTCGATTTTCATTTCAAGTTCTTTATAGTCTTCATCTTTAATTCCACAGTTACTAAGATAGTAATCCATCCATTTTACGGGGTCTTCACACAGATAAATAGTTGGGCCATGTGTAAGAGTATAACTAGAAGATGTACAAATTTCAATACCAACATTTAACTTCTTTTTAATAATACTATTATTATACATTTGAATAAAATCATTCCATAACTCTGGCTTAAATTCTTCAATCACTTTGTAATAATACATACGAATTTTTTGAGAATTGATTGTATTTAATTCTGGAAATTCATTAAGAATATCATTAGATGCTTTTAAAATGAAATAGGAACATTCGCTTAAACTTAGAAATTTCATATGACTTTTTCCATGTGTTTGGATAAATTGAATAAGTTCGCTATGTTCGTTAAATACATTATGAGGCATAATAATATGTCCATTTGTATCAGTTAAAGTAATATTTGTTGTTTCATCAAGAGTTTCAATATAATGATGTTCCGGTGATTCATTTGTTGTGTTATTAAAGAATTTTGTTTTATATTTTTGAATAAGTTCACTTAATTCATCTTCATTTGGTAAAGTAGCAGATGATAGAATAATATTTGGAATTGTATTAATACTCCAAATTTTTTGAATGTCAGAATGTAATGAATGTTCATTATAATCCATAGTAATTGTAGGTTCATCCCAGAAAATAACAATTTCTTCTTGTTTAAAGAATGATAACATATATAATGAAGCAACTTCAAATGATTGAATATCGCAAATCATCATTTCAACGTTTCTTCCATCGCTATTAACTGGGCGTTTTCTTCCTTTAATTTCATTATAGGAACGAATAGCTGAATAATGAAGGCGAACATCATCCGGAGTAACACACCCAAATGAAAATCCAATTTTACAACCTACATTAATAGCACTTTTAGCAAGACTTAAACCGATATGACGTGAAGCACAAATAAAGATAACTTTATATTGAGTTGTTAAACCAATTGGGGTTAATGTTTTACCTGAGCTAGTTGGAGCGCGATAAAAGATTAACTTTTTCTTATTTGTTTTCATTAATGAATAAATTTGTTTTTGATGTTCATATAATTCGATTGGTTTATAATTGTAAATAGAGTTATTTTCGATAAAGTCATAGGTGTTTTCAATAAATTTAATAACATTCATTTTTGGACGATGTTCATCCAGAAACACTTTTACAAAATGAAGAATATATTTATTGATATTATAAATGCTGAGTAAGTATTCAATATTGTAAAAGTATAATTCTTTTTTATTATCGGCATTATCTTTATTTTTTACAAAGTTTTTCATAAATGTAAGAATATTGTATTCAACAGAAGATTCAACTAAATGTTGATTTGATTTAAGACGAATATTATCCGCTTTATTTAATACCTTTTTAGGTTTATCTAAAAGAATATTAGTCATTTTATATTTTTTTACAAATCCATCAATAATATCCTTAAGAAGATTTACATAAATATAATAATCTTTATCGGGATGTTCAATCTTTAAAATAGAGCCAATAGTTAAATTTGTTTGAAGACTTACATTAATATCATTAAATCCGTTTTTAATTAATGTTAAAATAGATAATTCTTTAGAATCAACAGCATGCTCCATACTTTCCCACTCATACTTAGAAAGTTTGGATTGTTGAAATTCGTTCATTAAGGTAGCGGTCGAAAAAGTTGACATTTTGGTCTCAAAGATACATTTTTATGATGGATTGTTTTTCATTCAATTTTTTTATGGAGAGAAAATAATAGGGTCTGATAAACTACCTATTGTCAAAAAATTATTAGTTCCATATATATCTTGTAATAAAGCCCATTCAAATATTCCACCAAAATAAATATATACATTATTTAAACCTAATTTTTTTAAAACATTGTATTTATGAACAACTGACATATCAGAATAATTTCTACCATAAATAATAATTTCTTGTGATTTATTTTTTTTTATTAAATTATTAATATATTCTGTTTCTTTATTTGCTTGTATAGTTCCATAAATTAAATAAGACTGTTCATTGTCTGGTAAAGTACTAATAAGTATTGCATCCGATACTTTTATTTTTTTTTGAATTTCTTTAAAATTATATGTTTTAAAAGATGAATATATGTTTCCCATGATTGAAATAAATATATAATTTTAAATAAAAATCTATATGTAAATTAAATTTATATTTTCACTAATTATACAAGTATCTTCACAATTTTTATTATATAATTGTTTTATTTGCTGTTGGAATAATTGGAATAGTTTAAATATTTGTATTAATAGAATTTGTAATAGGTGGAGTATATAATAGAGAATTTATATTTGATTCATTTGCATTTGGTCCTATATTAAAAGAAAGAATTACATCTACCTTTTCTTTTTTGAAACATTTTGAAGCAGAAATAGATAGTTCTTCTCTTCTCTTTCTAGAAACATTAACACTTTGTACAGAATTATTGTGTTTTTTATTTCTAGATATACTATTATTAGCATTCATATCTTTTAAGATTATGTCATAATTTTCTTCAATATATTCAATAATTTTATTTTCAATCGCCCATTTAAAAAAATTTAATTGTCCTATTGTAGTTTCAATACTATAATCTTCATTAATAGGCATTTTAATTCTCTCCCATCTACAAAAAGGATCAAATCTTTTTTTAGAGTAAGCTTTTAATTTTAATTTATAATCATCATACACCTTAAATCTATTATTTATTTCAGTTGAATAAATTGTAAAATATTTTTTTGCATAATTAGTAGAAAACCAATCAACAATTCTTAAAGAAATTCTCTCTTCTTTACCATTTATAATTTCTAACATTTTTTCTAAATTTTCATTATTACTATAGAATTTTTTTAATTTATATAATAATAAATCATTCTGAGATTTCATTGTAAATAAGTATTTAATTTTTTTTAAATAATTTTTAAATAAATATTAATTTTTAAGTTATTCATTTATTTCATCTAATTTTTTCAATACTAAGTTTTTACCTTGTTTAAAATAAATATGATTTTCGGTTCTTCTTTGTAAATTACATTTTAAACAAGATATACATGTATTATCAGCATAATGACCTTTGTTATTATCAAATCTTTCTAAAGTCCATTGTGATGTTTGTTTTCTTTTGTTATATATAATAAATAAATCACAACTACAATAATAACATTTTAAATTACATTCGTATAATTTTTGTATAATTTCTTCTAATGTTATATGTTTTTCTTTATCGAATTTTGATTTGATTTTATCTTGGCTTTTATAAGCACTGTGTTTTTTTCTAATTTCTCTCAACATATCTTTTATATGTTCATTATCATTATCGTATTCTTTATTATATAGTTTTTCTAAAATTTCAATTTGATTAAAACTAATATCTTGAATAATATTTTTTATAGAGTTATCTTTAATTACTATGCATTTCATATAAAGAATTTACATATATTTAAATATATAATATAAACAAAATGGCCGAAGCTTGCAAAGAATATAATAGTATGAAATATAGGAATATGATATTAAAAGGTACTAATATTGAGTGTACTACTCAAACAATGTCCGCAGATAAATTAGATGATTTTTTAAATAAGGATATTGAACAAAATCGAAAAAATATTTGGACAAAGTTATCAAAGACAGAGAAATGTAAAAGAATAAAAGAATATATTGATAATAAATTGACAACCCAATATCAATTAGATAGTAATGATAAGCTGACAGCTCTAAAATTTTTTAATTTATTACTAGAACGTAAAAAATTAAGTAAAAGTAATGAATTATCCTATAATAAAGAAGAACATTTTATTGAACAAGTAACTGGTTTAATTTTTAATCCAATTACAAGAAAATTTTCTATTAATAATGAAGTTAAAACAAATAAAACAATAAAAAAAGTAAAACCATTAAAAGAAAAGGAAATGAAAACTAATTCAAATGTAAATGTAAATGAGTCAAGCAATGATGTAATTAATGAATCTTTAAGTGATTAAAGATATAAATAAATTTATTACATTATAATATGACAAAATGCAAAAAAATAAATAAAATCGTAAACGAAATTTACATAATTCAATATTTATTTTTATTTTTGAAAAACTTTATTATGAAATATATAAAAGAAATTTATAAATATATATATCTATATATGTCGTCAAAATTAAATAAAATTAAATATTTATTATAAAATTGAATATAAACATTTTTTATAAATTTTATAATATAGTCATAAAGTATTATGGAGGAAAAGGTTATTGGATACTTGACAGAAAACCCAAATTTATTTATAGAACCAAAGTTTATAAATAAATTATATTTAGATGAGTATAATACTTCAGATAATAAAAAAGAGTTTGATGAAAATATATATATATGGTTATCTAAATATGATAAACATAGAAGTGAAACAACTTATCAATATTCTGAAAAATTAAATTTAGAATCAAAAATAAAATATTTAATGGATCTTCCACAACCAATTCAGAGAACACCTGAATGGTTTGAATTAAGACAAAATCACTTGACTGGTACAAGTATCTCAAATATATTTGATACAACTGCTTCTCTTAATCGTTTGATTTTCGAAAAATGCAAACCGATCGATCTAAATAAATTTAAGCCATCATTAAGTGAAAATAGTATGACATGGGGACATAAATATGAACCAGTTACTGGTATGCTATATGAAAAATTCAATAATACTAAGATTAGTGATTTTGGATGTATTAAACATCCAATTTATGATTTTTTAGCTGCGTCTCCAGATGGAATTGTAACAGGAGAAAATAATTATGGACGTATGATTGAAATAAAGAATGTAGTTTCTAGAGTAATTGATGGAATTCCTATTAAAGATTATTATATTCAAATGCAGATACAAATGGAAGTATGTGATTTAAATGAATGTGATTTTATTGAAACAAAATTTACTGAATTAGAAAATAGAGAGGAATATGAAAAAGAGAAAGATAGAGAAAAAGGTATTATTGTAGTATTTGTTAAGAATTGTGAAGAATTTATTTATGAATATATGCCATTAGATATAACTAATTATGAGGAATGGATTGATGAAACATTATTAAAATATGAATTAGATAATACAGTAGAATGGTTTAAATATATTTATTGGAGGTTGGATATATATTCATGTGTATTAGTAAAAAGACGTCCAGAATGGTTTAATTTCGCACTTTCGAAAATAAAGGATACATGGAATATTATATTAAAAGAAAAAGATACAGAAGAATATCTAAAAAGAGCTCCAAAAAAAAGAGTAAAAAAAGAAACAAATGAAATGAAAGATGAAATGGATGAACTAGAGAAATCAAATGGGGAATACATACCACTTGTATCTAAATGTTTAGTTAAAAATATATAGAGAAAGACTGTTATAATATAATATATAGAATATCAACTATGGAAGAAACTTTACATATGAGTGTAATAAAACGCAATGGTGTAATTGAAGATTTGTCTTATGATAAGATTGTACAAAGAATTAAACAATTATGTTATGGAGATTTAAATATTCAATGCAGTAGTTTAGTTATGAAAATTATGAATCAATTACATAATAATATTCCTACTACAAAAATCGATGAGTTAATTGCCGAACAATGCGCATCGATGGGAGTTCATCATTTTGATTATTCTACGTTGGCTAGTAGAATTATTATTTCTAATCATCAAAAAGAAGTTCCTTCTTCTATTTTAATATTTGTAAAAGCAGTATATGATGATAAAAATAATAATTATTTATCTGAATCTTATTTTGATTTTGTAGTAAAACATCATATTTTATTAGATGAAATGATGGATCATTCTAGAGATTATTTAATTGATTATTTTGGTTTTAAAACATTAGAACGTGCTTATTTAATTAGAAAAGATAATAAGGTAGTAGAGAGAATTCAACATTTATGGTTAAGAGTTGCTATTCAAATTCATAATGAAGATTTAGATAAAGTAAGAGAAACATATAATTCATTAAGTTTAAAAGAATATATTCATGCTACACCAACTTTATTTAATTCTGGAACAAAACGACCACAATTAAGTTCTTGTTTTTTAATGGCAATGGAGGATGATAGTATTCATGGAATTTTTAATACATTATCTGAGTGTGCTAGTATCTCTAAATGGGCTGGCGGAATTGGTTTACATATTCATAATATTCGTTCTGAAGGAAGTCATATTACAGGAACCAATGGAACATCAAATGGTATTGTACCAATGTTAAGAGTATTTAATAATACTGCTAGATATGTTGACCAAGGAGGTGGTAAAAGAAATGGTAGTTTTGCTATTTATTTAGAACCTTGGCATGGAGATATTGAAGGATTTTTAGATTTAAGAAAAAATCACGGAGATGAAGAATTAAGAGCGAGGGATTTATTTTATGCATTATGGATTCCAGATTTATTTATGGAAAAGGTAGAAAAAAATGAAGAATGGTATTTAATGTGTCCAAATATTTGTAAAGGATTATCAGATTCATATGGGAATGAATTTAAGGAATTATATAATTCATATATTTCTAAAAATATGTATATTAAAAAAATTGGAGCAAGAGAATTATGGTTTAAAATTTTAGATAGTCAAATGGAAACTGGAACACCTTATATGTTATATAAAGATGCTTGTAATAATAAATCAAACCAAAAAAATCTTGGTGTGATTAAATCGTCTAATTTATGTTGTGAAATTGTTGAATATAGTGATTCAAATGAGACGGCTGTATGTAATTTAGCAAGTATCTCTCTTTCTTCTATGGTAAATAATAAATCATTTGATTATGAAAAATTACATCGAGTTACAAAACAATTAACTATTAATTTAAATAAGTTAATTGATGTAAATTTTTATCCAACAGACAAAACAGAAACAAGTAATAATAGACATCGGCCTATTGGAATTGGTGTTCAAGGGTTAGCAGATGCATTTGCTTTAATGGATATTCCTTTTGAATCTAGAGAAGCAAAGGATGTTAATATTAAAATTTTTGAAACAATTTATCATGCTTCATTAGAACAAAGTATGGAATTAGCAAAAATAGATGGACCATATTCTACTTTCTATGGTTCTCCATTATCAGAAGGTAAATTTCAATTTGATTTATGGAATTTACAAAATAGTAATAGTAATTTTAATTGGAATGAACTTAGAGAAAATATTATGAAATATGGTGTAAGAAATTCATTATGTGTTGCGCCAATGCCTACTGCTTCAACGAGCCAGATTCTAGGAAATAATGAATGTTTTGAACCATTTACAAGTAATGTATATACACGAAGAACACTTGCTGGCGAATTTATGGTAGTAAATCGTTATTTAATGAAAGAACTGATTGATTTAGGTATTTGGAATTTAAAAATTAAAGATAAGATTATTGAACATAAAGGTTCAGTACAGCATATTGATGAAATTCCAAAAAATATTAAGGATAAATATAAAATTGTATGGGAAATTCCAATGAAACATATTATTGATATGGCTAAAGATAGAGGGCAATATATTTGTCAAAGTCAATCTATGAACTTATGGATTGAAGAACCAAATTATAAAATATTAACAGCAATGCATTTATATTCTTGGAAATCTGGATTAAAAACCGGCATGTATTATTTAAGACGTAAAGCAAAACATCAAGCACAACAATTTACTATTATTCCAGAAAATAAAACAAATGAAGAATGTTTAAATTGTTCAGCTTAATTCGATTTCACCTACTTCGTTAACTTCAAAATTATTTTTAGTTTTATAGTTTTTAATAGATTCATTTGGTGGATCATTTAAATTTCTAATTTTAGAATTCTCAGATATATTAGAACTATCAGAAGTATAAAAATCTGGACTATCTGGTTCTTTATTATTTTCATCATTTTCTGTTTCATTATTTTTAAAAACTTTTACATTTTCTCTATTCATGTTAAAATTATTATTCATATTATTTTTATTATTTTTATTATTTTTATTATTTAATTGTTCATTTTCAATTGTATTATTTAGATTATCCGATTTATTATTTTTTAATTCATCGTTATTTAATTCATCGTTAATATTAGAATTTATATTATTATTTTCACTATTATTTTCATTATTATTTTCATTATTATTTTCACTATTATTTTCATTATTATTTTCATTATTATTTTTTTTAGTTTTATTATTCAAAACAAATGATTTCTTTTTTGTTTTTCCTTCAAATAAAATGATTCTACCTTTTCTATCAATTTGACCAATAGAAGAAGTAGAATCATTACTTTCATATAGATGTCCCTTTTTTAAATAATATTTTTTATTATCCATTATAAAATAATTTTGCATTGAATCAATTTCTTGTTCAACTTCTTTTATTAATTTAGAAGCTTCTCTAATTTTTTTAGTTAATTTCATAATAAAATATAAAAATATAAAATATATAATTAAAATGACTTATTTTAGATTAGGTATGAGCGAATCATCATTAGTATTTGTTTATTTCGTAGAAAATAATATAATTTTAAATGATTATGAAAAAATATTATTAATAAATTTTAAAAAATCAATAATTAATTGGTTTTATACAACTTCTGGATTTTTTGATATATCAATTAAAGGTTCATATTTTGATTTTAATGAAGAATATGAAAAAATAATTAATTCAGAAACTTATAATAATTATTTTAATAATTTATTAAAATTTATAAAAGATAATGATTTTACAAATTTTTATTTTAGATGTCATAAAATAGACAACTTTACTAAATTTTTACCATTATTTTTTAAATATATTAATAAAGAAAATGAATTGATGAATCATATGATAAATAATATAACAACTCAAAACTTTGAAAAAGATGAAAAAACCTTTTATAACATTAATCAAATAATAAATAATAATTTAAATAATAAAAAGGTTTTATTAATTCATAATTTATCCGAATTAATGATAGAACAATATAATAATGGAAATATAAATAAGATAAATGAAAAATTTCCTAAAATATCATTGATTGTACCTTTAAAAATAGGATATACATTTTTAAATACATCACTAGATAATGCGAATAATATAATAGAAAGAAGTAAAATAATTAATTCATATATAGAAGATATTATAGATAAATATAATATTGATTTTGTGATTATATCATGTGGAGCATATTCATCCCTTATATCAATCAGTCTACATAATAAAGTAGAATATTGTATGATAGGTGGAGAGTTAGAGAAAGAGTTTGGTATTATTACAAATCGTAATAAAGAATTAATTATAAATAAAGATCATTATATAAATGTTCCCGATAAATTAAAGCCATTATTACATGAAATAATTGAAAATAGTTGTTACTGGTGAAATCTTTTTTCTACTTTATTTTATATGAAGTTAAATATTTATATATTTCTTTTACTAGGATTAATCATTTTATCTTGTATATTGTATTTATTAATAACAAATAAAGAAGGTTATAGTGATTTAGAAAAGACAACTAATTCTGATGATAATTTGACTTCTTTAGAGGATGAAGATATACCGGGATGTGAAGGAAACGATTCTAGAGTTCCTCCTTGTTATAGTAGTGTTCAATCTGATTATAATGATTTTACTTCAGATTTTTTAAGAGATGATAATTATATATTAAAAACACAAATCGTAACGCCAGTATGTCCATCAAATCCATATACTCCTTTTGGAAGTGATATATCTGCTAATACTGAAACATCTAATTTAAATTTTTCTGATTTTTCTAGCTTCTTAAATTCTAAATATACAAGAGACAGTAGTAATAATAGTATAAGTAGTGCTGGAGATGGTTCATTTAATATATATAATAATATTACAAACACAACTTATAAAACAGAGAATATAAGCCCTGGAGCAGAACCTAAGATAGACCCAACCGCTGTATCGAATTGGATGTTATCTAATCCACATACAAATAATGATACAGTAAATAATAATCCAAAAGAAGACCCAAAATATAAAAATGAGACACCAGCACCCGCAAGTAATGTTTCAAATAATACAAGTCAACCATCTACAATATCCGAATCAAATAGCACATGTCCTCCTTGTCCATCATGTCAGAGATGTCCAGAACCGATTGTTGATTGTAAAAGAGTCATTAATTATAAAAATCCAAATGCTTTATCGAATGTTCCAGTACCTATCATAGATGATTTTAGTAATTTTACAAAATAATAATTAATTAAATTTAAATCTTTTTTTTTTACAGTTTTCATCCATTTGAAATGTATTACATTTTTTAGTTTGAGGAACAATTTTTAATACGCATTTTGCCTTTTCACCATATAATGATTCAGTACAACCTTTTTCTTTTTTAGGAATAATTTTGGTATTACATCTAGCCCGAAAATGTTCATATCTTTCTCTAACATCTTCATATGATAATCCAGAAGTTTTACCTAACATTTTATTAACTAATTCATGTAAAGAATATATATATTTAGAGAAGGTTTCTCTGTTTTTCATATCACTTATTTTTAATGGATGATGTTTGAGGTTTTTAACCAAATTGATTCTACAATATTTACAAGGTAATACATTTCTTAAGTTTAGAATAAAATCGCGATAATTTTTCTTTTGTTCTTGTGTAGGTTCCATAGGATAATTAAAACTCATAGTATGTAAAAAATGCCATATACCAGGCCCCCATACAGTAGTTAACATTCCATCACCACTTTGATAATCTGAATCAGTATAAGTTTTTTTTAATATTTTACGTGTAACCATTATATAAAATATTAAGAAAATAATAAATTATAATTATATAAAATATGGAGATTGTGTATGCAAATAATTTATTTATAGTACTTTTATTAGTATTACTGTTAGACTTATATTTAAAAAATAAAATATTTTTATTATTGAGTATCTTTTTATTATTTATTTATATTTGTATAATTTTAACTAGTGAAATAAATAAAACTAATATATTATATGTTGCAATTTTATTGTTCTTTTTATATTTTTTAATAAAACAATTATTTAATAGAATATTAAAACATATATTTTAGAAATATTTCATTTATACTTTGTTATTTTTTCTTTATTAATTGAATAATCGAATCTTTTGTATTATTTTTAAATTTATATTTATTGAATTGAATACGAACTAATTCTTCATAATAATGATTATTTATATAATAATCAGATTTATTTATAAAAATATATTTATTGGAATTATATTCTTTAATGATCATATTAATAAATAAAGAATATAATTATGTTTATTATGTTTTATAAATTTATAAAACAATGAATTATATTTTAATTGCATTTCTTATTATTATATTTATAGGATTATGTTATTTTTTGTATAATAAATATATTAAAAAAGACCCTACATTATTTATTCCTAATGATGAATATAAAAGCGAATTAAAAAAAACAAATAGTTGTGATATAATATTATTTAGCGCAGATTGGTGTCCACATTGTAAAGAAATTCAACCAGAATGGGAAAAATATACTGGTAATTATTATAATAAAAAATATAATGTTCAATTCAGAAAAATTTTAGGAGATGATGATTCTAGCTTAGTAGAAAAATATAATATTGATAGTTATCCATCCATTATATTAATTAGAGATGGGGTAACGTATGAATATGACTCTAACTTTTCCAAAGAATCTATGGATCTTTTTATTGAGACTATTATGGATAATTAATTTCTAAATATTTTAAAATGGAACCTCATTTGAACATTGATGAACTATATGAAACTAAAAAAAAAAGTGATTTATATCGCTTGGAAGCATTTAATAAATTATTATTAAAAATACATGATAAAATTAAAATAATATCTAGACATAGAAATAATAATAATATATGTTGTTATGTAATACCAGAAATTTTAATAGGATATCCAACATATGATATTGGAGAATGTATTGGATATATTGTTCATAGATTAAATAATGATGGTTTCTTAACTAGATATGTACATCCAAATATGTTATTTATAAGTTGGAACCATTGGATACCTTTATATGTTAGAGAAGAATACAGAAAAAAAACTGGTATAGAAATAGATCAATTTGGAAATAAAATAGAAAAACAAGAAAAAGAATCTATAGTTAGATTTAATAAAACTACTACTGATAAACCAAATAAAGGTTATACAATATCAAAAAATAGTAATATATATGATGATGAATTAATAAATAGTTTAAATAATTTTAAAATTTAAAGTTGAGTAATAGGATTTACTTGTTGTTTATCAGATGGATTATCAATTGGTTTCTTAGTAGTGTTATCTGTTGAATTATCAGTTACATGTTGTATTTGTTCAGTAGATGGTTCACTAGATGGTTGAGTTTTATTTATAGGATTTATAATTTTATTATCTTGTGTCATATTTTTAAATGAATTAGAGAAAACACTGAAAAATGATTTTTTAGGTTGTTCGATTTGTTTTTCTGGTTGTTCAACCTTTGGCTCTTCACCAAATGATAATTGGGATTTTGTATTATTTATGGTTGGCATCATAGTACTAGTTTCTTTTGTTTCTTTTGTTTCTTTTATTTCTCTCATTTCATTTGTATTTATTTCAGATGGTTTTGATTCTTGACTAGGATTTTCTTGTATAGGTTTTTGTGTAGTTTCATCTTTTTTTTCATCATTTGATTTAAATACACTCATAATTGTACCTAAAAACCCTTTCGAATCTTCTTTAGATTCGTCTTGTTTATCTTCATTATATTTTTCTGGAGATTTAAACGAAGATTCATATGGAAGTTGTTGTGGATTTTCAGATGATATTTCATAAGAAATATCTTGTTTTGTTTTTGGAATTGTTTCTTGTGTAGACATATCACTATATAATGAAGTAGGTTGTATATTTATATAAGGCTTTTCAGTTGTTTCAGTTTTTTCAGTTGTTTTATTTAAAGATTGAATTGGTGTAGGATTATATATTTTTTCTGTTGTAAAATTATTTATAGACGATACTTTAGGTGTTTTTAAATTATATTTATTTTGTGATATGTTAGGAGATATTTTATTAAAATTAAAATGTGTTTGTTGTAAAGTTTGTTGTTCATATTGTGGTGGAGATTGTTGTAAAGTTTGTTGTTCATATTGTGGAGGAGATTGTTGTAAAGTTTGTGGTTCATATTGTGGAGGAGATTGTTGTAAAGTTTGTGGTTCATATTGTGGAGGAGATGGTTGTAAAGTTTGTGGTTCATATTGTGGAGGAGATGGTTGTAAAGTTTGTTTTTGTGATTCATATATATATTGTGATGGATTTTGAGTTGATTGGTCATATTGAGGTGTCAATAAAGGATTAACTATAGAATGATTATCTGAAATATTATTTACTTGATCTCTTTTAAAAGAAGAATTCATATATTCTGGATTGTATGATTGTTGTAAAGTTTGAGATGGAGATTCTATATTTTCAAAATTTTCTGGAGATTCGAATAATTGTTGTTCTTTAGGTATATAGTTATATTCACCAGTAGAACTGGTATTTTTCGTTTGATTATTGAATTGTTCATTCATAATTTGTTGAGGTTGTTCTTTAGTATTAAAAGGTTGATTATATAGAGGTTCTATATTTGTTTGATTTGAATTTGGATACATTGCAAGAGGAATATTTGTAATATTTTTATTTTTATTTATATTATTATTTCTCTCATTTGATATATTAAAACTTTGTTCTTCATATAATTCTTCAAATGTTAATATTGCTTGAATAAATAAACGTTCACAACTAGAATATAATTTAATAATGGTATCTCTCGTTTCATTTTCAATTTGTAATATCATATCCATAGTTAAATCTGGATTTATCATATATGTTGGTTCATTTGAACCAGTCGATTTAATTAAAAAAATTTGTTTTAAAATTGAAATTAATTTTTGTCTAAATAATGTAGTAGAATCTTCAATTAATTTAATTTTATTTAAATATTTTTGTATTAAATGATGATTTCTTGGAACAATCATATCTTTTTTAAAAAATGTATCATTACAATAATTTAATCCTTTAAAATCTAATAATTCGATATCTTTAAAACTTTTTATTTCAACTGGTTTAACCTTATTTCCTGTAAAAACTTGATAAAATAATGTTAAATCTTTATTATATTTTTGTTTCATTTCTTTACTTTGTTTACTCCATTCTTTTGTTTCATAATCAAAAATATCATAATACAATAAATCTAATTCTTTAATGCCTATTTCATCATTTAATTGAAAAACCATCGGAGAATCACATATTTTTTCGCCTGGATTAATTGTAACAAAACTTTCATCATTCATATCTAATTTATTTTTTAAAATATTAATTCTTTTTCTACATAAATTCATTGGATTTGATAATTGAGATAATATTGGCTGAGCATTACGTGGAATTGATTTATATTGTTCAATATCTTTTAAATAAAAGAATTGTTTTTCACCATTTTCATCTTCATATGAATATTGTGGGTCAATTGTAGAAACAATTGCACTATAAATTGTTAAAATTTTAATATAATATTTTGAAATATTTTGAATCATTTGATTTTTTAATTTTTCATTAGAAGGAATTAAATTAAAAACAGCATTTTGTATAGTACTTTCACCTTTAATTTTATGACTTAATGCTCCGATTTCAAAAGGAGATAATTTATCATTAAATATTTTATTTGTTAAAATTATTAAATTATCATAATATTCTTTATCAGAAAGTCTTAATAAATCAACGGTATTTTGTTTTAAAATATAATGTATTGCAATATCATCTATTTGACTAGATAATGTAATTGTTTCTTCGGGAGTTATATTTTCCTTTTTTTCGAATGAAAAATATATATTTTTCGGTAAAACATTACCCATTTTATTATAGACAAATATAATAAAATAAAAATTGATTTATATCTAATTGAAGAAAAAAATGAAATAAAATGGAATTTTCTGGTAAAAAACTACTAACAGATGTTTGGAATTTATTTGATAAAGAATTAGATAGAGAAATATTAAATAATGATGAAATCGAAGAAAGTTGTTTATTAAGCGATTATACAGATAATATATGTGAAATGTGTGGTGAACAATTATTTATTTCAGATGAAGGGTTTAATTGTTGTTCAAATAAAAAATGTGGAAAAATATATAAAGATATTTTAGATTTTGGCGCAGAATGGAGATTTTATGGTGCGGATGATACGAATTCTTCTGATCCAACAAGATGTGGTATGCCAATTAATCCATTATTAAAAGAATCTTCATTTGGTTGTAAAATTTCTTGTAATAGTAAATCTAGTTATGAAATGAGAAAAATTAGAAGATATACCGACTGGCAGTCTATGCCTTACAAGGAAAAATCTAAATATGATGATTTTCAAATGATTAGCATTCACGCAAGTAATTCTGGAATTTCAAAAAATATTATTGATGATGCAATTCGTTATTATGATAAAATTTCAAATGCGAAAACATATAGAGGAATTAATAGAGACGGGTTGTTAGCAGCATCTATTTATATATCATGTAGTATTAATGAAACTCCTAGAACATCAAAAGAAATTGCAACTATATTTAGATTAGATAATACAAGTGCTACAAAGGGATGTAAAAATGCATTAAATATTTTGAATGATTTAGAAATAAATAATGATGAAAAGACTGTATTACATAATTCAACGCCATCATCATTTATTCATAGATATTGTAGTAAATTATCAATTAATACAGAATTAACACAATTATGTATGTTTATTGCAAATATTGTAGAAAAACAAAAATTAATTCCAGAAAATACGCCACATTCTATTTCAGCTGGAATTGTTTATTTTGTATGTCAAAAATGTAATTTAAGTATTACAAAAAAGTCTATTAATAATATAAGTCAAATAAGTGAAGTTACAATTAATAAATGTTTTAAAAAATTAGAATTATATGAAAGTAAATTAATTCCTCCAGTAATTATTAAAAAATATTCGGTATGATTTTAAAAATTTAAATATGATTTAATTATAAATATGATTAAATATGCATTTATAATTCCTTATAGAGATAGAGAACCTCATAAATATTTTTTTACAAAATATATGGAATATTTATTAGAAGATTATCCAAAAGATAGTTATGAAATAGTGTTTGCAAATCAAAATAATGAATTACCATTTAATAGAGGAGGAATGAAAAATTGTGGATTTTTATATATTAAAGAAAAATATCCAGATGATTATAAAAATATTATATTTATTTTCAATGATATTGATACATTGCCATATAAAAAAGGATTATTAAATTATGATGTAAAACGTAATGAAATAAAACATTTTTATGGATTTAATTTTGCATTAGGAGGAATTTTCTCTATACGTGGTGATGATTTTGAAAGATTGAATGGATTTCCTGGTTTATGGTCATGGGGATGGGAAGATTCTGTATTATATGAAAGAGCATTAGCAAATAAAATGTATATTAATAGAGAAGTTTTTTATGATTTTGCTTCAAAAGAAATATTACATTTAATAGATGGATTATCAAAAGATATTTCTATGAAAAACAAAGAAAGATATAATAAAAAAAAAATAACGGACGGATTAAATAATATAAGTTATTTAAATTATTCAAAAAATGAAGAAACCGGAATGCTGGATGTTACTTTTTTTACAAATAGTTATTCACCAATAGACAATACAATAAAAAATGTACCTTTAAAGTTTGACGTAGATTTTGATATAAATAAATATAAAAAGATAAGTTTTAAAAAAATGTTTTTTTAATTTTATTATACTTGTTTATTATCAAAAAAATCTCGAATTGTTTTAAATATTGCTTGATTTGTTGTTGTAGTTTCATTTTTTTTTTGATAACCAAGATATTCTTCAATACATTTATCAATTGTTTTATTCTTTTCAAATGATGCAATCGCTTCTTCTCTCGTATATGTTGTTTGTCTCATTAACATTTTTATTAAAGTTTCTTCGATTTGTGTTTTTAATATTTCTACATTTTTATCTTCACTCATTTTTATAATAATATAAATTATATTTTTTTATATTTTTTTATATTTTTATACTAAATGCATTTAAAACTATATTTTAAATAATATTTATATATTTATATATGTCGATGTCTGAAATTAAAGATACTAAGGAAACAACAAATGAATATAAATTAGATAAAAAATGGAGTTTTTATATTCATTTACATAATACAGATGATTGGAGTTACGAAAGTTATCATAAAATTGCTGAATTAACTAATTTAGAACAATCTATTTTATTAATCAATGAAATTAATTTTGAATTGATTAAAAAATCAATAATTTTTGTTATGAAAGATAATATTAAACCTATGTGGGAAGATGATAATAATAAAAATGGAGGTGGATTTTCTTTTAAAGTTCATAATAAAAATGATATTGAAAGTATTTTTAAAAAATTATTCTATCGTTTAATTGGAAATACATTAACAAAACCTCAAGACATTTCAAATGCGATTAATGGCATTAGTATTTCACCTAAAAAATCCTTTTGTATTATTAAAATTTGGATGAATAGTTGTAAATTTATGAATCCAAATGTATTTGATGGTTTAGAAGATTTAGATAAAAATGGATGTTTATTTAAAAAACATTTGGAAGATAGATAAAATATTTTGTAAAAAATACAAAAACAATACAAAAAAATAAAAAAGATATTAATAATTATTAAAATATATCTTCAATTTTTAATATTTTAATAATAAGAATGATTAAAATTCTCCAGAATTATTTGATACATTTTATATAAAATATATTATTATATAAATGTTTTCGAATAATGAAAAAAATAACGAAAATAATGAAAATAATCCAAATACTCAAATAATTACTAGTAAAATAAAAAGAAAAATATTTTTATTCTTTTTTTTAATTCTATTTGCAATGATTTTATATTATGTTTTTTATAAACCTTATAAACCAAAAAGAAAGTAAAATATATATAAATTATTAAAAATTTTAAATATATATTATTTATGAATTATTGGATGGTAACGGTGCAAGACCTAATTTAATTTCACCTAGAGAAGCGACATTATATTTAATAATTAAAGGTAAATCATTTTCCATATACATTTCAATTTGATTACATAAATTTGTACATTTAATAAAATAATTCAAATTTTTAAGAGAGAATTCTCCTTGAATTACTTTATTATGTTTTTGAATAAAAGCCATACCGTCAGATTCACTACGAATAATTTCAGCACTAGCAAATGCACCACGACATTTAAAAATAAGTTGATTTTTAATATATTTAATCTCTAATTTATCAGAAATACAATGTAAATCGCGAATAATCTTCTGGAAATCATTTGAAGGTAAATTAATAATAGATGAAAATTTTACATCTGGAATAGTTAATTCTTCATGGTCGGGTTCAATCAATTTTAATTTTTGAATTTTACATTGTTCTTTTTGTTTATTTTCAAATTTTAATACAAGATTTTCAACAATACCATTATTATAATCATCGTTCTCTATATAAATAGATAATGTTTCATCTGTATCAATCGTACTAATAAGTTTAAATAAATGAAACATATTAACACCAACAATAATTTTATCTTTATTACATTCATAATATTCAAAATTACTGCTTAATAAATGTAGATGAACAATGATTGTTTGTGATTTATCCATATTAATAATTCTTAGACCATCTTTTTGAAATGTAATATTTGTCTCTAATAATATATCTTTTAATGCAGTCATTAATGTTCTAAAAGGAGCAATTTGAACGGTTTTAATAAGAAGAACATGATTATCAACATTTTCACTTATATTGTTATTTCCATTGTTATTTCCATTTCCATTAAAACTACTCATATTTTATAATAAAAATGTCAAAAACTTTATATTATTTAATTAATATTAATAAAATATTAATAAAAGGAATTAAAATTAGTTATATTAAATATAATAAAATATATTATATTTAAAAATGAGCAAATACCCTAAAGTATTAATAAAAAGTGATTACGGTAAGTTTATTACAATTGTTTTAGACGAATATTTTCAAGAAGATGGAATTATTGAAAGTATTATTAAATTAGATAGTATTAAAACAATCGCAATTTTTAATGATAATATAAAAAATGAAAAATTAGATAATTTTTTTAATGAATTAAAAGTAAAAGATATACTATATTTAAATTACAATAATCAAAATATTGAATTTTCATTATTTAAACAATAAATTAATAAATAAAATAATTAGTTTATTCAGATTGTAATGCCTGAGAATTAATCTTTCTAGTCTTTACATTAGCAGAAATCAAATAAATTGAATTTTCAGTAATAATCATAAGTTCATTTCCAGTTTTCGACATACTAGAAATTGAACTAGTATACTCATCTTTATTCTTTAATAAAATTTTATTTCCATCCTCAGTTACACAAATAGAAATTTTTCCTAAATGAGAGTCTAACCAATAGTCTAATAGAATTGGTTTATCCTTTTCAATAGCATTTTTAAATGCATGTAATGATAATTTTTGAGATGGTAAAGGCATTTCTGAAGAAGCACCACCTGTAGAAGAACTGTTAGTGTTTTGTTGTGGTTGAGTGTTAGACGACATAAATTATAAGATTAAATATATTATTTTTTTATTTTTTGAACTAATATATTTAATTTTTTAGAAACATTGATTTTTTAACCTTCTTTTTAATTTTTTTGGGTAATATAACTGTATTTAATTCGCAAATTTCATTATATTCATCTTTGAATAATTTTCTTAAATATTCATAAATAGTTTCTACAACTTCATCATTGCATTTTCCTACAATTAATACACTTCCCGTTCTAAAAATCATAAAAGATACCTTTTTGATAATTTTATCCTTTTTGTCTTTTTTGTCTTTTGTATCTTTATCTTTTTTATCTTTCTCTTTTTCATCTGTTTCATCTTCATTTGAGATTTTATATTTACATAAAATACCAGGATAACTACATGGATCATAGTTTCCATTAATTCCATATTTCGTTTTTAATATATTGAATAATTTTTCACGATTAATATAATAATTACAAGAAAAGTTAGAATTGATTAAAATTGTAGTTCTATCTTTCTCATAAATATCTGTGTTGTAATAAGGCATTAAAAGACCAATTACTTTATTCATAATTAAATCAACGGATGATTCAGTTTGAATTCCTGGAATTTCGATTTTACCAGTATTGAATAACTTAATATGAAATTCCTTAAATTTATTATCAATAAACATTCTGTAAATGAAAACAAAACTATTATAAAATGCATTCTTTTTTTTGTTTTTATTTTTGTTTTTGATCAAATCATTTTTACAAATTCCAATATCTACTTTTCTAATATCTTTAAAAGTTACTCTTCCAGTTGGGTTATCAATTTGATTTAAAACAACAACATTTAAATTTTTAGTATTGTTTTCAATTAATACCTTAATGTTTTCTTCAAAATCTAATACTTCTTTTTTTGATACAAAATTAAACCTAGTTTCTTTCTTAATAATTCCTTCTTCAAATGAATCATATTCAATCATAGGTAATTTCCAAAATAATTCATTTAAATCAATATTTACATTTAAATAAATAATTTTTGTTTTAGTTGAAATGAAAATAGGTGTACATTCTGGAATTTCATTAGTTTCAATTGGTTCTCTGATCATAGGTTCTTCAAATTTAGAATCTTCTGTAATACCAAAATTAATAAATTTCTCCCAAGCGTCGTCCATTGAATCTGAAAAATCCATTCTCAAACAAGAAATAATTCTGTTAATATACATATTTATATTCTATTATTTTCAAATCAATTATTTTTGTAATAATATAAAGTGAGGCATAAATTTATCATTAAAATAATTCAAATCTTGTTTAATTAATATAAGTGATTTCATCATCATAATAAGCTCAATATCTAAGTTATAATGAAACATTTCTAAAAATAATTTAATTAAAAAATCCTTTAAACAATTATTATTTGCATAATTATTTATTATTTCCTTATTATATTTAATACATGTTTCATGAATCAAATCTTTTTTAATAATATCATAAGAATATGATTTATATATTTGTAAACAATTTACAATCGATCGCATATCAGGATAATAATTATATTTTATGTTTTCAATAATATCATCATTCAATGACATATTTTCACATTCAATGATTTTATTAATATATTTATTAATCTCTTTATGATTAATATAAAATGGAATCATTAATAGATAATCTCTTAATGCAGGTATTAACTTACTAATATAATTGCAAATGAGACAGAACCTTACATTAGATTTTGTGATTAAATTTAATAATGATTGTTGTGCTTGTTTTGTCATAGAATCTACTTCATCTAAAATTACAAATTTTAATTCATTATTATATAACCCTTTCGAATTAATAAATGAATATAATTGATTTCGAATAACTTCTATTCCGCGATCATCTGATGCATTTAAATGAATAACATTATTTTGAAAATTATATTTTTGTTGATATCTTTTTATCAAACACATAATAGTAGTTGTTTTCCCCGTTCCTGGTTGTCCATAAAATAATAAATTTGGAAATAATTGTTTATCTATCATGTTATCAATTAAAGTTTTTGTTATTGGTTCTATAATAATATTTTCTAGTTCATTAGGCCTATATTTTTCTGTCCAAGTTAGCATATTTATGAATGGATGTTTTAAAATATTTATATTGATTAATTAAAACAATATAAATTATATTTTAAATAATGAATAAATGAATTCAGATAAAAACATTGATAAATATGTTGATAAAACTACCGAAAAAATACATAAAAAAAGAGGAAGAAAACCAAAAGGAGGAAAGATAGTTAAAAACGATAATAAAGATATAAATATAATTATAGAGAAAAAAAATATTATATTACATTTAAAATGCAAATTATCAGATTTACAAAATGATATTTTTAATAATATTACAAGTTATAATCCGAATGTTTGTAATGTTGAACCTTATCAAGAAGATACTTCATATGAAGTTATAAATTCTACAATAGATAGTGAACAAATAACTTTCGATGAAACTGAAAAAAAAAATAATAAAAATAATGATAAACAAAAAAAAGAAATATATGATAAATTATCTGAATTAGAAAAGAATTTAAATACTAATAATATAAATAAAAAATCAGCGTGTTTTTGGTGTACATATGATTTTGAAACACCTCAAATTTATATTCCTAAATTATATTACAAAGAAAGTTATAATGTATATGGTTGTTTTTGTAGCCCTGAATGTGCATGTAGTTATTTATTTAATGAACATATTGACAATAACACAAAACATGAACGTTATCAACTTTTAAATTATATTTATGGAAAAATATATAATTATAAAAAAAATATTAAATTGGCACCAAATCCATATTATACTTTAAATAAATATATGGGTAATTTAGATATAGAAGAATATAGGCAATTATTAACATACGAAAAAATCTTATTTGTAATTGATAAGCCTCTTACAAAGATTTATCCAGAGTTACATGAAGACAATAATGATTTTGAAACTATGTATGAACATAAAATTGTATTGAAGAAAATGAATAAAATAGATAAAAGTAAGGTTATTAAAAATGTCTTTAATAATTAAATTTTTTAATTATTTATTAGCTATTATCTATTAACAATATTACAATATACAATACATATTATATTGTAATAATTAAATATATTAACTATATTAAATAGATATTAATCTAAATTAATCTAAATATTTAATTACGTCTAGATTTTTTTTGTTTGCGTTGTTGTTGGCGTCTAGTCTTTCTCTGTTTACGAGAAGTTCTGGATTTACGAGAGGATCTGCGTCTGCGTCTACGTCCGCCAGACGTAATGTCACTTCCGAAACCAGTCATTGTTGGGTCGAATGCGGCTATTTCTTCTGTCATTTAATATAACTAAATATTTTTTTTTCAGTATTTTGAATACTTTTTATATTATCCGCATTATTTTTTTTAATTATTGGCTTCCATTTCCTAAATTCTGAAATATAAATACAACCAACGAAAAAATCATTTTTACTAAATTTCCATTCAATTTCTTCTAAAATATTATCATTCAAAAATTGAGAATTTCTATAATCTATATCTAAATTGAATATATCATTTTTAAGAAAATTACTGGTTTTTAAATCATTTACTAATGCAGTTGAATAAAAACTATAACAGCCTTCATTATTTAATATCCATAGTTCATAAACATCTTCATATTCATTTCTTTTTAATATTTTAAAACATCCTATTAATTCATTCAAATTAAATGATTTTATTTTATTATTTTGAAATTGTAAAATATTACTAACTGAATAAGGTAAATTAGTTGCTTCAAATATAAACTTAGAATTTGCCATATAAGGTAAATAAAAATGTAATGTATCTGAGAATTTGCTAAAGTAAATATAAGAAAATAGATTTTTTAATATTATAAATTTATCTATACTAGTTCCTGTAATCGTTAACCCTTTAAAATAATACAACGTTTCACAGTAGAAAGATTTATCTACTAATGTTCCATAAACAATAGTTCCATTACCCTTTGTTAATTCATCAGAGAAAGATGCATAATGAAATGTTGTTTTATATTCGTTATCAGTATCATTAATCTTATTGTTTTTCTCTAATATAAGACAAATTGAATTATTATTATATTTTGTAAACCAACTAAAACATTTAATTCCATCTGGTATAAATAAACTAGTTGTTTTATTATCTAGTTTATTTATTGATTCATATGTATGAATATTAATTATAGGAAATAGTAATGATAAATCATCAAAATTTTCATTCATTATCTTCATTTATTTAATTATAATCTAATTGTTTAAGTTCATTTAAGCAATTCAATAATTCAGTTTTTGTTTCTGATAAATCAGTTTTTTCTTTATCAAAATATTTAAAAGTATCTATATTTAAATAATACAAAGTAAAATGAATCATTCCTAAAATGGTAATAAGAATTAGTATTAAACGAAGCATATTTATTTTATAAAATTAAACAATTCTTCAAAACTAAACGATTCTAAATTATCATCTGAATATTCAAAATAAAAATTTATTTGATCATATAATATTTTCTTTACAAATATTAATTTATCATTAATTTCTAATTCATATATAATTTCTTTTATATGAAAATGTTCTTTTGGTATTGAATATACCTTTTCTAATTTATTAAAAAATGAGTAATCAATAATAAATGATATATTATTAATATTCTTAGTTTCATATTTATCGTTCATTACTTCTATTTTCCATAAATAATCATCATTTTCTCTAAATAAAAATTCCGTCGGTGTATATATCAAATCATTATAATATTCATTATCATATTTTAATGATTTATCTAAAAATGTAAAATCATAATTATTTAAGTAAATTTTCATATTATTTATTTTTATTTAATATTTTTAAATTAATTTAAAATTGATTTAAAATTGATATAAAATAAATATAACAAAATAATTCAGAGAAAATGAATACGGCACTATTAATTGAAAAGGATGGAAATATTAAAATTGCTGATATCAAAAATGTAGATAAATTATATTCTATTTGTAATTATAGAAATGATACTAATTTTGAAGTATTACATACTTGGAATAATGAAATAATGAAATATGAATTATATGGTAAGAAAAAAACAAAAGGTTCTATTAAAAATAATTATCAAATGCCTTATCCAATTGATAAAGAAATTTATTACGGTTCATTATGTGTAATTAAAAAAATGAATAATTCTATTGTTAATATGACAATGGATGATTGGGTTTTAATTATTAGTAATTTTAAAACAAGAAATGAAAGTAATGAAGGAAATAATAATTCTAATTTTATTAATGAAACAAATAACGAAAAAAGTAATTATAATGAAGATGATGATACAAACTCTATTAAAACATTAATGAAAAATAGAGAAAAAGAATTAACACATGAAGAATATGAAGAAGAATAATTTTAAAAAAATTAAAAAAAACTACTTAGATAATCATGATTTTTCTTAGCATCATGATAACCATAAAGAAATAAATTATATAATCCATTTTTTGGTTTAATTAAATTTCTAATTAAACTAAACCTATTATTATATCTACCAAATGTAGATGGATTAATAAATAATATACTTTTATTTTTATTTTTATATTTTCTCATAAAATTTTTATAATATACTGCTCCATCTAATGTTAATTTATTTTTATAGAAATATTTCATTTGTTTAATTGTAATATATGGTATGAATGAACTTCCATAACAACAATCTATAAGTTCATTGATGTCTTTAAAATTATTATAAATACCTAATGTTTTTATATGAGATAATCCAATATATAAATTTTTATTGAAATCATTAATGGTGAATTTCTTAATTATTTTTTTTTTGAATTTATAAGCCATTTTATATATATTTTTTTCTTTACCTAATTTTAATAAAGTTTTTAATAGTAAATTACTTTTTTTTTTATTTACAGTTAAATACAACCCATTAAATGTTCCAGAAGAAAAACCAAATATTTTTTTATCTTTTATCGAAAATGATTTTTTAATATAATGACATATTCCGAGAGTATAAAACCCATAATAAATTGAAGGAGAAATTATAATATCTGGAATTATATTATTATTAATTTTTTTAGTATGATTGTATAAATATAATAATAAAATTATTATTAAAAATATTATTATTATTTTCATTTTCATTATTTTAAATGATATAAATAATTAATATTTATAAATATTACTAATGAATTGTATATTTATATGTGTATTTAATAATTCAAATTATTTACATTTATTAAATTTGTTACTTGAAAGTATATATATTCACAATGATTTAATTAATAATAATATTGAAATACTAATATATACAAATACAAGTTTTATGAATAAAATAAAACAAAGTCATTTATACTTTCCATTTATTAAATTTGAAATAAATGAAAAATACAATAATATAGATTTGGCATGTAAGTCAAGATTAGATTTATTTTATTTAAAATCTATAAATAAATATAAAAAAATATTATATTTGGATACCGATATATTAATTAAAGGAGATTTATCTAATATATTTGATTTATGTAATGATGATATTTTATATGTATTAGAAGAAGGTATTGTAAATGATAAACATCAATGGTATGGTGAAGTATTATTTAATAGAAATGATATTGATAAATTTAAAGAAAAATCTGCTTTTACTAGTGGTATTATGTTATTTAATAATTGTGAAAAAATAAAATTTTTTTTTGATAAAGTTAGTGAAGATATTATAAAAAGACCATATAAATTCAGTTGTTATGATCAACCTTATATAGTTCATAATGCATTCATTGAAAATATTTATGATAATCAAATTTTAAAAAAATATTGTATAAATAATAATGAAAATATAGATTCAAATTATATTATTAATCATTTTCCCGGTACACCAGGTAAGTATAACGTAAAATTAGATATTATGACAAATTATATGAATGAATTAAAAGATAAATATATTTTAATTTGTATTGAAAAAACAAAACATTATATTATTAATAAATTAATACCGATTATATATCAAAGTGGTGAAATATTAGAAGATAATATATTTATAGATCATCTTACAAATAAATTTACAGATACCTTTATATTAAAAATAAAAAATATTTGTAACCTATTATTAAATAAAAATTTAAGAAATGTATGTGAAATAGGATTTAATAATGGGTTTTCTACTCTTTTAATGTTAACATGTAATACAAATATTAATATAGTTTGTTTTGATTTATGTGATCATAAATATACATTGCAATGTTACACACAACTTAGAGAAACATTCGGTAATAGAATTGATTTAGTTAATGGCGATAGTACAAAAACTATGACTCTTTATAACAATATATACAATAAAAAAGAAAATTCAGAAAATTCAAAAAATAAAGAAAAAAAATTTGATTTAATACGTATAGATGGTTGTAATAATATGGAAATTGTAAAAAGTAATATTAATAATAGTTTACTTTTAGCAAGGTATGGAACTATAATGATTATGGATAATTATGATTCTCCAGATTTAAATATATTATGGGACAAATTTGTAAATAAACATAATTTACAAACATTAGATATTTCAATATATAAATCACAACATCATGATATTAAATATATTAGTTATAATTTTGATTTAGTATTGTTATGCACAATTGATTTTATAGAACAACTAAATAATGTTGATAAATTAAATTTTAATATAAAAGAATATTTAACTAAAAAACGTATAAAATATTTAAAAAATATATGGAATATCGCTAGACAAAAAAATATAAATACAATTTTACTTTTAGGAGAAGAAAGAATTTTTACTTTAATTTTAACATTATTAACTAATCCTTTAATAAAAATTGTATGGAATACTTTAATTTCTGTTAATGAAGAATATAATAAATATATAAAAATAATACAAAATCTACTTATAAATAGATTTGTTTATAATAATGATAATTTATTAAATCATGATATTAAGTTTGATTATATTTTTATAGAATCTTATAAATATGAAGAAAAAGAATATTTATCTATAATTGAATATTATAATAAACACTCAAACCCAAATATATTAATTGAAAATTATAAAAATGTAAATGTAGAATTTATTTATAGTAGTTTTTGTGAATTTTATAATTTATCGCCAAAACATTTAAATAGTTATCAAAGTCTAATTATAAAATAAAATTGAATTAAAAAATATATCATAAAATAATTTAACAAAAAATGTACATTATTGATAACCCAAAAGATTTTCGTGGAAAAGTTGTAAATAATATCAGAGAACTTGTTCCGAATGATGTGATGGCTAGAAATATTGAAAGAAGTATTTATAATTATTCGATTGATAAAGCAGAAGAATATAAAACAATTAAACGTTTTGATAATAAATTCTTTGTATTAATTTATTTAGATAAATTCAAAATGATTTACTTTAATTTAAAAGATAAAGGATTGATTGAAAAATTAGAGAATAAACAAATTTTATCAAAAGATATTGCTTATAAAACACATCAAGAACTATATCCGGAAAAATGGGATGCTATTTTAGAAGAAAGACGAGTTCGTTTAGAGAATAAATATTTTCCTAAGATTGAAGCATCTACTGATAATTTCCAATGTAGAAAATGTAAAGGTAATAAATGCACTTATTATCAAGCACAAACTAGGTCTGCAGATGAACCAATGACTACATTTGTAACTTGTTTAGATTGTGGTAATAAATGGAAATGTTAATAATCAGAAAACTACTCAGAAAACGTAGTTTTCCGAACCTTTCCTTTACGGTTAAGTTCCTTTGATAAAATGATAAAATGAATTAAAGATAATTTGAAATAAAATAATATAGTTTTTATTTCAAATATGAACGACCAAGATTGGGATACCATTTTTATCACAAAGAATAAAGAAAAACCTATACAAAAACAAACTGGACCAAAACCACCAGTAGATACACATCAAGCCGAACCTTTACCTAAGGTTACAGTAGAATTAAAAACCGCAATTCAACAAGCAAGAATTTCTAAAAAATTAAGTCAAAAAGACTTGGCACAAAAATTAAATTTACCTGTATCTGTTATCAATGATTATGAAAAAGGAACAGCTATTCCAGAAAATAGTTTTATTGCAAAATTAGAGAAAACATTAGAAGTTAAATTACCTCGTATTAAAAAAGTTAAACTTGTTACGAATAATGATTAATATTTTTTAAATAATTTAAAATATATAAGTAAAATGTTCACATAAATTCCAACTAAAATCTTTATTATTAAATAAGTGTTAGCAAGAAGATTGATTAACTCTTTATCTTCTAATTGTGAATATTGTTTTTTTTAATTTTGTAAACATTTTTATCATACTGATACTTACACCTTTTTCATTTAAATATACTTTAAGTAAAAGTTCATATTCATCGTGACATATGTATCTATGATCTCATTTATTATCGCCAGATGTTGCATAATAATCGTAATCTTGTAAATTCAAAATACCTTTACCACTAATTTCATATACTTTAAGTTCATTAGTTTTTATTAATAAGTTTCATTATATTTTCTCTAAAAATAGAATGAAATAATTTTTCCATAATGACCTTTTACAATAAAAAATAGTTTAAAATTTTATTTCAATTTTTTATTAATATTATAAAGCTTAATGAATCATCTCTAAATCATTCACATTCCAATATTCAAAATTTCCATTTGGAATTGGTCTTCTAATAATAAAAGGTAATCTTTTTTCGAATAATTCTTTTTCTGCAATAAGAGAATTATCTAAAATTTTATTTTTTAATTTAATATAAGGAGTAGCACCTTTATTTAACTGAGAAACACGAATACCAATAATCTTTGTTTTTTCATATTTAGATAAAATTGGATATGTTTTGTGTGATTTATCTATAATTTTACCATATTTATCTCTTGTAACGATAGATAATCTTACCATTTCATCAAAAGTAATGTGAACTTCTTCTGGGTGTACTTTATGAATATAATCATTTCTAATATTGGATGTAAATTTTTGTTTATAATCATACAAGTAGAAATTATCAATTTGTTCTAAATCATTCGATTGTTCTGTATCATCATCATCTTCTAAATGCATTTCATCTAATTTAAATTCATCATCATCTGATTCTAATTCTTCATTATCTACACTAGTTTCTGTTTCATCATCATATTCTTCATCAGCAACTTCTTTATCAGAAGTCTGAGATTTTGCGTCGTATTCGTCGTCGCTCATTGTTTTATGTATATATATTATTTGTTATTTATTTAATCAATTTTTTTTATATAATTTATGGTGACCAATTTGTATCACAATTTACACATAAATACATAAATTTCATATTAATATCATCTACTCTTAAATAAATAACATCTGATTCAATGCTACGGTCTTTATTACTTTTACATTCTTGATTCGGACAACGAATTGTATGAGAATGTGGTAATGTAGGATCATATTTAGTGTATTCATTAATCTTACTAAAGGTTTGGTTTGTTTTCTCTTCATAAGTAGAAATACATAAATTATCTAATACCACATCATGTTTTTCATCACCACAATTTCTGCAATAATAATATAACGATTTATCATCTGAAAAATGAAGATAATATAGATTGTCGCACTTGTCACAGAAATTCATTGCTTAATTTATATATTTATTTAATTATATATTTTAAATCAATTTTTTATATTTCATCATTTATGAATTAATCTTTTGGTAAATCATCATATACCATTTTTAAAATGTTTGATAAATGTTTATAATTTAATAAAGTAGAGGATTGATTATAAATTGTCATATTTATTCTCTTAGTTTGTTTTTCTGAAATTTTATTATATATTTTTTCATAATTTTTTTTGAAATGTTCTATAATATGTTTATGGAATGAATGAAATGAATAAGGTAAATTTGTTTTTTCTAAATATTTTAATATTGAAATTTCAATATTTTTATATTCTATTAATTCATTGTATGTATGATAATCTGGATGTAGAGTAGTAATTTCTGGTTCATTTAATAATGGATGTTCATTTAATACAGTTGATAATGTAAGTAGAACAGTTCTTATTGATTGACAAGAACTCCATTTCTCTCCATTCCATGTATTTAATATAGATAAACATACTGTACCATTTATATAAAGATTTGGATTAAATCTGGTTAATCCGTCTCCAGTAATAAATCTTACGGTTGGTGGGGAGAAAGGATAATTATCTGGAAATTTAAATTCGAATAAATAATTTCCATATTCATAAGGTGTATTCTCTGGACCTATAATAAGAGCATAACCATTTAATATATTATTTTCATCTTGAATATAATATATATTTGGTAAAGGGTCATCTATTATTTCTTTATAATCAATCATAATTCTTCTAATATGTCGGTTGGTCATTTTAATTTATTATTTATATTCTTTTTATATTTAATTTATTATTAAAAATCGAAAAGGTTTATAAAATAATATTTATATTTTTTTATAAATAAAATTGAATATAAAAAAATTATAAAATTTATTAGGTAAATTTATACCCATGGCTTCTGCATTAGATACATTTCTAAAGCAATATTCAGTGAAAAAGACACCGGGAGAAACGGGACCAAAAGAACATACACATACTATTATTCCAGACCAAAGCTATGGAGTTTTTGGAGGAACATTTAATATTCCAGAGGATAAAATAGATGATTTTTATGAAATTTATAAAACACATATTTATAAATTTAATAAAAATGCCTATATGACAGAAAAACAATTAGAAGAAGGACCTATTTTAATTGATGTTGATTTTAGATATACAGTTGATATTGAAGATAGACAACATACTAAAAATCATGTATGTGATTTAATTCAATGTATTTTAGAAGGAATTAGTAAAATTAAAGTTACAAATAATGTTACATTAAATATTTATGTCTTCGAAAAAGATGAGCCTAATTGTTTGGAAGATAAAACTAAAGACGGAATTCATATTTTGATTAATGCTTTATTTGATCAACCTTGTAAAAATTTACTTAGAGAACATTTAATTCGTCAAATGCCAGTGATTTGGACAGATTTACCAGTTCAAAATGGGTGGGCTGATATATTTGATGATAATGTTATGAAGGGTTTCTCTAATTGGCAACTATATGGTTCTCGAAAACCAGGAAATCTTCCATATAAATTAAAATATGTATATTCTTGTGGATTTAATAATGAAAATGAATTCAATCTTACAGAAAAACCTTTTAATGATGACTGGATTTTATTAAATTTTAAAAAGTTATCAGCTAGAAATGTGTTTGATTTGATTAAAATGGAGTTAAATCCAGATATTGTAAATGAATATGAGATGGCGAAACAAAAACGAACAAAAAAACCACAAAAAGAAACAAATAAAATTGTAAATTTAGATGATTGTTTATATCGTACTAAATTAATTACACAATTAACTTGTTTAGAAGAGTTAAATAAATGGATAGAAGGTTATTTAGAGGATGTAAAATGTAATTATACAAATATCCATGAAGCACATCAATATGTAATGGCTTTGCCTGAAGAATATTGGGGACAAGGATCTTATTCTAAATGGATTCGTGTTGGATGGGCTTTAAAAAATGTTAATGTTCGTTCTTTTCCAACTTGGGTATTGTTTAGTTCTCAATCAAGTGAATTTGATTGGAATATTTTGGATTTAGAATATAAATGGAATAATTTTAACACAAACAATAAAGAAGGATTAACTATTAAATCAATTATTTATTGGTGTAGGTATGCGAATGAATCAAAATACAAAGATATTTATGAAAATACAATTAGTCGTTATATTGAATTATCTTTAACAAATAATACTGATTACGACTTAGCCAATGTATTATACCAATTGTATAAACATGATTTTGTATGTGTTGGAATTAAAGATAATGTTTGGTATGAATTTATGCATAATCGTTGGGTAAAAATGGATGAAGGAAACACATTAAGATCTAAAATTTCTACAGATATGTTTAATAAATATACAAAATATTCAAATGGTAAAGTTAATAAAAATAATCATACACCAGATTCAGTTGAATTTAAAAATGAAGCTCAACAAGCACATAATAGTAGTACTACTGGAAATTTATTAAAAAACACAAGTAAGAAAAATACAATTATGAGAGAAGCAAGAGAGATTTTCTATGATAGAGATTTCTTCTCTAAATTAAACACAAATCCTTATTTAATTGGTTGTTTAAATTGTGTTGTTGATATTAGAAATAAATTACACCGAGATGGTAAACATGATGATTATATTAGTATGTCTACTAAACTAGAATATAAACCATTAGAATACTATAAAAAAAATCATCCTAAAATTGTTGATGAAATTAATTTATTCATGTCACAGATTTTACCAAATGAAAATGTTCGTAATTATATGTGGGAACATTTAGCATCATGTTTAGTTGGAACTACAGAGAATCAAGATTTTAACTTTTATTTAGGTTCTGGTTCAAATGGTAAATCTAAATTAGTTGAATTAATGACAAGAGTATTAGGTGATTATAAGGGTATAGTTCCTATTACTCTTATTTCACAAAAGAGAAATTCTATCGGTTCTACTTCATCTGAAGTATATGAATTAATTGGTAAAAGATATGCTGTAATGCAAGAACCAACAGAAGGTGATGTTATTAATGAAGGTATTATGAAAGAAATTACGGGAGGTGATCCAATTCAATGCAGAGCATTGTTTCAAAATAGCGTTACATTTATTCCACAGTTTAAATTAGTAGGAACAACTAATAAATTACCAATTATTAAAGCAACTGATGATGGAACTTGGAGAAGAATTAAAGTAATTGACTTTGTATCAAAATTTACAGATAATCCTTATAATGATCCTAATTTTCCAGTAGAGGATTACCCACATCAATTTAAAATTTATAAAATCGATGAAAAATTCGATGAATGGGCGCCAATTATGTTAAGTATGTTGGTGGATATTGCTTATAGAACACAAGGTTCAGTATGTAAATGTGTAGAGGTAAGTGCTTCAAGTATGAGATATCGACAGAGTCAAGATGTATATCTTGATTTCATTAATGCTTGTTTAGTAATTCATGAATTACCACAACCTAATAAATTAAAGATTAGTGTAATTAATCAAACTTTTAAAGATTGGTATTCATCGAATCATAGTAATTCGAAAACACCTCCACTTAAAGATTTAAAAGATTATTTAATCAAAAAATTTGGTGCTTATCCAAAAGATGGTTGGGGAAGACTTTCTCTGAATGATACAGAAACAGATAGTTAAAATTTTAAATATTGTGTCCGTCAAATATAGGTTTATGATCATCCGCTGAATTTAAGAATGCATTTTTTGGACCATGTATAGGATTAACTGAATTTCCAAACCAATTAAATATTTTTTTTATGAAATTATAAACAAAAGGAAATATTAAAGGTGCTATAATTAAGAAAAAATACAATAGAAATCTTTCTTTAAAATGTAAATTTTCGGAACTATATAATATTAAAAAGAGTGTAATCAATAATGAATAATAAACAATATTCATCATATTATTTATCCATTTTAATTTATCATGTTCCATATCTCGATATTGAATTTTTCTATAAGTTAATTCTGGGTTAGTTTCAGGCATATATTTTGAAAATTTATTAAACATATCTACCATAGTTCTATTTTCAGTATCTGTTTTAGAATCCATTGAATTTGTAACTAATAAATTTAAATCATTATTTCCAATAATATTTTGTAAATCACTATAACTAGCATCATAATTTAATTGTTCCAAGATTGCATTTTTTATAGAAAAATTTCTCTCTCTTTGTGTTAATAAATAATTATAAACAGAATCACTATATTTTTTTGTAAAATATTCTCTTTCATCTGCTAATATTTTTTCTGGTATTGTATTTGCAGATTCAACATCATTCTTATAGTTAGAGAATATAGATCCATATAATGTTCCTGAATAAATTGATTTAGTATATTTAGAATCTAAACTTCTAACATAATTTTTACATTCAGAAGGTAAACTTTTATATACATTATTTATAATATCATTTTTTCTGGTTTCATTATTAGATACACCCGCATCATATGCATCTCTTATTTGTTTAACATATTCAAATTTTGTGGGGTCTGTATTTTGTATATTAGTCATTAAAATATATTAATATTAAATGTATTATATTTTAATGATTTAATTAAATGAGTTATATAATTTTAACATTTACTTAAATTATCGCTTTTGCTACTACTACTATCAAGTGGTACAAAATCTGGTTTTTTATTTGGATCTGGAACACCTTTACCGTATATAGAGAAATCGTATTCATCAAACATTTTTTCGTCTCTTATATAAATGTCCCATAAATCATATAATACTTTTATAAATAAAATAGATAATAAGAAACTAATATATAGAATTAATAATCTTTCACTAAAAATGCCTTTTGTGTATAAAATAAATCCTAATAAACCTAAACAACAAAAAAATACAATTTCTTTTAATATTCCTATTTGTTTGTAATATTTTTTTATATAATAAGTATTTGTTTGTAAATATTTTTTTTTAATATATTCTAAAGAATTTAATTGGTCTGAAACAGATGTATTATTTGAAGATAAATCTATAATAGTTTGGTTTAATTGACGATTTACATTATATATATATATCATATCTTCGTTATAATTTGTAAATCCAGAACCAATTGAATTATATAGTTTATTAGATATATTATCAGAAGTTGAATAAATATCAATTGATGTAATTGCTTTATTAAAATTGTTTAGTTCATTATTAGTAGTCATATATATTTTTAAATTATATATTATTTTTTACATTCAGATGAAGAAGTATCCAAAATGTCGGTTGAACTTCTTAAAGGTGGTTCTCCTAATTTGTTAAAATCATACATATTAAAAATAAATTCACTTCTTAAAAACATATCCCATATATTATATAAAATATAAATAAACATAATTGACAATAAAACTCCTATAATAAAAGAATACGCAAATTCATCGAAATAATGAAATGATTCATGTATTAATGTTATTAAAATTAATAATACACAATATAAATCAATAACATATAATAATTTTCTTTGATGATTATATTTATCGATATAATAATTATTTCTATATATGAATTCTATATACTTAGGTAATTCTTCTCTGCTTATTGGATATTTAAAAAAATGTCTATAATCTTTCATACTATTCAACGCATCGATCGTATATATTTCTAATTCATTATGTTTATTTAATCCAGATTTATATACTCTATTCAAGTCACTTGTTAATGCAGAATTAAGAGAATTCATACAAATATCATCAACATTTATATATTGATATGAAGGAACATTAGTTAAAGTTGTCATTTATATAAAACAATCTTATATTATTTTATTATAAATTTATATGTTCCTATAATTATAAATGTGGTTAATATAGAAGTTCCTACAAATAATGCATATTCTTTATTTTTTAACTTTGTAGTTTCTATATACATTGCCTCGACAGTTCTTTCTTTCTCTAAATATTTGCTCTCAGTTAGAGAAGATATTTCTGAAATTAATGATGATATATTATTTTTTATATTATTTGATTGATTATTATAAGTATTTGTTAAATTATTTGTAGTAGTCATTATAATTTATTATATATATTTTTATATATTTGGTAAATACAATACAACAAAAATATAGTAACAATATAATTTATAATAGGATTAACTTCATTATTATTTGATAATATTGTAATAAAAAATACAAATAATATTATTAACATAATTACAAACCAAACATATAATAATATATAATACTTGTTTACTAAAGACTCTGTATTATATATTTCTTCTTCTAAATATTTTAATTCACTATATTTATCTAAATTTAAATTTGGATCTTTTTTTAAATTATCTTTATTCGGAATAGTATTGTAATTATTTACATTAGTGCTACATCCATTAGTGGAATCACAATTTTTATAATTAAAATTATGTTTTGTAATTAAATCTCCATTTGATGCAGTATTATTACTTATATCTTTAATCAATGAATCAATCAATTCATTACTATAATATTTATCTTTAAATTGATATAAACTATTAGAATCAGAAGGTTTCGTATAAGTTCCATTTATATTAGAATTCTCACTATCATCATTATAACGATAAGAACTTATACTGTTACTATTAAAGTTTGGATAAGTATTTCCCATTTATTATAAAAGAATATTATAAATCATTTATGATACCATTTTATATGTAATATTATTTACTAGAACTATTTAATGTGTTTGATAATACAGAATTTCTTGATGGAATTGGGTTAGTAATAGGATTAGGTATTTGTTTTAAAGGTTGTGTGGATGTTTTAATTTTTGTAGTAATTGTAGTAGCACTATCTTTTATTTTTTGACTAAAACTAATTGTTTTATTTTTTATATTTTCTAAAGCTGATAAAAAATTTGTATTTTTTATATAAATAACATAAACCACTCCTAACATTATAAATAAACTTATTTTCATAATAATGTATAGTAAATCATTATTATATAAACTTATTGTATTTTCGTTTACTGAATCTGCCGTTTGTGATGTCTCTAATAAATTAGAATAAGTATCTAAAGTTGTTTTAATATTAGTTGTATCTGGTGTTTGTCCGTTATTTAGTGATGATATTTTTTGTAAATAACATTTATTAAACTCTTTTTTTGCTATATAGTTATCATTTGTACCAAATATGTTTAATAATTCAGTTGAATTATATGAATGATCTATTGCATTATACATTAAATATAATTCATCATCTGTTTTACTATTAAAATCATTTATTGAACAATCACTAAATAACCCGATGCTCATTATATATATTAAGATACACAAATTCTATAAAAGTCATTTGTATATGAAATTTTATCATATCGAATAATTTTACATACTTCTCCCGGACGTAACAAAATAATTTTTGCAACTGGGTCGTATCTACTAATTTCAGGTAATTGTCCATCAGTATCTATATTATATTTTTCATAAAGGGATGTCTTTTCTTCTTTAGTTAAGCGAATATGGGATGGTACAAAATTATGTTTTAAAATATTAATCTGTAACGTATCAATCTTTAAAATAACTACGTAAATTCTCTCTTCTTCCCATAAATGTTTTAATTCACGAACAATACCTTCTTCACTGTAATCTGTTGTAATAATTACTAAAGTATCTTTCTTTTCAATTAAATTTTTCGTTTCATATACATCTCTTACAATGTCAAGTAAGTTACTAGATTTTAAACTAGAATTGCCACCTATTTTTAATGAAGTACCACCATCGGTTGAATATAAATTTTCATAATAATGTACATAACAAGATTCATTTGAATTATCATTATGTACTTTAAAATTTAATTGTTTATGATTAATCATAAAATCAATTTCTTCTAAACTAAAATATTCGACTGTTGAACAATCATAACCAATATTTTTTAAATAATAAATTAAATTATTACGAGCTGTGCTATGAAGCTTGAATAAACTACTATTTACTGGATCCATTTTTTATTATAATTATGATACATTATATTCAAATCAATTTTTTATTTTATTATTAATTTATATTAATTGTTTTACTTTGTTCTGGTTTTTCTTTTGAATTTTCTTCAGATGGTTCTTCATCTAAATTTTCTATATTTAAATCATTTAATGATTCTTCATTATTTTCTCCTATATTTTCCGTTATAGTTGTTAAAGGTTTTGTAACTGTTTGTGTAACTTCTTTATTGATTTGAGGTATAGATTTTAATAATTCTTCATATTCACCAGGTTGAAGTTGACCGCTATTTTTTAAATTTAATAATTCTCTCTCTGTGTCATTCTCTCCATTATATACAGAGAAAGGTGGTGAATTTGGTCCTGGTATATAAGGAGGTGTTGTATTAGGTGTATTTATACCCGGTCTAAATGGAGGGGAATTAGTTGGAGAATGTGGAACGTCTGAATATTTATTTAAAAACGGTTGTATGAATCCATTGTTATTTTCTATTTCAAAAGGAGGATTTACAATACTTGTTCCATTAGGTATTTCATTTTTTCTATTTAAAGAATTTTTATTTAATTCATTTTCAAAATGTTCAAAATTCATATAATTTACATTTGTATTAATTTCAGTTAACTGTTTTATATTATCTGATGTAATTAATCTCATTTGTACATTCATTGCTGTTAATTCTTGCATTAATAATTTTAAACAATATGGTATTTCAACAATACTAAAATCTTTACCATATTTTGTAATTAAACGAGGAACTAATTTTTCATTTTCTACTTTGTCAAATGCTAATGGACCATCTATCATTGGACTGTAAAGATTCTTAGTATCTTTATTATAAACTGCAATTGTTCCTGAATGATTACATATAGCCATGCGATAAGAATCTCCTCTAACCATCATTGAGTCAAACATAATAGAAGACATACCATAGGCAATAACCGCATCACGTTCCATCTCTCCAATACGAATCCCGCCGTCATTAGCACGTCCATGATTTGTTTGTCTTGTAAGAGCCGCTCTCGGACCTCTTGCTCGAGCATTAATTTTATCTTTTGTCATGTGTTTTAATCGAGTGTAATAAGTTGGACCCATATAAATGGTTGATTCTATTTGTTCTCCAGTCATTCCATTATATAGTAATTCATTTCCAGACGAATGAAAATTATATTCATTTAATAATTTTCCAAGTATTGCATCTTTAGGTCCTTTGTTAATAAACGGTGTAGATTCTATTGCACAACCTTTTGTGACAGCTACCTTACAGAAAATAGTTTCAACTAATTGATTGATTGTCATACGACTTGGTATACAATGAGGATTAATAATTAAATCTGGCCGAACACCATCTTTTGTAAAAGGTATATTTTCTTCAGGTATTAATGTTCCAATAGTTCCTTTTTGACCACATCTACTAGAAAATTTATCACCAAAACTTGGGTATCTCTCTTCTCTAATTCGAACCTTAGCAATTCTTCTACCTTCTTCATTATTCGTGATATATACTTTATCTACAATTCCTTCATGACCTTTACTTGAAAATATACTTGCATCTCTAATTACATCGGGGTTATCTTTACTGTATTCTATACAGCCAATAATAACCGTTCTATCATTTATAATTGTACCTTCTTTAATAATTCCATTTTCATCTAAGTCATTATAATTATAACCTGCTTTAATATTTTTTACATTATATTTCATAACATTTGCAATTCTTTTTTCACTTTTACTTTTTTGGTTTGCAGTTTCTTCATATGTTTCATACATACTGTAATAGGTAACACCAAATAAACCACGTTTAACAGATGACTCATTAAATAAAATAGAATCCTCAACATTATAACCGGTATGAGACATAATAGCTACGATTGTATTTTCACCATATGGATGTTCTTCTTCATTAATATATTTTGTATATCTTGATTTTACTAATGGTTTTTGTCCATAATTTAAAATAATACCCATATTATCAATTCGATTTAAAAAATTACTATGATAAATAGAAACTGCTTGTCTTCCTTGAATACAACTATAATCATTACGTGCGAGAGCACTGTTCTCTGGAAACGGAACTTGTGACCCCATTACTCCAAAAATTACAGACGGATGTATTTCTAAATGAGTATATTCATTATTTAATTTATTTTTTATTTTATCAATAGTTGTAGTAATATAAGATGTTTCTGCTTCGGAATTGTCAATATATTCAATAATAACATTATTGTTTTTTATTTCTTTTGCATTTAATTCACCAAAGATAGATGTATCCATAAAGGTTTCTTTCTTTTTATTTAATAATCCATAAGTACAATCTGACCAAGATAATTCATCAATATCTCTATTTTTATAACTTACCTCACCATTTTCTATATAAAATATAGGTCTAACTAAACGACCACCATCACTACATATATTTATTGTTTTATTGTGAGGAGTAAAAGAGAAACTAATAAAAGGTGAAATTAAACCACATCTTCTGGCAGTTATAAATTTAAGTTTAAATTTCATTGGATTTTCTATAATACCTATCCAAGTACCATTAATAAATAATTTAATTGATTTATATAAATCTTCATATTCAATCTCTTCTAAATATGTAATACTTGTTTCTTTATCTTTACCCATAATATTATGTAACCAACTTATTATATCATAAATAGACACATGTTCTGTAATTTTACATAGTAATGTCATTTGTTTGTTAATTCCAATACTTCCACCTACATCAATCGGATCCATATAGCCAAATTGAGAACCATGTAATAAATGCGGACCAATTAATTTATTCGATGTTTCTATATCTAAATCAATACGTCTTAAATGACTAATAAATGTATGATATGTCATTCGATCCATTGCTTGTAAAACACCAACACGTTTTGTATGTAATTTATCACCCCAATCACCTTTAAATGCTCTTAAAAATCCTTTTTCGATATATCTTTCTTCTTCAAAGAATTCATTTTTAAAAAGTTGTATGAATTTACAATTTTCTGGTGTAATTTCTCCATCATTGTTATATTCCGCATTGTTATAAAAATATGATGTATTTGCCTTTTTAAATATTTGCGTATACATAATGGTAGCATATTCTCTAAATAAATCTCCCATTAAATAACCTGTTGTATCAACACGTTTATATTTATAATTATCTCTATCAGTTGGCTTTTCTTCTTTATGCATTACCTTTAATAATTCTAAAACCATATAGCCAATAAATAAAGCTTTTGTTTTAAAATTCATTTCTCCAACGTGGGGTAAAAATTGATTAATTAAACAATTATATGCTTCTTGTATAGATACATATTTTGTACAAGATCCAATATATTCTAATGCATTTACTTGACTGAAAACAACGCTTGCGTCATGTATAGAAGGTCTTAATGTTTCTAAATATTTTTTATTATAATCTAGGTCATGTAAAATTACTTTACATATATCTTTATCACTTATCACACCAAGTGCTCTCATAACAATAAATAAAGGTATTGGTTTACGAACATTTGGTATTAGTACATGAATTTGTCCATTTGTTTTGGTTTCAGATGGACCCATACGCATAATTGATAATGTACGACGAGGTTTAGAGATATCTTCTGATACAGATTTGATTTCAACAGAATAATCATACGCACCATTTTTTAATTTTCTAGTATATATCATATTATTTCCAAATTTTTCTTGTGGTATAACAACTTTCTCTTTACCATCTATAATAAAATATCCACCGTAATCATGTTTACATTCACCCATATTATATTTTGTTTCTCTAGGTAAACCATTTAATACACATAAATTAGATTGTAACATAATAGGAAACATACCAAGAAAAAAATGATTATTATTTCCAGGTAATACTTTATTAATAATAAATGGTTCCTCGTTATCTACTTCAACACTTAATTCAATATCTACATCATAATGTATAGAAATACCATATGTCATATTTCTTAATCTTGCTTCATTTGGAAACATATAATGAGTATTATTTTTATCAAATATAACTGGTTTACCATAATAAATTTTATCACCATTTTTACCTCCAATATAAATATTTGCATAGTAATTTCCACGGTATTTTTCTTGTTGAATTCCTCTAGTATCAGAATCATCTGATGTAGCATTATTAATTTTAATTTTTTGTGTATATTTCAAAGGATTCATATCTCTAAGAATTTTACTAATACCTTGTTCATAAAATTTATTACAAGAATCTATATGATGGTCGACCAATGAAACCTCTTTGAAATATTTATCAATAAATTTAAAATGAAATTCATCTATGTTCATCATTTCAATATCTCTAAGAGTATCATCTATTTCATTTACTTCATTAAATTCTTCATCCATATTATAAATTTCTTTTTTATTAGTCATTCTTTTATATTTTTAGTTATTATTTTTTTTATATAATTTCATATAATAATTATATCTTCATATATGAGATTATATTTATATGTTTAATGATATTATGCTGCTTTAATCATTATCATTGCGAAAAAAATAAACATTAAAATAAATGGAAGTAATAATACAAACCAAGAAATAGAAGAATATCCATTTTTGCACATTAAATCAAGAATAAATGTCCAAAATAATATATATACAGCATTAATTATAAATACTATTGTATTATTTCCAACATAACAACTATAATCACCAATACATAATTTATCCGGAGTATTTAAATTAGAAACTCCTAAAATAATTAATCCAATTACTGATACTAAAAAATAGATAGTTGCAGGAGTACACATTTTTGTTAAATCAAATCCACTTCCTTTTCTTGATATTTTTGATAATTTTATTTTTGAAGGCATTTTATAATATAGAGTTATAAAAAATAAAAATAAAATTATAATACTTATATTAAACTATAATACTTATAATAAAATTAAGGAACTTGTGTAAATTGATTCCATACAAAAGGACTTGATACTATATTTCCAGATGTTGGTGTATAAGTACTTAATGGATTAGAAACAGAATTAATTAATGGAGAAATACCAAATCCAGAGAAAGGTGCTTCACCGCCTTTCATACTCTTCATTTTTCTTAAATGTTTCATTGTTCTATTTTTAATTCTTTTATGTCTTGGTCTTTTTTGTTTTCTGCTTTTATGTTTATATTTATTTTTTCTTGTTGACCAGAATCTCCTTCTCATATAATATAAATAAATATATTAAAACAATTAAAACACATTAACATGAGTAAGTAAATGTCTACGACAACACATATCTTTTAAATGTAACTCATCTAAAATAATACCTTGAATTGTTTTTTCCATTTTTGTTTCATCTAAATATTGAATTTCATCTGTTTTTCTATTACCAGTTCTCTCAATCGTTTGTTTTTCATAATAATCAAATAAATCGCCAATTTTTTTTCCACACGTGAAACACTTTACTGGAGGTAACATCTTTTTCTATGTAATTCTTAGAGAATTAATTTCAAATCAATTTTTTAATAATTATTAAAAAATCAATATTTTATTATTTGTTATTATATTATTTGAAATATAATATGTTATACCTGAACCAACTAATTGTAACTCATTAAATACACCTATAAATACATCTGTACATGATAATGCGGTTACAATATCATTAATTTCATCTTCCTTATTATTTTTATTACGGGGGTCATTAACATTTTCAGAATTTTTAATATTTACCATATAAGTATAATTATTTTTATTCATAAAATCTATAATTGAATTATTTAAAATATCTTCACATAAAATAAATGTTTCTATCTTTGGATTTATATGTTCTTTAATATTATCTATTATTTTATTAATAATTTCTTTGTTTTCATTATTTTCATTATGAATTCCTCTAGTGTCAATTACATTTAACTTATGATTAATTATATATTTATTGTTAAAATAACAAATAAAATGAATATGTTTTATGAGTTCATTAAATAAAGAAATATCTAATGTATTAATCCATCCATTATCATTATATTCTGGAACATTTTTTATATTAAAGTATATATCATTTTCTATATAATTATTATAAATTTCATCATAACTCTTATCATCAAATGAATAGTTATAATATAATTGTTTATGATTACCTGGCGATGGATCATTTACTATAATATTTGATAAATAAGTATTACTTGGAATAATATGTACATTAGTTAACATATCTGTTATATCAATCACATTTTCTTTTTCTCCATAAAAAATTCCATTAATTTTAAATTGTGTTTCGTATTTATCAACCAAAAGAATATTGTATTTTTTTAAATATTCATTCATCTTTTTTAGGTCAAAATAATAGTTTTTAAATACAATTATTTTTCTATTTTTATAAATAGCATATATAATTGTATTTATTAATGAAAATATATCATCTATAATATGGTTATTGTTTAAATTTATGAAATATACATTTTTCATTTTTATTTTTCATTTTATTCTTATTATATTTTTAATTCATTTTTCAGTTTTAACTAATACACTTTCTCCATTTAATGTTTTTCTTTTTTCGTATATTTTATTGTTTTTATGAATATCTTGATGACATTTTTCACAAATACTTGCTAAGTTTGCTGGATGATGAATATACATAGAATCTACATAATCATTTGTTGCAATTTTTTGATATTTTAAATGATGAATTTCTGTACCCATTGATGTTTTACAAATTTCACAAATGTTTCTTAATTTATCTTTATTATAAGTACTTTGTTTAAGGTCTAACACTGAAGTAGTAATATTATTATATTTATTTCTAATCTTATAAGCTCTATCCAGAAAATCATCGGGTAATGATAATGATTTACATACTTCTAACCCATATACACTTTCTCCAGCTCCATCGCATAATTTTCTTCCATAAATTAATTTCTTTAATTCATAATTATAACTTACTGTTAAATGTTTCATTGAAATATTTTCCATACTTTTTAATTCATCAAAATATTGAATAGAATGAAAATGTGTAGCAAAAATAAAAGAACTTTTTTTATCATACATTTTCTCTAAACCAGCTACAAAAATACTAAGTGCTGAATCTATTTCTGTTCCAGAACAAAGCTCATCACCTAAAATGAGAGAAGTTGAATTGCATTGTTGTAAAATAACTCTTAATTCACTCATTTCGACAGCAAAAGTAGATAATCCTTTAAACAAATTATCATTTCCAATGATACGTGTAAATAAATATTGATATGGTTGATATACAAATGAATTACATGGAACATATAAACCAGCTTGAGCCATAATAACACAAATTCCAATTGCTTTAATTAAACTTGTTTTACCTACTGCATTTGTTCCAAATAATAACATTCCTTGTGGAGAAGTACCGAGTTCAATATCATTTGATACATATGCTTCATTTTTTTCAATATGTTCAATAAGACAATGTCTCAGAGAAGATGCTTTTAAAAAAGATTTCTCTGAATCTTCAATGATTGGTTTACAATAATTATATTTTTTAGATACTTCACATTTTGTATTCATAACATCCATAAGGCGAATTGTTTTAATAATATTATCATAACATAAATTCATTTTAGAATGAAATAATTTAAATACACGATTCAAATGCGTTAGAAACATATAATTTGTTTTTAACATTAATTGTGTAAGTTCATTAATATCTGAATTATCAATCGTAAGTGTAGTTGTATTATACTCACTGAAATTAATAGATGATGGTTTAAAAATAAAATTTTCATTTTGATTTGAAAATTTAGAGAAAAAATTTAATTCAATATCCTTTGTAACTGAGAGTCGTTTTTCAATAATACTTTTTCTTCTTTTTGTAATTTGAATACTAATACCATTTTTATCAGTTTCATGAATTTTAAATGCGTCTGTTGTTTTCTTATCTAATAAATTATAAGTATCATTTAAATATTTAATAATAGATTCAAATTTACTTTTACTTTCAATCTTTTTTTTACAAATTTCATCTAATTCTAAATCAACTTCATGAAAAATTAAATTATCACAATTTTCATCTAATTCATTTAAATTTTTAGCAACATAAATATTTAAGGTAGAAGAAATAATTTTATTTAATTCATAAATATCATTTTTGGTAATATCTGTTAACATATATTCATTCCATTTTTCATCATAATTTTCAAAACTATTTAATAATACTTCACATGTTTCGTGTAATAAATAATATTCATGAGGAGTAGCTTTTTCTAAAATAATTTTTCTATAGATTTTTTCAATATCACATAATTTTACTAAATATTCAGATGTGTCATATTTATGTTTTAAACAATAATCAATCATATCATATGATAAATTTAATTCTTTTACATTTCTGGTAGGGTTTAATAATAATCGTTTAAATTCACGTTTTCCAATTTTTGTTCTACATGTGTTTAATAATTTATGAACACTTGAATATTCTCCTTGATATTCTTCATTATCAATAATATTTAATTGTTTTAATGAATGATTTGCAAGAATAAGATTATTTTGTGATTTTTCTAAACAAGGCTCTGATAAATTTTTTGTTAGTCCCGGATTATGTTGAGAGATAAAATCTAAAAGAAAACATAATGATTGAAACGAAATAATTTTCTCAAATAAATTATCCATTAAAATTTGAGTATTAAGAAATGGGTAAAACTTTTTAATAATTTCTGTTTGATATACTTGACTTTCACATTTTTTTGCTTGTTTAGATAAAATTTCATTTTCTTGTAAGTTAATTTTTGTAACTTTTTTTGATTTTAAATTAATAAATTGTAGAATAGAGTTTATCATATCATTCTCTAAATTATGAATAACAATAAATTCCATTGGATTATATACTGCTACAAATTTTTCAATAGAGTCATAAGTAGTAGGATTATGATAAAATAATTCTTGATATTCAAATGAATGTACCATACCAGTATAAATATCAATATTGGCAATTCCAAAAATTAATAAATTAGGAGAACGTTTTGTCTTATGAATCCATAAACAAGATGTATTGTTTGATAATTTAACTTCATCATCTACAAAAGTAGTTCCCGGGCTAAACACAGCATATTCTTTTCTGCGAATTACTCCTCCTACTTCTTCTTGAATATATACAACCGTTGTATAATTAGATTCATTAATTTTAGAAATATACTTCTCTAACATATAATCACGAAACCCCGCCATATAATGGTCGCCTTTTGCCGCAATTTTTAAATCACATAAATTTGAAAAGGCATTCATATTTTCATCATTATCTGTCATAGAATATACTTCAAAAAAAGAACCAACTTGCATTAAAAGAAACGTATTTAATCCATATTTTTCTCTGTATTCCTTTAATAAGCTGAAATATGTTTTGATCATAGACATATTTGAAATTGATACTAGTATCACATTTATATTAAGTGAGAACCCTTTATATAAAATAATACATTACTATATAATGTTGACAAGTGATAAAACATATTTAAATATCGTTCTCTTTACGTCTTTGTTTTATATTATATATTTATTGTATATTAGACAAAATATTAGTTTATTGAAAGATTGGAAAAACATAAAATGTAATCCATTAAATTTATTTTTATTGTCATTTTTAACAGATGATTTAGAATCAAACAAATTATTTAATGAATGTATAAATAAATCAGCTTCAAAAATTATAGATGAAAAGAGAGTATTATTTGAAAATGATATAAATAATATAGAAAGTAATATTTCAGAATTATCTACTGATATGACGAATAAGAATAATGAAATAAATAATAGCATTAATAATCTTGATATAACTAATAACAACATATCCAGTAGAATTGCCCAAATTAATGAAAGACAACAAAGTAATCAAACATTATTATCTAGTTATGGAACTATGAATAATATTAATAATTTCACAACTAAGATTAATGATATATTTAATAATATTAGAACTTATATAAATAATAATAACATAAATAATCTTGTATAAAATTACAATACGAAAATAAAATAATATATTATAATCATGAATAAAGAATTATTGAATCCTATTTCAGAAATATATAAAAATAAAACAAATGAATTAAAAAGTTCTAACAGTACAAGTTATATTATATTTGTTTTGATTATATTTATAATAGTTATAGTATATTTTTTAATAGAATATAACAGAAAAGCAATATTATTAGACTGGAATAACAATAAATGTAATCCAAAATATATGTTCATATCGGGATTTATACAAAATGATGTAAAAGACGGAATACAATATACATATGATAATTTTGTAGAATGTATTAATAGAAGTGAACCCATCAAACAAGAAGTAAAAAATTATAACACACAAATAAATAATTTAATTGATGATTATCAAGATGTATATAGTTATGGTATAGATCAATCTAGAAATGAGACAATTGAGAAAAATTTAGAAAGACAAATGAATCGTCATAAAGAATATAAAAATGATACTGAAAAAATATTAAATGTAATGGATTTAATATACACTCAACATCAACGTTTATACAATGTAATGGATATGTATATAAATAGAACTATATATGTTGTCAATAATATATATAGATATGTTGGTAACGCTTTACTGTATAAATTATATAAATACAAACAACAAATGAATATCGATAAATTTCATAAAGACATTAAAATAGAATATCAAAATATTATAAATAGTGATGTAACTAATGCATATAATAAATATAATACAACTAAAAGTCAACCAAATCCAGAAACTTTAGACTACCGAGATAGTATAAATAAGGCATCTTCAGCAACAAATAGACTATTAGCATTAAAGAAAAAAATAGATGATTTTAATAAAAGTAATAATGTAACAAAAGAAAAAATAAATCAAGTATGTACTGTATTACATCGAAATCCAATATTTTCATCTGATAATATAAATTGTGAAAGAGTTTTTAATAATTATGTATATTCATAATATCCATATAATATCCATATAATATCAAGTTATTTTAATTATAATAATAATTTATAATGATAAAGTATTATCTTTTTTTATTAGTTATTATTATATTCAATATATTATATTCCATTTATTTTATAAACAAAGAAACTTTTTCAGTTTATAGCACAAGAGAGAATAAATGTAAAGAAATAGATAATATTAGAGAAAAAGAATATTTACAAGAAAAATTAAATCCAAAAAATTGTTTAAAAAACACTTATTTAATAAATGTTGATTACAAAGAAAACGAAAATCTATCAAATACATCATTTGTTCAACAAGAAACATTAGACGCAATAAATCAATTTCCTCAAACAGATTTATTTATTGATCCATTAATGGCTGGAGAATTTAAACCACAATGTTGTCCATCGGTTTATAGTAATAGTCATGGTTGTTTGTGTAAAAATAGAAAAACGTTTGATTTAATTGTTACACGTGGAGGAAATCGTGCAAGTATTCCAATTGTTCATTATTAACATTAATTTTTACGATAAATAAAAAATATATATGTAAACAACAAATCAGCTAATAATCCTCCTATTGAAAATAAAAATAATATATATTCGATGTAATTTTTATCATTAATATTATAAAAATAATAAATCAATGCAATAAAAAAAGGTATTGCAATAATATCTCCAATATGACTTATATTTTTAATTAATTTCATTTTATAAATACATCATATTATAATTATTTTTTTCATCTACATTTATATTTAAAAAATCATCAATATTATTTTTATTTACTATAAAATTATTATCAAAAGAGTCTGATTTGATTCTAATTAAATTAATTTTACTAATAATTGTCTCAATATTTCTTTTAATATTTCTAACACCTTGTTCTGTTTTTGTTTTGTCAATTATATAATCTATTATTTCATCGTTAAAAACAATTTCATTATGTAAAAAAGAATATTCTTTTAGTATTTCTGGTATAATGTATTTTTTACATATAATTATTTTATCTTTTTTATCATAACCATTTACATTTATTATAGTCATTCTATCTTTCAATATAGTGTTTATAAGTGACTCATCATTAAAACTAAAAATAAATAAACATTTACTCAAGTCAATTGATATCTCAGAGAAATATTTATCAGTAAATGTATTATTTTGTGTACTATCAGTTATATGAGTTAATATTCCTATAATTTCAGACCCCTTCTCTGTTTGACTTATTTTATCTAACTCATCAAAAAATATAATAGGGTTTAGAGTTTTTGATTGTATGAGTACATCAACTATCTTTCCATAAGTACTTCCTTCGTAAGTATATGAATGGCCATCTAAATAAGAGCCATCATTTGCTCCGCCTAACGCTACAAATGAAAATGGTCTATTTAAAATTTTACTTATACCATTTTTTATAATAGTTGTTTTACCAACACCCATAGGTCCTTTCAAACCAATTACATTGCCTATTGCAATAGGATTAACTATCCATTTACCAATAATCTGTAAAAATTGTTCTTTAACATTATTCATACCATATGTACAGTTATCCAATAAAACTTCACACTCTTTTAGATAATTCATACTTTTTTGTTTATCTGAAAATGATACCGGAAATGGTATTGTTTTATGAAATGGTAATTTAAAAAAAGAATATATCCAATTTTGTAATTTATATTTTTCAGATGAATCAGATGTATTATTTTTTATATCATTTATTTTTTTCAAAACAATTGATTTGTATTCGATAGGTATCTTTTTTTCAATCAATTGAAATAATTGAGGAGTATCATTATAAATAATTGATTGTATCGTTTCTATTTCATTTATTACATTTACTTTTTCATCAATATTTAATTTACTTGTAAAAAAATCAATTTCTTTTTCTTCTTCTTCATCTACAGAAATATTTATTATTTTAATAAATTTTTTTACAAGTTCTTTATCATTTATTTCCTTCGATTTTCTTTTTTTCATTATAATTCTATTTTAATTTATTTTTGAAAATATAACAATTTATTTTTTATTTATATGCTTCAATTTTATAATATAATAAAAAATTGAATGAATATAAAAATATAATTAAATCATATTAGGAAAGTATGGAAATGAAGAACGAGACTCCATCTAAAATTATTGGTATCCAATTTAGCCTTTTAAGCCCAGAGGAAATTGAGAGAAACTCTGTTGCTGAGATTACTAACAAAGAAACATACACTGGAATTAAGCCTAAAATTAATGGTTTATTTGATCCTCGTATGGGTGTATTAGAGCCTGGACTTGTTTGTCCTACGGATGGACAAAATTATATTGATTGCCCAGGTTATTTTGGGCATATTAAGTTAGCAAAACCGGTATACTATATTCAATATATTGAAGAGATTCGCTCTATTTTAAGATGTGTATGTATTAAATGTAGCAAATTATTATTAAACAAGAAAACAAATAATTATTTATTAAGTTACAAGCCATCCGAAAGATGGGAACGTGTTAAAGCATTAACTTCTAAAATTCAACGTTGTGGAGATGAAACACCAGACGGTTGTGAATGTCTTCAACCAGGACGTATTAATAAAGAAGGTTTTGCTACATTAATCGCCGAGTGGAATGATACAACCGCTAAAAAATCTCATTCTGATAGTGAAACAAATACATCTAAAATTACCTTAAAATTAACACCAGAAGTAATTCTAAAAATCTTTAAAAAGATCTCAGATGATGACGTTGATTTCATGGGATTTTCTAGCAAATGGTCTAGACCCGAATGGATGATTTGTCAAAATTTTGCAGTTCCTCCTCCAAGTGTTCGCCCATCGGTTAAACACGATGCACAACAGAGAAGTGAAGATGATTTAACACATATTATTATTAATGTAATTAAATATAACAATTTTCTTAAAGAACAACTTTCTAAAACAAACCCACCAGCTCAACAAAAAACAATCGATGATTACAGCACTATTTTACAATTTTATGTCGCGTCTTTAGTAGATAATAATATTCCTGGAACAAACCCAGTTGAACAACGTTCTGGACGTGCTCTAAAATCTATTTCAGAAAGACATAAAGGAAAAACTGGTCGTGTCCGTGGTAATTTAATGGGAAAACGTGTTGATTTCAGTGCTCGTACTGTTATTGCATGTGACCCAGAATTATCTATTATTGAATTAGGAGTTCCTATGAAAATTGCTATGAATTTAACTAAACCGGTATATGTAAATGAAACAAATAAAGATTTCTTAACTTATTTAGTAAAGAATGGTCCAGATGTTTATCCTGGTGCAAAAATTCTAGAATTAGCAAATGGAGATAATATTTCCCTTAGATATCATGATAGAGAAAATATTGTATTAAACATTGGCGATACAGTTCATCGTCATTTAATGAATGGTGATTATGTACTATTTAACCGTCAGCCAACTCTTCATAGAATGTCTATGATGGCTCACGTAGTGCGTGTAATGGAAAAAGGTGACACATTTCGTATGAATGTTGCCGATACAAAACCATATAATGCAGACTTTGATGGTGATGAAATGAATATGCATATGCCTCAAAATGATGAAGCAGAGATGGAATTAAAATATTTAGCAGCGGTTCGCTATCAAATTATTAGTCCGGCATTGAATAAGAGTATTATTGGAATTTTCCAAGATTCACTTCTAGGAAGCTTTCTCTTTACAAGAAGTAATGTTATGATTGACAGAAAACGTGCAATGAATTTATTAGCAAAATGTAATAGAATTGATTCTACCTTCTTTCTTGATGGAAAAGAACAATATAGCAGTTTTGAATTATTAGGAAATATTCTTCCACCATTAACACTTAAATACAAGACAAATTTATTTAAGAAAATCGAAGAAGGTAAAGAAGAAACTTCTAATAATATTTTAGAAATTGAAAATGGTATCATGAAACGAGGTCAGTTTGAAAAAGATTCTCTTTGTGGTGGTGGAAGAGGTCTAATTCAAAGAATTAATAATGATTTCTCTGAAGAAGAATGTCAATATTTCATTGATAATCTACAGTCTATTATTACTGAATATATGAAAGAATGTTGTTTTAGTGTTGGTATGAGTGATTTAATTGCAGATGAGGATACAACTAGAAAAATTAATGATGTTATTTTAAATAAAAAGAAGGAGGTATCCAATTTAATTGATCAACTTCATCTTGGAATTTTAGAAAATAAATCTGGTAAAACAAATGATGAATATTTCGAATTACAAGTAAATAATATTCTGAATAAAGCAAGAACTGAAACAGAGAATATTGGTATTAATCATTTAAGTAAAGATAATCGTTTTATTATTATTGTAAGTTCCGGCTCCAAAGGAAGTTTATTAAATATTTCTCAGATGATTTCTTGTTTAGGTCAACAAAATGTTGACAATAAACGTATTCCATACAGTTACCCAAATAGAACATTACCCCACTTTAAACAGTATGATGATAGTCCAGTTGCGAGAGGATTCGTGGAAAATTCATTCATTGGTGGTCTTACACCAGAAGAATTATTCTTTCATGCGATGGGTGGTCGTGTAGGTTTAATTGATACTGCTGTAAAAACCAGTCAAACTGGTTATATTCAACGTCGTTTAATTAAATCATTAGAGGATGTTTATATCGCATACGATAGAACCGTTCGTAATAATAAACAAAAAATCATTCAGTTTAGTTATGGTGGAACTAATTTTGATACAGTAAAAGTAGAAAATATGAATTTTGAGTTAATCGATAAAAAGAGAGAACAAGTGTATGATATGTTCAATTATGGTTATGAGAAAAAGGAATTAAAAGCTCTCCAATTAGTACTTAACAAAAATGCATTTAATCGATACAAAGAACAAATCCCATTATTAAAAGAAAGAGTAAAAAATGAGGTTGAGATGATTATTAGAACCAAGAATGAATACATCGAACTTATTGCGGAAAAGAGTAATAATAAAACATTATATTTACCAGTATCATTCCAACAATTAATTAAAAATGTATATACACAATTCAATCAGAAATCATCTTTAACTGACATTACACCAATGGAAGCGTATAAAATGATTGATGAAAATTACAAAATGATTGATGATATTTATAAACCATGTTATATTTTCAAAGTTGCTTATTACTATTATCTTAATCCATCTACTATTATTATTAAAAATAGATTTACTCAAAGTAGTTTGGAGTTCTTATTACAAAAAATTAACTTAACATACAAACGTTCTCTTGTAAATCCAGGTGAAATGGTTGGATTGATTTCCGCACAATCTATTGGACAACCAACGACTCAAATGACACTTAATACATTCCATTTTGCTGGTGTATCAGATAAATCCAATGTTACACGTGGTCTTCCACGTATGGAGGAAATTTTATCATTAACCGCAAATATGAAGAATCCTTCTATGACAATCTTCCTTAAAAAAGAAGATGATACAAACAGAGATAAGGCATTTGATATGATTTCTAGAATTGAAAATACAAAATTAAAAAATATCGTATTAAAATCAGAAATTTACTATGACCCAGATGAATTAGAAACATTAGTAAAAAAAGATATTCCTTTAATGAATCGTTACAAAGAATTTCAAAATATTCTAGACAAATGTATTGTTTCTGAAGAAGAACAAAAGAAAAATCGTTGGATTCTAAGATTAACTTTAAATAAAAGTATGTTATTAGAAAAGAATATTACTGTAGAAGAAATCAATTATGCATTAAAAACAGTTTATGAAGGCGGGATCAATTGTTATTACAATGATATTGATTCAGATGAAGTTGTATTTAGAATTAGTTTAAATAAGACAAATAAGATGATTAAACCAAATACATTAGATGAACAAGACCATATTTATATGGTAAAGAGTTTTCAAGAAAATATTCTAAATAATATTGTATTACGAGGTATTAATAATATTAGTAAAGTAAATGTTCTTAAGATTCCAAATTATAATATCTTTAATGAAGATACAGGAGACTATGAACAAAAAGAGATTTATGCATTAGATACAACTGGCTCTAATTTATTAGGTGTTTTAAGTTTAGATTATATTGATGTTGAGAGAACATATTCTAATAATATTATTGAGATTCAAGCGGTACTTGGCATTGAGGCAGCCAGAAAATGTTTATTCAATGAATTATTAGAAGTATTAACAGAAGGTGAATATGTCAATCATCATCATATTTCTTTGTTATGTGATCGTATGACGTGTAATAAGAAAATGGTTTCTGTATTTCGTCATGGAATTAATAATGATGATATTGGACCAATCGCAAAAGCATCATTCGAAGAGACCACAGAAATGTTTCTCAAGGCTGCGAGACATGGTGAATTAGATGAGATGAGAGGTGTTTCAGCAAATGTTATGTGTGGTCAACAAGGATATTACGGAACATCTGCGTTCTCTGTATATTTGAATTTCGCTGAAATGCAAAAATTAGAGAAAGAGTCTACATATGAAGAAGAAGATAAAACTGATTTATTTGATGAATTAATTTCAGAAACAGATTCAGATGAATGTACTATTAAAAAGTTAAAGATTCCAAATAGTTTAGTTGAGTTTACACCAAAAGAAACAATTAATGAAGATAATGGGTATGAGGTTGAATTTTAAATTATAATAATTCATTGTTAAAATAATAGCTTAAGTTTGTATTAATTCTTAATATTTTCCTTATAAAATCAGTTCTTAATAACTTATTTTTATCATTTACAAAATCACTATTATAAATTTTATATGAACTTTTTAATACATGTAACATGAAAATAGATGTTCCTTTCATTTTAATAAAATAATTATATGGTTGAGATGTAATTCTTTTAATAACCTTTACTTTATTTTTTGCTTGATGTAAAATTGCAATGGGTAATTTGTAACGTATTGTTAGTAAAACTAAATCTATTTTTGTTATAGGATAAGTTTCTGACATAATAATATCTTCAATACTTACATTATTTTTTAACATATCAAAATGCTCTGGTTTTTCAATGAGCCATTTTTTTGATACGTTTCTTCTAAATTCACGATATACTTTATATGTATCTATTAACATTTCTTTTATGGATTGTATATTAATATTTAAATACTTATCTGGGTTATAATCTTTTAATAATTGTATAAGTAAATAATAATTACATTTAATGTCTTGTTTTTTTTCATCATAAGTACTACCAATACCAATTCTAAATATTTTTGTATTATTTGGTAAGTATTTCTTCCATACTTGAGTAGGATATTTTACATCAATGCATTCTCTCCAATCTTCTTGATATTTTCCAACACCTTTTACTTTTACTTTTAATTTATTGGAATTATTAGAACTATTGGAATTAGCTGATATATTTGAAGAATTACTAAATTCAGAATTATTAATATCACTTTCTTCTTCACTTTCGTATTGTTCTTTTGCGGATTTAACAGATGATTCATTGCCTTCTGATTCATTGCCTTCTGATTCATTACTTTCTTCCTCATTTCCATAATGTTCTTTTGCAGATTTAACAGATGATTCATTGCCTTCTGATTCATTGCCTTCTGATTCATTACTTTCTTCTTCATTTCCATATTGTTCTTTTGCAGATTTAACAGATGATCCATTGCCTTCTGATTCATTGCCTTCTGATTCATTGCCATATTGTTCTTTTGCAGATTTAATAGATGATTCATTACTTTCTTCTTCATTTCCATATTGTTCTTTTGCAGATTTAACAGATGATCCATTGCCTTCTTCTTCATTGCCTTCTTCTTCATTTCCATAATGTTCTTTCGCAGATTTAATAGATGATTCATTACTTTCTTCTTCATTTCCATATTGTTCTTTTGCAGATTTAACAGATGAATCATTGCCTTCTTCTTCATTGCCTTCTTCTTCATTTCCATAATGTTCTTTCGCAGATTTAATAGATGAATCATTGCCTTCTTCTTCATTGCCTTCTTCTTCATTTCCATATTGTTCTTGTGCAGATTTAACAGATGATCCATTGCCTTCTGATTCATTACTTTCTTCTTCATTTCCATATTGTTCTTTTGCAGATTTAATAGATGAATCATTGCCTTCTTCTTCATTTCCATAATGTTCTTTTGCAGATTTAATAGATGATTCATTGCCTTCTTCTTCATTTCCATAATGTTCTTTCGCAGACTTTATAGATGATTCATTGCCTTCTTCTTCATTTCCATAATGTTCTTTCGCAGACTTTATAGATGATTCATTTCTCTCATTATTTTCTAATATAGCACTTAATTTTTTTCCTTGTGGAATTAAAGGTTTTAATTTATTATTTTCACTTATATTTTCAGTTTTATTTTCTTCATTATATATTTCTTCGGCAGAATTTATATCTATTTCATGTTGTTCTTCATCGCTATCTTCATTTTCATCATAATCTTTCGCAGGAGGTTCATCAATTATAAATTCGTTGGTTGGTTCATCTGGTTCAGGAAATTCTTGTTCAGGTATTTTTTTTTCAATTTCTAAATAAACTTGATTGGGTTGCATTTCTTCAAAAGAACGATGTAATGCATAAGGTATTTTTTTAATTAAATTCATATTATTATCGATATAATGTAATAACATTGATTCTAGAAGTAATATTTCATTTTCACTTAAATGGTATTTATCTGTATAATGAATATTTATTTGTAATTCATCTAATAATGCTTTTTGAACATAATTATTTAAAATTAAATCATCGATAAATCTATTCTCATATAATACTTTATTTTCATATCCATTGAATAAATTATACGTAGGCATTAGTAAACGTCCTATATCATCATTTAATTCGTATTTGCAATATTGTTTTTTATTTCCTTTCGAACATATATTAATTTGGTTATCTTGAATAATATCAGATAAAACTGTATCGTCAAATTCGATAAATTCAAAAAAATCTTCAAAAATATCTGTTAGTAATTCTAAAATATTTTCAAATTTAGAATCATAATCTATTTTATCATCTTTAATAATTCTTTCTAAACTTGTTTTTACATTTAAAAATTTAGATTCATTTAATTGAACTTTAATTGTATTAAAAAATGCATTATAAAACATTTGTTCTAATTTTAAATAATCAATCTTTTCACTTTTATATTTTTCAATTTTAGAAGATTGAATTATAGAATCATAGTGATACATATTATAATCAATAATTTGTTGAAGATCATCATCTGCAAGATTTTCTTCTTCTTTAAATGTTTGTATAAATTGATTTGTAGCAGTTATAATACCAATGATTAAATTATCATAATTTACTACTCTAATCTTTGGATAACAAGGAATTTTCATTTTTGAATCTTTATATAACTTTTTTAACAAATAAACAGTCCATTTATAATTTAACCAAATCGTATCATTTATAATAGAATATTCAAGATCATTACTTTTACCACTTGGTTTACATGGAACAAAAAAATCATATTTATAATTTTTATTTTTTATCATAAGACCGAATATTCTTCCATCTATATTCATAATTTGCATTACAATTTCATAATTCTCTAATGTTTGTATTTCTTTAATTAATTCATCCAATGTTATATTTTCTTTAAAAGTATAATGTTTATTAATAATACGAGTAGTACAACTATCTCTTATATGTTTATTAATTAATTGTAATGATTTTGTAAGAAGAGGTAATTGATTTAATTTAAAAAATTTGGTAATTGAATCTGGATTATCATCATTGACTGAGAATGTAATTAATGGTTCATAATAATCACCTTTATTATATAAAATAAAAGTAGGTTTAGATAAATCAAACATAAATTTTGAATGTTCAGTTGTAGGACATAATATACTTAAATTATCTGTAACATCATCCATATTTTGTTTTAAAATTACCATATTCACTTTTGTTGCTGATAATATCTCTCCATCACATACAATATCCCATAAATAAGTATGATCAATTGGTTGATCACTTTCAATGTATTTCATAAAATTTTCATAACCATTTACTATTTTTTTAAATTCTTCAATATTATCAGACATTAATCTATATAATTCACTATCTTTATAGTCATCAATTGATTGGTCGCTATAATTTTCATTAGCAAATATATGAGGTAAAGAACCATTATGAAAATTAGATATGTTATCTATATTAATATTGCTTAAAAGTGTAGTTTTTATATCATTAATAGTTGGTATTTGAGTTTTTGTAGATTTTTTAAATATGTATGCAATTGAGGATAAAAAAGATTGTGATCCATTGTTATCATTATCTACTCCCATTCGCATCAAACATGGTGTATTTTTTTTCAATTTTAGTGTTTGAAGGTTAGAATAACATTCTGTATGTGACTGTTTAAAAAATAATTCTAAACTATTAGGTAAATGACCTTTTCTACCTATACTTAATGGAAATTTATCGCCATTTTGTATATATTCTGTAGGGTTTTTTTTGTAATCGTTATTTGTTTTTGTGAGATGAGATACATTTTTACCTAACTGTTCTAATTGTGTTTTTTTAGCTAAACGAATTCCTTTTTCTACAGCATTCTCTAAACGATCACCTTTCTTTTTTGGACCATAACAACAAGGTAAATAATAACCGTCTTTTGTCATTTTTTTTAATACACCAGGTCTTGTAAAAAATTTACCATTTACATCACTTAATTCAATTATATATTTTTGACGACTTCTTATTAATTCTTGCATTTCTTTTCCACTTAATTTTGGGTCTAGTAAATATCTTTTGTCAACTTTATCTGGAGCAACCGGCATTTGAGTATAAAAATTCCAATATCTAGGACATATATAATAAAATGGATTTTTTGCATCACTTCCATATTCTAAATAAGATTCATAAGAATCTCTATCTTTTTTATTGATATGTTCAAATTCTTTTTTTGTTAATATTACTGGCATTCTTCTATCACTCCAAGGACATTGACGGCTATATTCTTTCATTTTATCACCTTTTTGTTTAATAAACATTTTTGGTTCTTTTTGTTCCATTTTTTTAAGAAATGGATTTTTTGGTGTAAATTCTATTTTAGATAAATCTGATTTATAATTATTATCATTACTATTACCGTTTCCATTGTTATTATTCGATTCTTTTCTTATATAATTAGTACCATCAAATAATCCTTTTAGATTTAGATCCTCGTCATAAATCAATAATTTTTTTTTATCATCTATATTTGTCCAAAATGGTTTAACTGATTTGAATACTTCACTTAAATATTCTTTACTAGGTGTAACCCAAACTAATGAACTAATATAAAATGTAATACCTTGAACAACTGTTCCATTCGTGTCATTGAATTCCACACTTATTAATTTATAATCGGTTAATATATTTTCAAGAATTTCTTTTATTATTTTTTTATTCATTTTAACATAGAAACCTTTACAACTTATTTCTTCATGTGGTTTTATAGAACATTTATCATCACCATAATAACGAACCATTTTTTTTATTTCTGAACCTATACACATTTTCAATTTATAATGTTTCTCTAAAAATATAGGATTTAATTCATTATATATGAATACATTGTATATATGTTCATCATTTTCATTATTATTTATATTGAATGATTTAATATCACCTCCATATTGATTGTTATTATTATTCATTTCAAACTTAGGTAATTCTAGAGAACCATCAAGGGAACCATTAAGAGAACCATTTAATGAACCTAGTTGAGATGGTGAATTTTCAGATTCTTTTTGATTTGGATTAAAACTAGGTAAACTTGTCTTTGATTGTAAAGAACCATTAAGAGAACCATTAAGAGAGCCATTAAGAGAACCTAGTTGTATAGGTGAATTTTCATCATTATTATTTTGTTCAAATTTAGGTATACTATTTTTTATAGAACCATTTAATGAACCTTTCTGTGTAGGTGTGATATTATTTTTTTCCTTAGCCTCTATATTTTCTTCTATTAAAGCTTCATCTAGAGAACCAAGTTCATTATTGTCTTCTTCATCATTTTCTTGTTCAAACTCGGGTATGTCTGTCTCTACTATTTTAGGCTCTATTTTAGGCTCTATTTTAGGTTCTTTTTTTTCTATTTCATTAGGTTCTTCTTCATAAGAAAAAGTAGGTAAACTAGATGTTTTTTTATTAGTAACCTTAACGTGTTTAGTATTTTCAATCTCAGCTTCAATATCGGCTTCATTTTTTTCTTCAAAATCTTCAGAGAATTCAGAGAATTTAGGTAGTTCATTTTTTGTAACCTTTCTCTCAGTGAATATTTCTTCGTCATCAGAATTTTTTTCAAATTCAAAGGATGTATTATTTTCATCAATGTCAATCATCTCAAGATTAATTTCTTCTTCCATTGGAATAACTGGTGGTTTATGTTCAATTTCAATAGTTTCAACTTCTTTTATTTTTTTACATATATTATCTTCATCAATCAATTTACCTTGAATAAAATCTATAAATTTAGACAAGTATAATTTTAAGTGAGGTATATATTCTATTTTATCAATTAAATCAACCATTATATCAAATGTTTTATCTATATTATTCTCTTGTATTTCTATAACAAACCCCGGGTTAGATTTTGCTTTTCTAATTTTATTTTGTTTTACATCACTGTCTAAAATAATATTACTTATAAAATCTTTTAAATGTTGAGTTGCGACTTCAAATGATAAATTAAAATTTCTCATAAAAGAATCTATAATTTTTTCATTTGGTATTTGTAAATTAAATGACTCTGTTAAAAAAGCGTTCATACTATCAAGAGCATTAAAATTAGAGACGCGTTTATATCTTAAAGTATATACATCTTTTCCTTCGACTGTATTAAAAATAGACGAAAAGCATTCAATCTTATTTGTAAATTTAACTTTTTTCTCTTTATTGAATTTAAATATATAAGATAAATTAATAATTTGAATGTTTTCATCAACCAGAGAAATAAATTGATTAAATATTTTGTTAGATGGATCAAAATACTCTGATAATTTTAGTAAAATATCTCTTGATATATTTTTAATTAATTCATCAGTTTCTTCTATAGTAGATAATTTAAGATTATTTACAGTAAAAAATATGTGACCATTTTCCATAATTTCTATAATAACTGGTAATGTATTATTGTATGCAACATAACATAGACGATTATGCCCTTTTAAATCATTACTATACTTTTGTATTGCCTTTCTTTTTAAAAATGGGACTTTATTTCCTTTATCACTAATTTGATCACAATATAAACGATATATACTATCTTGTTTTCTATTGCTATTTAAACGAATAAACGGAATTTTATTAGATGATTTAAATAATTTAAAAAATATTTCAAGAGGAAATTTAAAAAATTGTGTTGGATATAAAACAAACTTAATACTATTAATTCCTTCTAATATTTTAAAATCATCATAATCATTATGAAAAAAATCAATGATTTTATTATAATCTTTATATTTTACACATATAGAATCATCATTTTTTAATGCATCTACCGTTAATATATCTTTTTTAAATAGATAAGGAAAATATATGTTAACTACTTGATGCATTTCAAGATTTTTTACTGTAAAATAATCATAAACATCATTAGAGACACATACATAAATTTTGTTTTCGAATATATTATTATATTCTAACCACAATGATTTTGATGTCGTATTAGAATTATTATTATATTCATAATTATTATCGAATGGGTTTACAATAAATTCTACTGAATTTGTAATTCCTAATGGAAAATTAGATAACAAATTATTTAAATCTAACTCTAAAAAGTCATCTAAATCGTATACATCTTTAACAATTTCTTTATTAATAGGAATATTATGATTCATACAAAAACATACAAAATCTTTTTTAGTAATTACTCTTGAATTATTAAATGATAATTTTTTATAAATATCATATGGGTTTAAATTTACGGTTTTTTTATAAAATAAATAATAATTTTCAATATTTTTTATTTCTAATTTATCCGATAATTTACATTTAACATTTTCAATTGTATCATCTAAATATACTGATAAATCAATTTTATTAATTTCTTCATTATTTTTTAATATAATAAATTGAAATACTGTATTCATTATATAAAAATAAATATAATTATTTATGGTGGTATTTGACTTAATGCATTACTTGCATTTTTCACATCTTTTGATATCTTATTTATAGCATCTAATAAACTATATGAAGTAGTTATATCACTATCTACCTCTTTTATATTAATTTTTGAATATTCAAATAAGTGGTCTATTATTTTATTTATTTCATTTAAATTATATTGTATATTATTAATAATTTTAATTTGTTGTTTAATATAATTATTTGTTACTTCATTTTCAGGTAAATTTAATTTTGTATCTGGACCATATTCAGAATTTAATATATTAACTACTTCGCTAATAGATAATTGATATTTTTGATTGTTTATATCACTAATAACAGTTTTTAATTGTTCTAAATTATTAGATAATGTATCATTTAACTTAGTTGAAGCACTTGTTATATTATCTGATGTGTAAAAACCTTCTTTATTTATATTTAAAAATAAAAAGATAAATATAATAAAAATTAAAAATAATATTAAATAATAATTTATTTTACTTTTTTTCATTTGTATTAGAATAATAAAATTAAAAAAGATTTTTTATGTATTTTGTATATTCTAACGCATCTCTCAATTCATTTTCTTTTGTATTATCTCTACTAATTTCCGTTTTTATTTTATCTATAATAGCATCCATATAAATTCTATTTTCATTATTATTTTCATTATTATTTTCATTTGTATCTAAACCTTCTTTATTTTTTATAGAAAAAAATAAAATAATTGAGATAATTAATAAAAATATAGATAATAGTTCTTTTTTATATTTCATATAATTTTTCATATAAAAATTCATATATTAAATATTTGAATTTATAAATTACATTAATTATTGTATTAATTGTAATAAATTTAAAAGATCTTCTAAATGTAACTTTTGGGTATTTGATAAATGGCTTGATTCCAATATTGTTTGAATGTACTTTTGAATTGTTATTAAATTATTATTATCTGTTTGATTCGGATAATTCATTGGTCTATCTTCTTGTTTATATGGATTAAAACATTCTTTATTATAATACTCATTACCGAAATTAAAAACAATAATAAAAATAAAAATAATAGATAATAAAAATAATAGAATATTATATAATTTCATATTATTAATGAATAATATTATTTAAGAAAAATAAGGATTATCTGTTATGTTCATACTACAATATTCTTGATTATTTTTACTATAATCGATCGGCATATAAATTCCGGCATTTTTTGCTTCTCCTAAAAGAAATTTAAAATTATCCCAAAATTCTTCTGTATGACCTATAGAAATAGAAGCTACATGTGCTAATTCATGGATAGCGACAAACATTAATGTATTTTCGTCAATTAAATTAGTATCATCGTTCTTTTTTTTGTTTAAACAAAATGCTATTTTTTTTCCTTTGTTTTCGCTATATGCTGTAAATTCACTTGTTGGTAATATTTCTACTATTTTATCTGGATTAAATTTTTTATATAATCTTTTTACTCTTTCTTCATTTGGATGATTTTTATGAGTATATTCAACTAGTTCTTTCATTTTATTCGATGTATTTGCTAGTAAATTCGCTGCTTGTTTTATATTTTTTCTTTCTCTAACACAATATTTATCTCCATTCACATCTGAAACGATACATGTTAATTGAAACAAATCAGAATCCCTATATAATTTATAAGAAATGATTAAAATAAGAATAATCATTGTATATCCAAGAATATCATCTTTATTCATTTATACAATAATATAGTATTTTAATCATTTAATCATTTAATCATTTAAAATATTTAATCTGAACCAATATCAAATTGACGTCTCATAGTATCTTTGTCAATAGTGCTTTGATTCCATGGTCCTAAATTATCTACTTTTGGAATTGGTGGATCAGATCTTAGTTGTAAATTTGGATTTCTAAGAGAACTTCCTACAGTATTAATTCCAATTAGTTGATTTGGATTAAGTAAATTTAAATTCTTTAAATCATTGCTAGCTGGTGTAATACTAGCCCATTCACTATTCATATCTTTTGGTAATAATTCCGCTGGATTCATTGTAGGATGATTCATGTTGCCACTTGGCATAGTGGTATTCATTCCACTTACAGATAAGTAATTTTCAGAACCTACTGCAGATGCTCCTTGAACAACTGGTTGACTACTTCCAGCGGTAGGATATGCAGTATCTATATTAGACATATTTAAAGGAGTCATCATATTATCTTTTGTAGAAGATTTTTCATTATTATACTTTATTAAGATTGCTATTAAAATAATAAATCCTAATCCTAAAACTACTCCGAATAAATTTTTATTGGAACCAGATAATACTTTATTGAACTTCATTTATATAGAGTAGAATAATAAAATATTTTTATTATAAATTAATAATTTTATTCTTCTTCATCGTCATTAATAACTTCTAAAAGTTCTAGGTTAGTTTTTATTTTTTTACTTGCAAATATACTTTTTAAATTATCAACCATATTTTCCTTTATTTTTTTATTAATTAATTCAAACATTTTATACATATTTAATTCATTTATTTCAATTTCAATCTCATCTAAATTATTGGTATCTATATCAAATTCATCAATATCGTCTTCTTTTTGTATTGCTAAATTTTCTATTTTATCTTCTATTTTATCTTCTAATTTATCTGTATTTTCTTTCTCTCTATTTTGTGAATTTTCATTTTTTTCTAAAGGTTCATTATATTCTTTATTTTCTTCTAAATGTTTAGGTAATATAACACATAAATTATTCAATTCAATTTCAAACATAAAATGTTTTGTATTAATTTTAATACCTCTTATATGAAAAGTTGGTATTACATTACAATCAGTTAATTTAGATAGACTTATAAAATTATCTTCAGTGTCAATAATATGAACTCTATTTTCATCAATTGAACTTACAATATCAAAACAGTTATTTTTAATATTACTCTTTAATGGATTAATAAAAGAGAACTCTATATCTGATAAAGACATTTCATTTTCAAACCAATCTGTAGAGCATTGGTGAAATAATTCAATACAATCATGATAAAATTGTTCAAACCATTCTAAATATTCTTTACTTGATATTGAAATATTTACATATTGTTCATTAGTTTTACTTTCTCTTATTTTTTTATAGTAACAAACCTTATTTGTTTTTATAATAAAAGGCATATTATTATAGCTGAGTTTACAGAAATAATTGTCATCATCTATTTCAGAAGGTGTTGCTATATGTATATTTTCCTTATCATAATGCCCTAAAACATTCATTTTTTATATTTTCACATTAAATTAATAAAAATAAAATGACGCATATTTATACTAAATGGATATTTCTCTAAGAAAATGGTTAAGTAATGAAGAGGAAATGAAACAACTTAGAGAGAAAATAAATAAAATGAGAGAAGAACAACAAATTTTAGAACAAGACCTTATAAAAAATATAAAATCAAATAATTTAGAAAATAATATGTTTAAAATTGGTAATAAAAAAATAAAACTAAAAACTTATAAAAATTATTCTACAATTACTAACACTTATCTAATGGATACATTTAAACAATTTATGGATGATGATAATTCTAATATGTTATTAGAGTATATCAGAGAAAATAGACCTTATAAAACAATTACAGAAATAAAATTATTAGAGTAATTGTTTAAATCATAAATTAAATTATATGATGAGTATTTAAATGTTACCTTTTGGATTACAATTAACTACATTTGAAAATTTACGTCATTTTCCTATTAATTTAGAATTATTTGATATTGATAAAGAAAAAGAAAGAGATGCAAAAATTTTTGGTATTATTAAAACGAAACAAGATTCTAAAAAACACAAAAAGAGAGAAACAAAAGAATTAAAAGAAAAGAAAAATAAAACTGTTAAAAATAAATAATAAATTATTTAAATTTTATATATTATAAGATGGTTTCATAAACTTCACTATAAATTTAACAAAATATTTTTCAATATTTCTACATCCTCGAGCTGTTCTACCATTAATCGTAGGTAGAGGTTCGGTTAATTGCAAACAACTAATTACATCTATTTCTTTAATATTTATATTTAATAACGCATATTTTGTTATAAAATCATTATAAAAAGGTATTTCAGTAGAATCCGAAGATTTCTTATATTTATTTATGTTATTGTATAATTCTGTTTTTTTATCATACATATAATTAAACTCAGCATATGAATTTTCACAAGTATCTTTCATTAATTTATCAAATAATTCATCATAAAATATTTGTACAGAGTTATCCGCATTATCCATAGTTATTAATTATAATAATTAACAATCTTTATATTAATTAAGCATTCCACTTTTCTTTATTAAACGGAGCAACTAATAAATCTTTAATCTTCTTTTGTTTCTCTATTTCTATTTTCTTTTCATCATAATATGGTGTAAATGAATAACTATCCATATATTTTGTGTCTAATTCTGATTTTACAGGTTTCTTTCCGTAACAGTTTACACCAAATTTAAGAGAAGTGTCTTTCATATATCCTCCGTTTACTCCTGGTCTTCCACAATCATGTTCATGTCCCGGAATTCCTTTTAATTGATTATAAACCGCATTTTGTATTGGAAACAATGCCATTTGGTCTGCCGACCAACCATAACTACACCAATTTGCACCATTACTATACGCTGATTCTACTTCTTGATATGTTGCTAATCTAGAATTAAATGCATTACAAACATCGCCAGCATCTTTATATGTATAACTGTTTAATGGAATATGAAATACTTCATCTTTAGCCACTTTAGGTGGGGGGTCCTCTTTTTCTTTTATATTATAAAAATTCAATAAATCTTTTGTAACATTTGAAGAATCATTTAAATTAATAATAATTATATAAATAAATCCAATCCATAATAAAATTTCAATAATAATAATAAACATCTTTGTTGTAGGAGATGATTCAGAAGTAGAATATGAATTTATAACACTAAATAAAAATATGTATATTACAACAATAGTAATGATTAACCTAATATTTTGATTATTTATAAAATTAAAAAATATATTATTACTACTATCATCATAAAATTTTCCATTTTCATAAACAATCCCCATTTATATTTATAAAATTATTTTATTTTTTATAAATATAAAATTAATATAATGTTTTATAAATTAAAATTATTTATGTAACAATTAATAAAAATAAATATATTAAAACAAGTGAATATATTAAATGAAAATAAACATTTAATTTTGTAACACCTATCATATTTGATGAAATTAAAATATATAATACGATTAATAATGTGAATAATGCAGTTAATGCCTTTTTATATGGAGTAAAAAACTCATTAGTTTTATCAATAAAGTTTGAACTAATATCGAATGTTTCTTTATTATTTTGGTTTTGCATAATATTATTTAAAAAATTAGAACTAATGTCAAATATAGTATTCATATAATTAATAATAATATTATTTTCTTCTAAAAAATAAACAATAATTACTAGAATTAATAATTTCTCTCTCATTTATTTTTTTAGAATTTGTATCATCGCAACAATACCATTCATCTTTTTTTTTTACATAACTAAAATAATGACCTCCAAATATATTTCCAACATGATTTATAACTCCAATTAAATCATATGATTTATATATAGAAGAATCAAATAAAAATGGTGATAAATTCAACTCAAAAGGACAGCCTAT